GACCGATCCCTGAGGTCCGGCGGTGCCAGTGGGGCCGACCGATCCCTGAGGTCCGGCGGTGCCAGTGGGGCCGACCGATCCCTGAGGTCCTGCGGTGCCAGTGGGGCCGACCGATCCCTGAGGTCCTGCCGTCCCGGTCAAACCGATGCTTCCCTGCGGTCCCTGGGTCCCCGTAGGGCCTTGCGACCCCTGGGGGCCAGCCGTTCCTGTAGGGCCAAGCGATCCACGCGGCCCAGCCGTGCCAGTAGGGCCCACGGAGCCCTGTGGACCAGCCGTCCCGGTGTGGCCGAGGCTACCCTGCGGACCGGCCGTGCCGGTAGGCCCGACACTGCCCTGGGGCCCCTGCGACCCGGTCGGGCCAGTCGCCCCGGTCGCCCCCCCGACAGTGCCGCCGAACGGCCCCTCTAGCGCGTTGTGCTCAACGAGGACAACGCCCATGTCCAGGAGCTTCCAGAGGTTGATCACGAGCTCCTGGTTCGTCCCGCGGTCTATGATGAAGAACAGCGGGTCGTCGGGGTTGCTGACCCACGAGGGCGCGCCAGTATACGGCGTGTCATGCGCGGAATTGGCCGGTCGGATCTCTACCATCTGATCAATTGTAGGTCTTACGCGCCCCCGCCCGAAGCCCCGTCCGGATCGACCCCGGCATCAACGAGGCTGCGCCTGAGGTCGGCCGATATGGCCATGAGCACGCGCTCGGAAGCCGGCCCGCGGGGTGCAACCTTGGAGAAATAGAGGTAGAGGAACTTGGCCGTCTGCGTGCGTATGACAGTATAAGTCGCCGGCTTGTGCGTCATCGCCGTCACCTACCTTGGTCATGGTCGACCACCTCCCCTCAAGCATAGATAATGGGCGCCCCGCGAATCCGCAGGACACCCATATTGTATACCGCACGGGCCGATTCGAGGACCCGCGTTACGCGCGTTTGGCCCCCTTCTTGTAGTGCTCGAAGTTGTCCTTGATGCGCGGGTCGTCGGGCAGCGCGTTGAGAGCCGTGGCGCCGTACAGCAGAGCCTCGCCGTAGCGCCCTAGCTTGTACAGGCAGACGGCCAGCTGATCGTACCGACGCCAGTCGTAGATGGACCGATCGGTAAAGTAGTTGGTCGGCGGGTCGAACGGAAGGGCCGCTGCGAACCAGGCCGCCCCGCCGCGCCAGTCGCCCTTCTCATAGCACAGCATCCCGAGCCAGTAGTACGGCTCGGCCCATTCCCCGTACTCCTTCAGCGCGCGGAGGTACGCGAGCCTCGCCTCCGGCAGGCGCTTCAGAGCCTTCCAGGCGTGCCCGGCCGTCAAGGCTATCTCGGACCGCTGGATCGGCCAGCTGGGCGGCTGCGCAAGCGCGAGGTCGGCGAGCGCGATGGTCTCCTGGTAGTGTCTCTGGTACCAGTGCTGCCGGAGCAGGTAGTACATGTGCCGCTCGTCGAAGCCGTCGCCGAGGTTGCCGCGCAGCGCCCCGAGCATGTCGGCCAGGTTCGGCCTGTCGCCGCCCGGCCTGTCGAAGTGCTCCGCCACGATGCGGCGGTCGATGTAGTGGCCTGGCCCCTCCAGGTAGTTGTGGGCCGCCCCGATCCACCGCCACTTGCCGTCGAGCTTGTGGAGCAGCTCCTGGCGCGCGAACGTCTTCGCCGGCTTGCCATTGGGCGATCGCGACAGCACGAGTACCGGCTGTACCCCGTCCGCCTTGCCCGCAGCGACTATCTCGAGTATCACATCGTGTCCCTCGACCTGCTGCTCGTCGCCGTCGATCCAGTAGACGTAGTTCCCGGTGCACTTGGACTCGCAGTAGTTCCTAGCCGCCGCGAAGTCGTTGATCCACGGGAAATGCTCGATGCGCGCGCCGAACTCCTCGGCTATCTCGATGGTCCGGTCCGTCGATCCGGTGTCGGTGATGACGAGCTCGTCCCAGATGTCGCGGAGCGACGCCAGGCAGCCCTCGAGCATGGGCTCCTCGTCCTTGACTATCAACGCCACGGACAGGGCGCATTCCTGGCTCGCGGTCGCGCAGAGCCATGGCTTCGGGCACCTGCGCAGCGTCGCCCATGTGTAGTGCGAGAGCATGGCGAACAGCAGATCCTCGCGCTCGAACGTCCGTACGTGCGACGGGTCTGGTATTGAGTCACCTTCGGGGACCGTCGCGACCAGGCGCGCCTTAGGATATGCCGTCGTGATCCTCTTGAGCAACTTGTGTTGAGCCGCGGCGGTCAGATGCTCGAGCACCTCGCCCAGCACCACCGTGTCGGCCTCTACCTTCGGCAGCGGGTCCGTCAGGAAGTCAAGCCGTAGATACCGGTGCACGTCCGACAAGTGCGGATCACGCTCCGTAGCGATCCCAATGGCCTGGAACGAGAAGTCGACGCCAACATACCGCCCGCTGTACAACCTACCGAGTATCCCCTCGCCGCAGCCGAGGTCCACCACGGACCCGCGGCACAGCCCGGCCACGACCCGCGCGCGCCCCTCGCTTATCCCGTACTTTCCCGACCTATAGACCCTGTCATAGTACGCCGCGCCCTTCATACGCCCATAGCCTCCAAGGTTGCCGCCGAGATCTCCGCGGTGAACTCCGCCGAGTGCACCAGCAGCATCGCGACAAAGGACCCGCCGCCGTGGAGCTCCCACACGCTGGCCGTCGCCTCGGTGACGAGGTCAATGTACATGTCCCAGTACTCCGTCAGCCACACCGGCTCATTGTTCATACCCAACGACTCCTCCATTGCCGCGCATCGCATCCAGGAAACGTGCATGCGCGATACTCGTGGATCAGATGTCTGGCGCCGCCTGCCTCCATGTCGCCATGGTGGCTGAACTGCCACGGACCCCACTGGCGGACGAACGCCCACAGCACGCGCCAGGAGAACCGCGGCCACTCCTTGATCGTGTGGGGGAACTCGCCCCCCGATAGTCTCTGCGTCATGCCCCTATCCCTTCAGACTGGCCAGCGGCCGCAGCTTGTTACTGACCTCCACGAGGTCCCTCTGCGCGGCCATGACCACGTCTATGTCCTTGTACGCTCCGGGCGCCTCGTCGAGGTCCGCGGCCGTCCGCGGCCCGCCGACCACCCCGAGCGCCGTCATCTTGGCCTGCTCAAGGTTGAGGTCGAGGTCCCGCCTCGCCGCCGTCCTGCTCATGCGCCTGCCAGCCCCGTGCGAACACGAGTCGAAACTCGCCTGGCTGCCAAGCCCGCGGACGATGTAGCTCGCGGTGCCCATCGAGCCGGGTATGATGCCAACCGACCCGGCGCCCGCATACGTCGCACCCTTCCGGTGGACGAGGACGCTCTGCCCGTAGTGCTGCTCCCAGCGGGCGTAGTTGTGGTGGACGTCAAGCGACACCACGACACGCACCGCGCCAGTGATCTGATCGAGCGCCTCGATGACGTGCCGCATCATGACGGCGCGGTTCTCCCTGGCGAACTCCAGGCAGTATCCCATGCCCTCCAGATAGTCCTTGCCCTCCAGCGTCTCTATCGGCAGGAACGCCAGGTCGGGCGTCGGGATCTTGGAGTGCCAGCGCTCGCACATGACTTTGGCCGCCTTGTGGTACTCGCCGGCGACCTGCAGCCCGAAGTTGCGGCTGCCGGAGTGGACCATCACCCATACCGGTCCGTGCTCCTCGGCCTGTATCTCGATGAAGTGGTTGCCCGCACCGAGCGTCCCGAGCTGCTTCCTGGCCGCCTCCAGCTGCCGCTGGATGACGAACAGGCGCGGGGCGCGGTCGAACCCCTCCCAGTCCTGCGGCTCCGCCTGCCGCTGGCCGAGGCCGAGCGGCACCGTCCCGCGCACGATCGCCATGACCTGCTTGAGCGCGTCCGGCTGGAGGTCGTAGTCGAACAGGTTGGTCCTGACGGCCGCCATCCCGCAGCCGATGTCGACGCCGACCGCGTTCGGGACTATCACCCCGCGCGTCGCAAGCACGCCGCCGATCGGCATGCCGAATCCCTGGTGCCCGTCGGCCATGACGGCCACGTGGTGGAACGCGAACGGGAGCTTTGCGATGTTGAACGCCTGCTCGAGTGCGCCGCCCTCGATGTCGTCAGCCCAATTGTATATGTCCACGCACGGACCCTGGGTGTTGCTCTTCGGAATCACTCTCACATCACACCTGCCTTAGTGTGTACCCTACCGTTCCACCAGGCGATGAACGCGTCCATGCCCACGAAGACCCGCTTGGCCAGCCCGAGGACGAAGGCATTCGGCACCTCCACGCCGTCCAGGATCAGCAGCACCGGCTTGCCCTTCGCGGTCGCGTACCCGACCTCAGCTATCATACCCTCCACGTGCGGGTAGGCGTCCCACCTCGCGATGACGCCGTCCGCGGCGTCTATGGCCGACAGGTCATCCTCCACGAAGGCGTAGATGGCGTTCTGCCTGCCGTCGGTCTCCGGGTTGACCGCCCTGAGCCCAGCGCACTCGCGCATGAGCCGCTGCTGCCACCCGGAGTAAAAGCCGCCGGACAGGTAGAAGACCTTCAGAAGCAGTAGCTTGCCCACGTCAGTCGTCCAGCCCCTCTATCTCGTCCGCGGAGCAGAGGTCCTCGGTCCCGACCATCCTCGGGTCGCCGTTGAACTCCACGTAGCGGACGAGGATCCACTCGCCGTCCTCGGTGGGGGCGACCACCTCGGCCACCCCCAGGTCCACCGTCCTGACCCTGTTGCCCGGCTCCAGATCCCAGAGGTCCATCATTCCTCCCTCAGGATGCGCCTGAACACGAGCAGGATGCCCGTGGCCGCCATGACGCAGAACGTCGCCATGAGCAGCGAGACCACTACGTCGCCGCGGTCGACCGACCCCGTGCCGTCCCCCGAGCTGGGGAGCGCACTCACGGGCGGCGTCAGCGTTGGCGCCTCGACTATCTCGTGGACCGGCGCTGGCAACACGACCGGAGGCAGCGGCGCGACGTACACGGGCGTTGGAGTCGCCGTATGCTCGCGATGCCATGGGGTCGCCGTCGCCGTGTCCGTCGGAAGCGGGGTAGCCGTGTCCGTTGGGACAGGGGTAGCCGTATCCACCGGAGTCGGGGTCAGCGTCGCCGTAGGCACCGCGGTATCAGTCGGCGGGACCTCAGTCGCCGTAGGCTCCAACGTGTTCGTAGCAGTCGGCTCCGGCGTATCGGTCGGCGGGACCTCCGTGGCCGTCGGCTCCGGTGTGTTTGTGGCCGTAGGCTCAGGGGTATCCGTCGGCGGGACGTCAGTCGCGGTCGGGACCGGCGTATTCGTTGCCGTCGGCTCAGGCGTATCCGTTGCCGTCGGCTCAGGCGTAGCCGTATCCGTAGGCGTAGGCGTCGCCGTGTTGGTCGCAGTCGGCGTATTGGTCGACGGCGTCACGTAGTTGCAACCGTTGTTGTAGAGCGCAATGCCGTCCGCCGTCCAGTTCAGCGAGTTGCCAGGGTGCGGCGGAATGATGTCGCCCCAATCCCTGTGCGCATCCTTAAGCGCCTGCGCCACCTGCTCACTCGTCGCGACCGGGCCGATATGCTTGGTGTGGTCGCTATGCCCTACCCCATCGACCGCGTCCTCGTCAACATCGATCTTGTTGTACGGGTTCGTCACCGAGGTGGTTGCGTGGCATATCGTTACCTTCACGCAACCCGATGCTGGCGTGTACGCCGCAGAGGCCAGCACCACGGCCACCGCCGCGGCGAACCCCGCCAATGCCACTATGATCCACTTCTTCACTGTGCCTTCACCCTTCCTGCCCTGACCATCATCATGGCCCTGGCGCGAGTAACGAACCTGCCGGTCTCCATGTTCTGGTACCGCACCTCGTCCCTGAGCGTGCTGACGTTGAGCGTATACCGGTCGTTGATCACGTAGATGTCCGCGTCCAGCTCGCGGACCATTCTCTCGACGGCGTGTAGGTAGCGCATCAGTCATACATGAGCGGGCGTATCGGGCCACCGCATTGGGCCAGCCAATCGAATACCTCGTCCGCGCTAATCTCCCACGTCCCGTCGATCGGCCATCCGGCCACCACCTCAGTCTTGAACTGCTGATATACGCCGGTGACTTCGATCGCGCCGCGAGTCCCGGCCTGTGTCGCGTCCAACAGGATCGCGAGCGCGAGCTGCGACGGTCCGCTGCCAAGGTAGCCCCAGCTGAACCCCGTCGGGGAGTGGTTGTTGACCTTGAGGCTCGGCTCCAGCGGGAGCGCCTCCCAGCCGACCTCCGTCAACCTCTCGACCGTGTGCCCGCCGTAGCCCCTGTACCTGCTAGCCATGACCTTACCTCCTGATCACATTATACCGCCTTGTGGCTGGCATAGCGGTACACATGGCGGCCGAGGTGCCGCTCGAATCCAACATACTGGAACTCGTCCGTGATGACCATCGACGGGTTCGGCGGCCCGTACACCTCGTCAGACACCACGATGCTGCTCAGGCGCACCGCGTGCGGCATGTAGTACCGCTGCGGCGGCGGCTCCGGAACCATGATCTCTCGGAGCGGCAGGAGCCCATCGTAAAGTCCATCTAGGCTGTCTGCCATGACCAACCAGGCCTTAACCAGCGTCTGGGTTGACACGCACCACCTCGTTTATCAGCCGCCACTCGCACACGCTCATCGCCGTCTGCGAGCTGTCTATCCCGATCCAGCGCCTGCCGCTCTCCTCCGCCGCCACCAGGGTCCCGCCTGAGCCGCAGAAGCAGTCCAGCACCAGGTCGCCGACGTTGCTCGAGGCCCCGACGATGCGCCTCAGCATGTCCAGGTTCTTCTCGGTCGGGTACAGCGGCGCCTGCGGGTCCTTGAACACCCAGACGTCCTGCACCATCCGGCCCCGCGCGATCGCCTCGTCAGCAAAGAGCCTCTTCCTGGGGTTGCCCGCGGCCGACCGCTCGATCAGCCCCTCCTCGTCGAGCCTGGTCAGCTCGTCCGGCGGGCAGCGCCAGTGCCTTCCGGCGGGTGGCTTCAGGCCGTTCCACGGCTGGCCGCTGGGGCCGTCCCGCGTCTCGCCCGGCGCGTGGAGCGGCGTCGTCGTGTACCTCCGCCCGTGGGCGTCGACCTTCTGGTAGAGCCTCCGCAGCTCCTCGTCCGTGAACGGCTCGTGCGGGTGGTTCCAGGTCGCGCTCTTCCCCATCGTGTAGAAGAGGATCACGTCCTTGGTGTTGCCGTAGCCGTAGCGCTTGAAGTTCTTCGGGTTGCACTTGACCCTCGTGATGTCGTTCCGGAAGTTGGAGGCCCCGAAGACCTCGTCCATGATGACCCTGACACGGTGGCCGACCTTGCAGTCGACGTGGACGTATATCGAGCCGCCCTCTGCCATCAGCCCCCGCAGCAGCTCGAGGCGCGGCCTCAGGAAGTCCAGGTACCCCTGGCCCTTGAGCGTATCATCATAAGCCACGCGCCCGTCGCATAGCTCGAAGCGCCGACCAGTCCCGAACGGCGGGTCGATGTACACCAGGTCGACCTTCCCACGCACCTCCGGATCCTCGAGCAGGAGGCGCATGGCTGACAGGTTGTCGCCCATGTACAGCCGGTTGACCCACCCCGCGCTACAGCTCATGCGGCGTCGCCCTCTCCCCGCTGCCCAGGCACACCACGAAGAACGAGGTCCCGAAGATGTGCCGCATGCGCCCGTGTCGCGGCAGCTGCCAGTAGTGCACGCCCCACACGTCCATCGGGAGCTGGAGCGCGCAGTTGCAGTGCGGACAGACCGCCCAGGTCTCGGAATGCGCCATCCTACTTCTTCGCCCAGGGGTCTATGACCTTGGCCGCCAGGTCGCGCTCGGTCCCCTTGTCCGACACGAGGACCCCATCGAGGTGGTCTATCTCGTGCTCGAGCGCCTGGGCCAGCATGCCACGCGCGGTCATCTTCACCGTGGCGCCGTCCAACGAGCTCTGGGCGCGTACGCACACAACCTGCGAGCGCTGCACCCTGAACGTCCGCTTAGGGAGCGACAGGCAGCCCTCGTCGACCATCCGCCACCCTACCCTGCGCTCGACCACGGGGTTCAACAGCGCGACGACCTGCTCGTTATGCTCGAAGTCGGTCCGCACCGCGATGACGCGCACCAAGGCCCCGATCTGCGGGGCCGACAAGCCGACCGCATCGGGGTGCGCCTTAAGCGTGTCGACGAGCTTGGCCGCCACCGCCCGGGCCTCGCCGTAGATCGCCTCGTCCTCGTCCAGCACCTCGGCGCACACCTGGTGCAGCACCGGCCGCCTTGTGCCCTTCTCCGTAACGATCTTAGATACCATCGCCATCTACCCCTTCCCTGTCTATGTCCGTTACCAGCTCATACCCCCGCGAGCCCAGGCTATACTTCAGCCGCCTGAGCGAGATCCCCGTGCTGCGGCCGGTCACCGTGTTGACCACCACCGCCTTCTGCCCGACTATGCGGGCGATCCTGAACGTCCTCCGCTCGTAGCGCTTCTCCGTCGTCCCGCCGCTGTACGGCGCCGGCCGCTTGAGCGGCACGACCACCAGCACCATGTCGCGCTCGTCCTTGCTGGCCCAGATCTGGCCCGGCTCCACCGGCGGGTTCATCGGACACCTCCGTTCGACCCATCGCCAAATGCCTGACGCTGCGCGGCGAGCACGACCCACGCGCCGGCGTCTATCACCACCACCACGGCTGCCATCGGCAGATCCGCCGCCATGAACCCGACGAACGCCTCCGCCAGGAACACCAGCTTCAGGGTCGAGACCCAGAGCGGGAAGTGGCAGTAACGGCGCCGCCAGTTGCGCACGACCATCGGGTAGAACAGCACCGACTGGCCGGCCGCGGCGGTCGCCAGGATCATATCAGGGGTCAGTCCGAACATCTCCTGACTCCACGCCCTGCAGCAGCTCGCGCGCCCTAGCGAATACGCTATTCAGTCTCGCCCTCTCAGACGGCCACGGGTGTACGTTGTAGTAGCTCAGCGGCTCTTCGAAGTCCAGGCAGGCGTCGAGGTCCTCCAGGATCCCCATGGCCCTGTCATACTCCTTCCGCCACGCGATGGCCGTGGTGACGGCCATCAGCAGGGCCGAGTTGCCCACCTTCAGGACCTCCACCAGGATGTCGTCGTACCTGCGCTGCCGCCTGCGCCCGCGCACCACGGCGACCACCGAGAGCGCCGTAACCGCGACCAGGAAGGCGACGCCGATGATCTCGGCTATCATATCGTGATCTCCTCGTCCAGCATGTCGCGTATCGCCTGCAGGTACCCATACCCGACGGCGTCGCGGAGAGTCCGCGAGACCAGCAGCAGCTGCGCCTCGGCGGGTATGATGCACCCGTGGCCGACGAGGTTCGACATGCACACCGCAAGCGCGGCGAGCATCGGGTGCGCGTTCTCCAGCAGCTCGGTCGAGCGCTCGAGCGAACGCGGCCTGTCCCCGTCGTCCTCGATGTCGCCACCGAGGATGTGGAGCAGGTGCGCATAGACTACCGGGTACCCCTCGCGGAACGAGTCCGTGAGCCCATTGATGTAGTCCGCGCCCTTCTTGCCGGTCCTGACCACCCTCTCGTTCAGCTCGTCCTCTTCCATATCACCGCACCATCTTCTCCGGAGTCAGCCTGCCGTCCGCCTGCCTTGTGATGTATGGCCAGCAGCTGCTCACCATTCTAATGTCCTCCACAGCCCTGATGTCGATGCGCCCGTACCGCATCGGGACTAACAGCACCGCCGCGTACTCCTGCCGCACCGGCCGCAGTCGGTCCCACAGCTTCGAGTACAGCGGCTGATCAGATGAGTCGTCCGATCCCTCGATGCCCCACGCGATGAGCTCGGCCGCCCCGCCGATCAGGACGCCGATCAAAGCATACCCGCTGCCGCCGATCATTCGCGCGCCTGCCTGACCATGACGAACCTGTCGTCCAGCGCGGCCCTGAGCGCGGCCCTGAGCCTCCGGCAACGCGCCGCGACTGGCGGCTCGTACTCGCCCCAGTGCACGGGATCAGGCACCACGACATTGGTGAGACCGAGTACGTCTGCCTTCTCAGTGAGCCGCGCGATGCTGCCCATGGCGCACTCCTCGTCGAACCCCCAGCCGTACTTCGGTATGACCGATAGCGCCAGGAGCGTCGGAGCGCCGCGGCCGGGCTTCATGACGTCGGCGACCGCACTGTAGCGGTACTCCGGATGGTCGCGCAGCAGGTCGCACGCCACGTTGCAGAAGTGGTCCCACCCCGCCCAGTTCAGCTCCCGTATGAAGTCGATGGGTACCCGCGCCCTGCCGCTGCACAGCGAGTATCCGAGGATCGGGATGCAGAGGGCATCCGCGCCCTCGTACCCGAATATCCTGCCCTTTGCCTCGCGCACCGTTACCTCCTGTGCCTTACTGCATCCATTGTACCGCGGTCTAGTCTTCGCCCGACTCCTCGGGGCGGTCGAGCTTCCCGACCCACTTCACCCCGCCCTCGACGTTGAGGCCGACGACCGGCGTGTAGAGGGACAGCCCGACCTGCGCGTGGCCGTAGAAGTCGCTCGCGCCGACCCAGAGGTCGAACCCGACTCCGAACACCTGCAGGCCGACGGCTATCTCGAGCAGCGAGATCTTGAGGCTCACGTCGAAGTCGAAGAGGCCGGACAGCACCTCGCCGATGCCGTCTGCCACCCAGATGAAGCCGCTCTTGTACGGACCGATCTTCATTGCTTCCTCCCCTCGGCTCACCACATGGCGAACCGCATCTCCGTAAGGTAGTCGTTGATCGTGACCAGGTCGGGCTCGCCGGGTACCTCGCTGGCCGTGTAGGCCGTGAGCATCATGCGCTCGAGCGCGTCCGCCGCCTCGATCACTTGACTCTTAGGCACCTCGCCGCGCTTGATCATCTGGAGCGTCCCCATGATGTTGACGTGCCGCTTGTCGGTGAAGTCCACCGGCAGCTCGCCGGTCCCCAGCAGCTGCACGCCCTGATAGAGGGAGCGCATGTAGGCCTCGGCGAACTTCCAGTTGCGCACGGTCCAGATGCCGGCGCCGGGCTCGAAGAGCATCTTCTTGGCCTGGTTCGACGCGTAGCCCTTGAACGACTCGAAGATGCGATCGCGGCTCAGGAACGCGCGCCTGATCCGCCGCAGCTTCGTGCCCTGGTAGTGCGGCTCGCTGTAGTCAGGCGCCCAAAGCACCTCGAGGATCGTCGGGTTGCAGTTGAGCGCGAGCTTGACGAACTTGCCGACCTCCCAGCCGGTCACGTCCTCGTCGCCGCCGTGGGCCTTCTCGTCCCAGACAGTGTCCTTCAACGGGCAGTTGCCGCGGCCGTCCACGGACAGCAGGTCGCGCGTGCCGTGGGCGAAGACGACTCGCCTGTCTATATCGCTTCCGTCCGTCGCCGTGCCGTACGCCCGGCTGCCCACCAGGACCTCCAGTAGTGTGATCATGCCTTCACCCCATACCGCCTCAGCCCGACCACGCCGGGCTGCGAGGCCCTCTCGTACTTGTCGAACTCGCAGAGGCTGTGCTCGATGTCGCGCATCTCGAGGGGCGGCACGTAGGCCGCCAGCTTGCTCTGCGACCAGAGCAGCAGCAGTGCCATCGCCGCCACGGCCTCCGCCTTGCTGACGTATGGGAAGATCCTCCTCAGCCCGCGCCAGGAGCCTGGGCCCGGGTTGGCCCACGTCATCGTGTCCGGCGCACCGTCCAGCACCGGCGTGTGCCTGAGGTCCGTGGCCACCTCGTACGCCATGAACGGCCCGAAGTGCGGGATCTCCGTCAGGATCTTCGTCGCCCCCTGGATCGTGCGGTCCGCGACGATCCTCCCGTAGAGGTTGTGCCTGTCTGCCCAGACGTCGCCGAGCAGCTTGACGTGGTCCGCCAGCCCGCCGGAGTGCATGTAGGCCGCCGTGTAGATCGGCCCGTCCATCCGCGCCTGGGTGAGCAGTCGGGTGGTGATGGCCGCCATGGAGTCGTCCCACGCAGTCTGGTAGCCGAGTGCCGCCCCGGCGCGCTCGGTCCCGAACAGCCGGTACTTGATGATGTTGAACAGGAGCGTCGGGCCGTCGAACGCGTCGGACCCGTACCCGTGCCGGTCGGTCCAGCCCTGCCTGAGCCACACGGTCCCCGGGTCCAGCTCCCTGAAGACGTTGCAGAAGAAGTAGTCGCGCAGCACCGGGTCGAGCGTCCACGGGGCCAGCTCGCCGGCCTGACGCTTCATGTAGATGCGGTGCCGCTCCTCGATCCAGTACCAGAAGCGCCCCAGCGCCCTCGTGTTGAATACCATCGCACCCATGTGCCCGCGCGCCTTTCCTTGTTGGTGGGCCGTGAAGGCCCTACGTTATTGGTGGATCCGGCCCGATTCGAACAGGCGCGCCCCAGTTAAGGAGAGCAGCTCTACAGGCTGCCGCAATCGGCCACTCTGCCACGGATCCGCTGCATGCTATCTCGATTCGCCGCCCGTTTGCAAATGCCACACCGGCGACGCACTACTCCATCGGAGCCCCGCTCCAATACTCCCGCGCTGGTATACGCGTGCCCCTTCGCGCAGTACTCGCGCTTGGAGCGCGCCCTGTTGTTACAGGCCAAATGACTGAACGTCACGTTGTCGAGATCGAAGAATACACCACACGGGTCTTCTGCCCCCTCCCAATCGACCACGTGGTCGAGCGAGAGCTCCTCCGCCGACGCAATCTCGCCGCCGCACCGCGCGCAGGCGGCCAATCCGAGTTGCTGAATCAGGGAGAATAGCACCGCCTTCCGCAGCCGACCGCAGGCCGTACCGTGCGCCATCCCGAGAACTGCGTCCTTACGCCCCGTCATTGTTACCTCTTCAGCCGCTCGGCCAACGGCCCATCATCGTGCAGGGGGGCAGGACTTCCCTGACTCATCCACCAGGCCGGTTCGGCAACCGATTGAGAGCGCCTCGAGGGCGCTTCGCCTCGCCCTGCCTCACCCCCGCTGCCATCGGGCGGTTCCCTTCCATCTATATTATACCGCAGTTGTGGTCTGGGCGGACGGATTCGAACCGCCGGCCCCCTGGTCCCAAGCCAGGAGCTCTGCCCTGACTGAGCTACGCCCAGACGCTACCCGCTCGGCCTCTTGTGCGGCCACCGCCCTATGGCCAGCGCGAACACCCACGGCCCTGCCCGGCCCAGCGGGATGCCGCTGTCCATGACCAGCCACAGCAGCCACTTCGTCACCAGCGCATCCCACATCCACCGGGCGAGGAGCGCCGCCGCCGACGCCGCGACCAAGACGACCACCAACTCTCGCATATACGCCTCGATTCCTGGCTCTGGGGGAAGGACTCGAACCTCCGCCTGATGGTCCAGGGCCACCCGTTCTACCTCTAAACTACCCCAGAATGGTCAGCGGGGCGGGATTCGAACCCGCACTAACAGGGCCACAACCTATCGTGCTACCCTTACACTACCGCGCTGATGGTAGGGGCGGAGGGATTCGAACCCCCGCCGCGCGGATTAAGAGTCCGCCGCTCTACCGCTGAGCTACGCCCCCTGGCACGGACGGGAGGACTCGAACCTCCGACCAGCCGTTTTGGAGACGGCCGCTCTCGCCGCTGAGCCACGTCCGTATGGTGGCGCCCGCAGGATTCGAACCTGCACTGTCCGGGTCTTGAAGCCGGTGCCTCTGCCAATTGGGCTACGACGCCAACTATGATGGGGGGCTGGAGGGAGTTTACCCTCGTACCGGGGTCGCGTACCCCCGGCCTCGCACAGTCCCCCGCGATCTTATTGGTAGCCCGCGCCGGATTCGAACCGACACCGCCTCCTTGAGGGGGAGGCATCCTGCCCTTAGACGAGCGGGCCTTGGCACCGGGGGCAGGACTCGGACCTGCAACCGTCTCCTTAACAGGGAGCCGCGCTACCATTGCGCCACCCCGGTGGGTGGTAGGCGAGGGAGGGCTCGAACCTCCAACCTGAGGCATATCAGACCCCTGCTCTGCCTTTGAGCTACCCGCCTCTGGAAGGCCGAGCGGGACTCGAACCCGCGACCCGCGGTTTAGGAAACCGCCGCTCTATCCTCTGAGCTACCGGCCCTGGTAGGCGGGGGAGGAATCGGACCTCCGACATACGGCTTATAAGGCCGTTGCTCTACCAGACTGAGCTACCCGCCTCTGGAGCGGGGAATGGGGCTCGAACCCACGACCTCCTGCATGGCAAGCAGGCGCTCTGCCGCTGAGCTACCCCCGCACTGGAGCGCCAGGGGGGAATCGAACCCCCAACAACCTGCTTGGAGGGCAGGCGCTCTACCTAATTGAACTACTGGCGCTCATGGTGGCCCCCCAGAGATTCGAACTCTGACTGATCTGCTTCTAAGGCAGATGCCTCTACCAATTGGGCTAGAGAGCCACGTTTGTTAAGATGGTGGACCGGGGGAGATTCGAACTCCCGCCTGAATGCTTGCAGGGCACCCGCTCTCCCATTAAGCTACCGGCCCGTGGTAGGGGCGGAGGGAGTCGAACCCCCAACTTCCTGCTTGTAAAACAGGCACTCTCCCAATTGAGCTACGCCCCTATGGAAGGCCCGGAGGGACTCGAACCCCCGACGCCCTGCTTCGAAGGCAGGCGCTCTGAATCCAACTGAGCTACGGGCCCTTGGTGCCGAGGGACGGAATCGGACCGCCGACGCCCTGGCCTTCAACCAGGCGCTCTACCTAGCTGAGCTACCTCGGCTTGTGGTAGCGGGGGAGGGATTCGAACCCTCAACCTACGGCTTATGAGGCCGCCGAGCTAACCATTGCTCCACCCCGCACCGCACCATACTGGAGCCGGAGGAGGGCCTCGAACCCCCAACCCGCTGTTTACAAGACAGCCGCTCTCCCCACTTGAGCTACTCCGGCCACTGGCACCGCCCCTGGTCAACCGCTCGCTTCCCATGCGGACTGGTTACCGCCCTAAGCCTCGTCCGTTGCGGGACGGTGTCATCATAATGGCTGGGGAGGAGGGATTCGAACCCCCGTGCCCTTTCGGACCAACCGTTTTCGAGACGGTCGCCATAACCCAGACTCGGCCACTCCCCAACTTGGCGGGGCGGACGGGCATCGAACCCGCGACCTCCCGGTCGACAGCCGGGCGCTCTGCCTCTGAGCTACCGCCCCTTCGGGTAGACCTGCTTCCAGCCCTGCCCAGACAGCATATGCCAGTGGTACGCGCAGACCTTGACCGTGGCCTTGCCGTCCGTCATCTTCATGATAGCCGGACCATTGCACTTGCCGCATAGGTTAGCCATCGCTACCGCTCCTCTCATGGCGGAAGGGGAGGGATTCGAACCCCCGTGCCCTTTCGGACCTCCGCGCTAGCAACGCGGCGCCTTAAGCCTCTCGGCCACCCTCCCGTCCGTACTTGCGCCCCTCCCCGACCGCCAAGGCCAGGAGCCCGAGCGCGAGGAACGGCAGATGACCAACCAGGAAGTCGACCTCCTCCTCAGTCAACGACCCGTGGCGCACCTTGTCAAAATGCAAGTCGCCAGCGGTCGCGCGGTCGAACGCCACCCCGACGCTACCGGCGCCGAGCGACACCCACATGAGTCCGGCGAGGTCCCTCCTACCGGCGGCCGCTAGCGCCATGCCGCCGAACCCCAGGATCCACGTCAGACCAACGTAGCGCGCGAACCCGCGCGCCAGCTGGGCCACCAGCCTTATCATGCTCAACCCCCGAGCGGGAGGCTCCACCAGATCGCGGCGAGGCACCCCGCCAGCAGAACGGCCGCGGCCGTCAACGTGACGACCACGCACCACACGACCGCGTCGTCGTTATCCATCAGTCATCACACCTAACGCCGTCGGGACCCCTGATGCCGTCGGGACCCTGCGGCCCGTTGACCGACGAGCCTGGATCCACCCCGTTGACCGACCGACCCGGGTCCACACCGTTCGGACCGAATCGTGCGCCTGGCCCAGCCGGCTTCTCAGGGACCCACGTCGCGCCCGCCTTGACCTGAACCCCGTGAGGGGCCGCCCTGATGTTATGCGCCACCGGTACCGAGACGCCATCCGCATCGATGTATAGGCCACCGGTCTTCATTCCTACAGTCCCTCCAACCAGCACCATGGCCACCCCTGCGTCGACCAGGGTTCCAGCCCAATGTCCCGCAGGCCGTTGAGTAGGTTAGCCACCGCCCAGCCCTGCTCGTACGGGTCCCGCCAGTCCGTCTCAGCCCCAAACCGCGCGTAGGCCGCCCATGTCCCATCCGTAAACTGCGCCAACCCCCGTTGGTAGGCCGGGCTGACCTTGTCCGAGATCCACTCGCTCTCGCACGGGATGACGTCCATGACCAGGTGCATCTCGTGCTCGACCGGACCGGCACCGTCCCTGTAGCCCCGGAGGAACTCCGAAGTGACTCCGAAGCAGCCGCTCCCGAGCGCCGCAGACGCCAAAATGGCCGCCGCAGCGACCAGTCTAACCAGTATCCCCTTGACTGCCACTAGCCTCATACCGTACCCTTCTTCGAGGGGCGATGACGGAAGACCGTCTGGACACCTGCGGGGGGCTACATCGGGTCAGCTACCCGTTTTGCACTAGAATGCCCGCAGGGAGGGCCTGTGCCTCTTCGGCACGGCTACTAGGTAGGACCAGTAGTCCTTCGCCCTCGCCCCCTTACCCTGGCCTCCCTGCCAATGCGTCATCCTTATTATACCACGCCGCGGCGGTTCCGCGAGCGCCGGGGCGGCTCTACTCCCCGCGCCCTGTGGCCTTCCTCAGCTCGGTGGCGCGCCTCGAGACCTCGGCCGACGCCTTGCGCACGTTGCGCACCGCGCGATCGAGCCTCTTCTTCTCCGACGGCCACTGGCCCGTGGACTCGGCCTCGGCCCACGCGCAGAACGCATGCGGGTCGTCGACCTTGCCCTCCATGCGCCCGACGCACGCCCTATGCCCACCAGGGCCGTCCTTCTCGAGGCCGGACGAGATCTTCGACCAGAAGCCGCGGTGGCTCTCGGGCGTCCATCCGCGCTGCGCCATCAGGCGCCGGTACAGCTGCCTCTGCGTGCCGGAGACCCTGCCGCCGCACGACTTGCACGCGGCCGCCTTCCCCACGTTGTCCAGAGAGTCGCCGATCTCGGCGAGCGACGCCTGGGCCTCCTTCAGGTCGCGGATGGTCTCGAAGATGTCCCCCGCCAGGCCGCCCTTCTTGACCACCTCCGGCACCTTACCGGCGACGTCGATGTCGCCCACGTCGTGGACCTCGGCGTACTCCTCGTCAGGGTCCTCCGTCTCGTCGGTGTAGATGCTGTCGGTCGGCTCGACCGAGTCGCCCGGCTCCCACAGGTCCTCGAACGTGGTGCCGGTCTCCTCTGTCTCCTTCTTAGCCTTCGCGAGCGCACGCCTCAAGAAGCTAATCATGTCAGTCGCTCTCCTCGGGGCTCAGCAGCCCCTTTATCTCCGCGGCCTGCTCTGGCCCGCGTGTCTCGTGGTAGAACTCTTCCTCCAGCCTGGGCAGCGCATGCAGGTATGCGTTGAACGTTCCGTTGATCAGCGCACCTGGCCTCAGCGCCCGCACGTGGTCGGCGGCGCGCCTACCACTGACTCCGCTTAGCTCCCGTGCGACCAGCGCGCATACCAGGCCCGCCCTGTTGGACCCAGCACCGCAGAACACCGCCACCCTCAGCCCGGCCTCCATCAGCCTGGAAAGCAGCTCGGCCAGCGGCCTCAGCACGTCGAGGTCCGGGAGCGGCCCGTCCTCGATCGGCCACCGCACCAGCATCCTGTTGGTCGGCACGTCGTACCCGCGCGCGCCGTTGAGATCCACCAGTATGTCGGCGAGCGCCCACAGCGCGACCCAGTCCGCCTCGGTCTCGGGCCCCGGCGACTGAAACAGCCCGTCGGCTATCTCGTATACGCCGGCCCCGCAGCTCAGTACACAGACTGGCTCGCCCACTATCCGCAGCAGCCCTTCCCCCGCTTGCCGAAGACCGCCTTCAGGAAGAGCGGCGTGGCGTCGATCGCGTTCATGCCCTTGCGGACGCCGTCTATCAGGTTGATCCCCGCGCCGGTCACCGCGTACCAGTTGTCGCCCTTGGCCCAGAGCTCGGCGTAGACGGCGCCGTTGTCCACCGAGATGAGATGCTGGAAGCCCCCCTCGATGGCCTTTGTCAGGCTCGACCACCGGGTGGACCTCATATCGAGCAGCACCTCGGACGTCAGCCCATCGGCCGCCGCCTTGTGCACCTCGGCCGCGAGACACAGCGAAGTCGCCGTCTCGTCAGCGGTCCTGCCAGGCGCCGCATCCACGGCAGCCGCCTTAAGCAGCTCAATACACTTGTTGACGCTCATAAGCCCCCTCCAGTCGGCCTATCCGCGGCCGCACTGCAATAGTATCAGATCGCGCGGCGCATGGAAACCTACGCCGGTGGAGCGAGCAGCCCGCCGTCCTCCGGATCGACCGTCGCATCGGCCGGGTACTGCGCCTCCTCTGCCGCCCCCTGCGCCCTGGCGATGAACGCCTGGACCGCACTCACCGCGGTCTCGTCGAGGCCGTAGAACCCCGCCGCGGCCGCCATGGTGGCGATGATCGGCTCGTCGTACTCGTTGCTCACCTTGATGACCGAAGCGGCTATCTTCTCGATGCTGGCCTTCCGCTTAGCCTTCCCGGCGAACGGGTAGTCGTCTGCCCCGGGGAGGATGGCGCGCTCGAGCTCGTCCGCCGTCAAAGGCGGCGGCTTGACCTCGTCGTCATCCGGGCAGCCGATCCTCGTCACGGCCCCGAGCCTGACGGTTACTGTCGGCTGGTCCTCCCCCCGGCTGATGTGCATGGAGGGACCGTGCGTGTCGGTCTCGGAGCTTATCGCCTCCAGTATGCCGGAGATGACATCGGTCCCAACGGACACGATCACCTCGTGGCCCACCAGCGAGACGGCCTTGTCGTAGAGCGCGGGGTCGAACTGGACCTCGGCCGGCTCCGGATCCGCGATGTCGCCAACATTGGCGTCGTACGGAGGCCACAGCCTGAACTTCCCCCCGTCCTCCAGCACGAACAGCTGCTGAAGCTTGCCGAGGCGGATGTTTGTGTTGCCGATGGTGAGCGCGTCGTCGGCGTCTAGGTGCGCGACCGACTGCAGCTCGCCCTCTATCCGCTTGCCGTCGAGCGTGATCGCCCTGACCGTGCGCCCGAGGTGATTGTCTAGCTCTTCGTAACGTGGCATTCCCGTCGCCTCCTTCTCACTTAGTCTTGTGCCAGCCCCCGTCGGCGTCCCACCACCCGAGCCGATGTCCGCACCGGCAGAACAGCGCCCCTTCGAGGAACACCCCGAGGGCGGATCCAGTCGATGGTGGGTACGCGACTACCGTCCCGTGCCCGAACAGCGCGTGGCGCACCCGCGCCGCCCGCTGTCGAAGATCTTTACGCATGCTCAGTACTCCAGATCGCCGGTCCCGTAGATGGTCCACCGCGCCGCGTCCGGCCACATCGAGACCGTCGGCGTCTGCTTAACGACCGGTGGCCGGTCGAAGACCCTGAACGGCCGCCTAAGGTACCCGTAGTCCCGGTCGTACCCGATGTCCTGGTGCGCCGCCAGGAAGTCTAGGTGGGCCCTCTCCCACCGCTCGACCAGCGCCCTCTGCCTCTCGCGCGGCATCGCAGCCAGGTCGTACCTAAGCGTCGCGCCCTCCTCGCCCGCCGCCGCCCCGTACCAGTCGTGGAACGTCCCGTAGCCGACCATCGTCTCGGGGTCCACGTAGTCAGATATGACACCACCGTGGTCGATCCTCATGACCTCCTTGTCTATCGCGTACTGCATCCCGGCTATGCGCTCGTCAACCTCGTCGTCCGGTATCGAGCGGACGGTCGAATCCCCGACCAGCACGTGCGACCGGTCATGGAACCACTCCACGGCCTGCTGCGTCTCGTAGGCCATCATGCCCGCCAGCTCGTGCGGAAACGTGGGGATGGCCAGGTTGTTGATCGGCACCCAGCACGCGCGCCAGTGCGAATACAGCCCCTGCGCCGGACGCCCGTCCAGCATGCCAGGCAGCCGGTGCTTCTCGGCGTACAGAACCAACAGCTCCTCGGCGCGCGCCCTCGCGGGATCCAGGTCGACCGGCATGTGCTTGCGCGTCACGGCCGTCACCATACCCGACCCCGGCGGCCTCGACAGCGAGTGGCGCCGATCCAACAGGATCTGGACATCGGGCCCACGCGCCTGCTTCATGTATGTGCACACCGGGCAGTTGAAGTACCCGGTGCCCTCCATGGGCCCGCGCGCCAGGGCCTCATACGACTCGTACGGCTCGCGGTCCTCGGTCACCGCCGCCCACCGTTCGTGCTAGAGCGCGTGAATCCCCCGGCCTTGAAGATGGCCACCGGCGGCGAAGTCGGCACCGGCATGCGCACGGACACACCATGACACTCCGGACACGCAACCCGCTTGACATCCCACGCCGTCAGCTTGTCGAATACATGGTGGCAGATCTCACACCTGAAGTCATAGATCGGCATCGGCGACCTCCTCCGGCCGCGGAAGCTCCACCCTGTCCTCCACGTCGAACCCGATCGAGACGCTTGCCTTCGAGCCGTCGCCGGCGACGCCCACGGATCGAAAGTCTATCTCGAAGGCCGCCGTCGCCACGACCTCGGTCACCGGCCCGCGCCGCATAGACTCGAGCATGCTCCCGGTCAGCATCTGCGCGCAGAACTGCTGCATCGACTCGAAGTCCGTCCAGTGCAGAACCCCGTCCGCGTCTATCCGGCCGACTATGCGGCCGTCCCTCTTGAACCTGACTAGGTTACGCTCCAACGTTCAGTCCCTGGTCTCCAGCACACGCAGCCCCACAATGCTCTCGGCCGGGATGACGGTGAAGTTCTTCCAGTCGCCGTGCCCGTCGCGGTCGGAGGCCAAGACGATGGAGTCCTGCTGATCGCCGGCGCCGCGCACCAAGACCAGGAACCCGACGGTCTCGATGGTCGCAAGCGTCATGTCGTGCAGCGCGTCCTGCGACCGCCACTCGAGCTTGTACTCGGCCGAGTCCCGCCACGTCACCAGTACCGGTAGGCCTAGCGCGCCAGATGGTAGTGGGTTCATTCTACGTCTCCCTGCAAGCGTTCAGTAGCCAGTCTATCCCGCCGACCGCGAACGGCCCGAAGACCGCCGCGCCCAGCCAGCCCTGCCACGGTGTCATGCCCGGATCCACGGAGTACGCCAGCGCGAGCGTCGCCCACGTCACGACGGCGGCCACCTCCTGCGCGAAGCACAGCCGGCAGCCGAAGAGGCCGCGCGTATAGGCCGCGAACGGACCCTCCCTGCCCGGGTTGGTCGCCCAATGGCGCAGCCAAATGAACAGGCTGCCGTTGAGCAGCAGGTGCGAGATCTGGTTGACCGCGCACGCCGCCGCGAAGACTCCCAGGAACGCCGCCAGCTCGACCTGCACCGCTACGTTCCCTCGCTCAGCAGCTCCCCCGGCAGGGTGTCCGGGATCGGGCCGGTGCCGTCGTACGCCAAGCAAGCGTAGATGTTGTCGTCGAGCACGAAGACGAGCCGCCTGCCGTCCTCGTCCCACGCCTGCTCCGCCAGGTACGGCTGAAACAGGACCTTCCTCCCGGGCTTGATCGCCTCGTACGCGTCGGGTCCCCGCGCCAGCACCAGACCGACGGCCGAGACCTCCTGCGCCGAGTCAGGGATGAGTATCCCACCGCCAACGATCTCCTCGCCGGGGCGCACGACCTCCAGCAGGACGATGTTATCCCTCGGACTGTACTTCTTCGTCATCGGACTCCCCTGTCTGCCCCATCAGCTGCCTTATGGCGTCCAGGCTCATGGCCGGCCCCGAACTCGTCAGCTCTATGTCCGGTGCCTGGCCCTCCGCGTCCTGTGCCTGTCCCGCCGCGTCCTCGATCGCCCGCTTCACGTAGCCTGCCGCGAAGACGACCCCCAGGACTGGCGTCGATATGTCGCAGCGGCTGAGGTCTACCGCCCCTAGCATCATGATCCGGTGCGCGAACTGGTGCAAGACCTCGCCGTACTCCTGCTCCGCGATACCGTCCGCGCGCTCCTTCGCATCCGGGCACGCCCTGAACAGGTCGAAGAACATGTCCAGCAACCTGTCGAACTCGTCGTCCGTCCCCGGCCCCTCTTCGTCAGGCACCGGCGCCCCCTCCCCCGCGCGGATGCCGCGCGTCGTACTCGTGGTTAGCGAGAGCTATCTCCAGCCCGGCAGGCGACTGCGAAACGACGACGTACCGCTCGGTGTGCCCCACCAGATCCGTCAGAAGATCCGCAACGAACAAGAAGAACCTGTCGCGCTCAATCACTTTGTTCAGATGGATCGGCGCAATGATCCTGACCGCTGACGGCCGCTCCTGCGTCTTCGCCTTCGTCGCCATCGACGACCTCCTCTGTCGGTCTCTGCGTCCGCATCGCCCTCCTGATCGAGTTGGCGAGGGCGAGTGTCATCGCCCTGCGGATCCTGCGCGACATCTCCCCCGGTACGCGGCCAGCCGAGCCCCTTGGCCTCGCGGCCTTAGCCGCCCTGCGCCTCTGCGAGTTCTTGCCCATCGAATATGCCCTTCCTATATTGTATGATACCCCATTCGAGCACGCAGAGCGCGTCCGCCGTGTCTTGGCTCGGTATCTTCAAGCCGGACCAGTGTCCGGCGACGTACTCGGCGATGTCAGACTTGGATGCCCGCCCGCCTAGCCCGAGGTCGCGCTTCCAGACCATGTTGTTGACCGTCACGTACGGGATCCCGGCGTCTACCAAGTGCGCCATCACGCCGCCGAGCACCTTCGCTAGGTCGAGCTCCGCGCGGCGGCCCCTGACGAACGAAATGTCCTCGATGAAGGCGCGCCCCACCGGAGTGAGCTGCCCGAGCCGGTTGCGGAAGTTCGTCATGAGCGCATCGAACCTATCGACTGCATGCGCGCCGCCGGCAACGACCTCTATCAGCCGCGGGACGGTGGCCTCGCCGTCGAACGCGGCTATCGCGACCTTCTTCGTCGACAGGTCGAGCGCGATGAGCGTCAAGAGACGACCCCGTAGTTGCTGCCGTAGCTCGCGCCCGCGTCGTCAGGCGTGTTGAGCGGGTTTACGCGCCGGAGCGTCTTCTTCCGCGGGCCACTCTCGACCGGCACTGTGTACTTCTGCACCGCCGCGGCGAGCGCGAACGCGCGCCCGCGGGCCAGCCTGATGGCCTTGTCGTATACCCTCGTCATCGCTACGAACTCCCTCCGAACTCGAGCACGATACGCCTCTTGATGTACCGCCCGATGTCCGGATAGACCCTGTCGACCGCGTCCTGCAGCCACGGCCGCGCCGCGCGGTCATTCATATGCCTGCTGAACGGACCCCTGAGGTGCCCGGCGACATTCACCGTCCGGCGGCGCGCGACCATTGTCGACCTGGGCCTGATGCGCATCCTGTGCTGCCGGACCCAGTGGCGCCGGACCCACTCGTCGTGCGCCGGGACGCCGAAGTGCACCGGGACGGCATGACCCGACCTGTAAGCGATCTCGAACCCGTCAGGTAGGCGCCTGAACACGCCGCTCTTCTTAAGCTCACCGGTGTCGACCGGGACCGTGCGATCCGAGTCCGTGAAGATCTTCTCGCCAGCGTCCTGCAGTCCGCGGACCATCGCGCGCCTGAGCCTATCCTCAAAGCTGGGCATCGCCTTCCCCGTCCTGCATGACGTACTTCGCCATGTCGATGTACAGCAGGTCGCACAGCGCCTTCATCTCGTCCGTCACCTCCGCGACCCCGCCCTCGCCGGCCGCCCCCAGCCTCTCCTTCAGGAGGGCCGATAGTCTGTTGGACGCTATGAAGACCGCGCCCATGCTTATGCGTTGGCCGGCCTCGCCGGCGGTCAGCCGCCTCCGCAGGTAGTTGTAGTAGGCCTTCTGCTCCTTCGTGAATCCCTTCTTCGTCATCCCCTCTTCCAGATCGCGCCGGGGCGCTCCAGCGACGCTGGCCTCGCGTATAGCGGCCTGAAGTCGGTCACCCCGTGCTCCTCGTGTAGGTCGAGCAGCCACTGCGTCGGCGTCCGCAGCGCCTTGTAGGTCGACTGCAGGTACGTCGACGTGGCCGGCAGCGCGCCGTTGATCACCACCCAGGAGTCCTGCCTGATGGGCAGGATGGCCGGCTGGTGGACGTGCCCGAACAGCACCAGGTCCCCGCCGCCGAGCATGTCGGTGAGCATGCGCGCCGAGTTGACTATCGGGTACCACGGAATGCCGCCGTAGCTTCCGGCTCCGCCCTTGAACGACGAGCCGTGCTCGAATATGATCTTGCGGCCGGCGAACTCGGTGTAGCCGTAGTACGTCGCCCAATTCTTGACCGTCAGCCGAGGCTCGGCCTCGAACGCACGCGACAGGAACTCGCCGATCAGCCAGGCGTACGTGTCCACGTAGTCCAGCTCGCCGAGCCCGGCGTCGCCGCGCTTGGGGCTCGTCCTGTCGTGGTTGCCGCCGACGTTGTGCACCTCGATGCGCTTGACGCCGGGGAACGTGAGCAGCTCCCTCAGGACGTAACTCGCCAGGTCGAACACCTCTACGACCTGCTGCGTCACCAGCAGATCTATCTTGGCCGCCTGGCCCGGGCGCATGCTATCGTTCTCGTGCAGGTCGCCGTTGAATACGACCAGAATCTCCTCGATCGTCTGCCCCTTCACCTCGACGTCGAAGATGGAGCGCGCGGCGCTTATCAGCTGCTGAACCTGCCAGCGGACGATCTCCGTTGTCTGCTCGTAGATCCCGCCCGTGCTCTGGATCGGCGTCCGCTGCCCCAGGTGCCAGTCGGACAGGTCGAGCACCCACCGGTGGATCGGCTTGTGCGTGGCCGGGTCGCGTGCCACTCCGTCGAAGAGCGGCAGAAGCGGCGTGGGCTCGAACGGCTGGAGGCACTCGCGGATCATGCTGATGTACTCCTGCCTCTTGGCCTCGGTCCGCTGCATCTGCGTCAGCTGGCGGATCATCTCCCTGTTGTGCTGGCGCTCCTGCTCGGCCTTGATCGCGGCCTCCACCAACTCACCGGGCTCGTAGGACTTACCCCGGCCGTGCGAGTATTCGACTAGGTCGCCTCCCGCTATCTTGATCGCCGCCCTGGCGCGCGACCGCTCCTCCTTGAGGTACTCCAACCTGTAGCCGGGGAAGTTGGCCATCAGGAGCTCGTTGGTCACGCACCCGGCAAGCAGGCGCTTCTTCTCGTCAGTCCAGATTATAGCCACGTATGCAAACCCCCTCTCAGTCTCACCAGTATAATACCCGTCACGCGACCATCGCCTCGTACTGCTCGCGCGTTATGAGCCCCTGCTCGAGCATCCGCTCCGGCGACTTGGGCGTCCGCGCGGCCGTGCAGCGGCAGTTGTAGGCCGATGTCTGGTACTCCAGCCTGTTGGTGTGCCTATTGACCACCGGCCACGGCTTGTTGTGGTCCTCGGTCCACCGCTTCTTGATCCCGTCGAACTCGTACGGGCCGTCGCGCTCGAAGAGGAGCGATACGTCCTTCGTCCGCTCGTCGTGCGTCGCGACCCAGTGGTAGTCGTAGAGGTACCTGTCGGCGTCGTTGGCCCAGGCCGCCACCCGCCCGAGCGAGGTCACCTTCGCCGTCTCCGTCCGCACGACCAGCTCGACGGCCGACCTCGCCGCGCCGGTGCGCTCCTGGACCCTCGCGATCATGCTCCGGAAGCTGAACGGCCGGACCTTGCCCTCGCGGTCGACCCCGGCGTACGCGTCCCTCAGCACGTCCTCGAAGAACCTCCGCTCGTCCTCGGCGAAGCGCCGGAGCGCCGGCACGAAGCCGTTCGGGTTGCTCTTGATCCACTCCAGGGCCATGGCGTCCCCGTGGTCCGGCGCGATCCTCACGCCGGTGTCGACCACCCCTACCATGAACCCGGCGTAGAAGATGTTGTCTATCAGGTCGGCGTAGGCGCCGGCCGTCAGTTCCGGCCACATCAGCAGCTTCTCGGAGATGACCTCGCGCGCCGTGTTCGGGGTGAGGTCCGGGCCCAGCTTGCGCCAGCCCTCGACTATCTCCGACAGCAGGCCCTCGTACGACGCGCCGAGCACCGCCTCGAGGCTCTGCGCTATCTCCTGCACGCCTGGGTATATGGTGAGGTGCGCGATGTCCGCAGGGTCGATCGGCATCTAGATCTCCAGGCCGGGCTCGAGCCCCAGCCGCGCGTCCTCGTCCTCGTCGCCGCGTGTGCTCATCGGCTCCTGCGGTGGCTCCTCCATGACCTCCCCGACGTCGCCCTCGGCCTCGCCCTCCATGCCTGGGTCGGCCTTCTCCATCAGCCCGAACGTGCCGGGCGCAGTCGCAGCGCCGCCTGGCGCCCCGCCGCCCTCGCCGCCCTGCTGCGGGCGCTCCGTGCCGGGCTTCACGTCGCCGTACACCTCGTACTCGTCGGCCCCCTGGTCGTAGCGGATGCCGAACCCCATCTGGGCCATACCGCTGGCCCACTGCATCTTCGTCGTGCGGACCTGCAGCTCGGCCAGCTCCGACACCTCCTCAGGCTGCAGCAGCCTCAGGTGCCAGTCGGTGATGCCGAACGCGGCGAGCAGCGCCGGGAAGACGGCCTCGTGGTACGCCCTCTGCTTGCCCTCGACCACGCGGCTCATGACGACCAGCTGCTGGCTCTCGTTGTTCAGCCCGCCCGCCGCCGTGCTGTCAGACATCCATATGGCCGACACGCCGTAGAGGCCGGCGATGCGCTCCCTGATCTCGTCGCGGACCGGCAGGTAGTTGAGCTCGTCCAGGCTGTAGGCGAACCTGACGAACTCGGTCTTGCCCTGGCCGGTCTTGCTCGACACGGCGATCCACGGTATGTAGTGCGGGTCCTGCCGCATGCGCGCCTCGATGGCGGCCTTGCGCTGGTCCATGCCCTGCGTGTCGTCCGTCGTCGTCGCGATTATGCCCTGCGGGACCTTGCGCTCGTAGAAGTAGTCGTATACGTACCGGTCCATCCCGATGAGCGTCAGCGCCTTCTCGTAGATGCTCAGGATGGGCGGGTAGCCGTAGAGCTCCGTCGGCGTGTAGTAGCTCCAGTGGATGATCTCGTCGCGCAGGAGGTACATGACCTTCGTCTGCGCGGACCCGTAGCCGCCCTGCAGGTACTGCTCGTTGTACTTGTAGTAGACCGGGTATGTCTGGAGCCCGCACTCGGGGCACCTGCCCTGCCACTCCTCTTCCCACCCCTCCTCGGCCGGCACCTCCATGATGTTCTCCCGGTGGAAGACGCACAGGTGGTGGCGCATGCCGGGGATGCCGCGGTAGTCGAGGTCGTACTCCAGCAGCACCGGGTCGAGCCTGAGGACGTGCTTCACGATCTTCCGCGGGTGGACGTCCTCGCCGCGGGCCGCGCGCTGCCCGTCCTCCTCCGACATGATGTACTCCGGGCGGAGGTATATGAACGCGTCGTCGACCGTGTTGACGTCGTCCTCGCACTCCCTGAGGACGGTCTCGAGGCTCTGCCCGAAGTAGTTGGCCTCGGTCAGGAACCCCTCGAACCTGTCCTTCTGCTTCTCGTCCGGCTGGTAGAGCGGCGGCTTGACCGGCGCCCCCGGCAGCGGCTTGTCGCTGAGACCGACCCCCACTATCGCCGGTTCGCCGTCCACGCCGAGCGGGACATCCTGCCCGTCCGCGTCCTTCTTGGTCCAGACCTTGCACACCCTGCACCGCGGGGTCCCGTCCTTGTCCGTGAGCTTGCGCGCCTCGGAGGCGGTGTACTCCTTGTCGCACTGTCCGCACTTCCACTCGAAGGCCGCCTCCCACTCGATGCCGCGCCGGAAGATCTCGTTGCGCAAGTGGGTGGTCACCGTCCTGATGTCCGCGTTGTTGTAGTGGATGACGTAGAGGTCCAACAGGTAGCGCCGATCGGCTATGTACTGGCGCTTGCCCTTGAACCCGTAGTCGTTGATGCCTATGAGCCCGCCGGACGCCTGCGCGGCCGACTTGAGCATGGTGTCGTGCGCGAACTGCACCGTCGACAGCCCCGGCCCGCCCTGCTTCAGGCGGGACTCGAGGAACGAGAAGAAGTCCATGCCCTTCTCGCCGCCGAACTGCGGGCTCGGCGCAGCAGCGGCCACGCCGCTCTGGGGCCTACGGAAGAAGTCCAGTACGCCCATCTATCCCTCCTCTACGAGCGCGAGGATCGAATCGGCGCTCATGATTAGAACATGCAGGTCATGTCCCGCGCCGTCCTTCAGCGCCCAGCGCCCTCCGGCCCACTGCTCGAACAGGACCCTCGACCCCTCGACGACGCCGATCAACTCGCACTCCGGCCCGGCCTTGACGACCGTCCCGATCGTCGTCGTCAGCGTCCCTGGCGTCACGACCACGATCCCGGACGGCCTGGTCGGGTCCTCGAAGTCCTCGACAACGATGAGCCACTGGCCGACCATCTCTAGCACGGCGACCGACACTGGCTGCCGCATGTAGCCGGAGCCCGGTATCTTGCTACTCTTCCGCCTCGCCATCGTCACCCTCTTCCTTCTGCTTCCGCCTACGCCGCCTAGCCTGCACCCACGAGTCGAACAGCCTGCCCTTGATCGGGCCGTCCTCGACGTCGGGAACCACGCGCTTCGGCACCATCTTATCGACGTACTCCCGCCAGCGCACCAGCTCCTGCTCTATCGCGTGCTCGCCGTAGCCCCACTCACGCAGCTTGGCCGCGTACTCGTCCTCAGTCAGGTCCAGCAGCTCGGCAGGCAGCTGCGGGTGCTGCATGCGGCGCGCCATCGGCGACGGCAGCTGGAACCCCGAACTGTTAGAGACCATCGACCGCCTGCTCCTCCGCCTGATCCTCCATCGTCTCGATCATCTCGTCGAACTTGCGCAGCTGCGCCTCGCGCGCCTCTTCTGGCAGGCCCTGCTTCTTCATGAAGTCTATGAACTGGCCGCGGCGGCTGCCGAAGCTGCCGGCGCGCTCCCTCAGGGCTCGGCGCCTATTGGCCTCCTCCAGGTGCTGCCTCCTCGTGTTTATGTTAGGCATATTCAGATCTTACCCCCTATCGTCCACTCTCGAAGCCCCGCGGGAGCCCTGACGTCGCCCGCCCGCGCTGCCCGCCAAATATCTCGTTGGCGTCGCCAAGCACCGTCATGGCCGGCCCGTCCTCGGCCGCCTGTACCATGAGGGCGTTCGACCAGAAGCTGTCGCCGTGGCCCTCCGAGGTCTCGAGCGACTTCAGCTGCGGGTTGACCGCGCATATCTGGCTCACCTGGCGCGGGTCAGGGAGCAGCACCAGGCCTGCCTCGTCCGGCCCCGCGAAGATCCTCCGCTCGAGGAGCAGGGCCAGCTGCGGCTTGCGTTGCTTCGTGAACTTCCGGCCGTACGCGCGCCTGGTGAGCCCGCGCTCGTCCAGCTCGGCCCTGGTCGAGTCGTAGTATAACCGCGAAATGTTGAAGTGCTCCATCAGCTTGTTGACCAGCTTCGCCTGCTGGCCGTACTTCATGTGGTCCACGAACCGCTGGTACACCTGCACGAGCGTCCCGTCCGGCGCCTGGACCGCAATCGCGATGTGCGTCGGGTGGACCTCCTTGCCTATGTCCATGCCGCCGTACACCGGCCACCCGTCCGGATTCTCGAACGGCTCGTCGAGCGAGAAGGCCTGCAGCCCGGGTTCGACGCATAGCTCCACGGCCTCGCGCGGCAGCAGGCTGTTGACGGCCATGAGGGGAACCAGCAGGTACTCGACCTGGTACGCCGTGCGGCCGACCCTGCGCCTGATCTGCCTCAGCACGCGCCTGTCGAACCGCTCCGGCCACGCGACCTTGTTCGGGTCCGCCTGATCCGTCTCCGCCGGGCAGCGGATCCAGAAGAACTCGTCGTTGGCGCGCAGCTTGTAGAGCGTGTCGTCGTACGACTGCGGGGTCCCGACCACTATCAGCGGATCGTCCGGCCCGGGCAGCGACTGTATGACGTTGTTGAACACGGAGTTTATCTTCGCGATCGCGGCCGGCTCGAGTGGGTTAGTGTAGTCGCTCAGGATGTCGTCGCAGATGACGAACTTGGGGTGGAGCCCTCGCTTTGCCCCCATGACGCCTATCCCCTGGACCGCCGCGTGCCACGTCTCGCCTGTCCCGAACCCGCACACGAAGCTGATGACGTGCTCGGAGCGCGGCTTCAGGTCCTGGAAGAACCGGAAGTAGCGGTTGGCCTTGGCCAGGCGCTTGGCGATCTTGACGTGGTCGCGCGCCAGGTCCTCCTTGTACGAGACGACTATGCCGTCGACGAACGCCCACGCCTTGAAGATCTGCCAGAGCGTGAAGGCGTGGTTGAGGATGGTGCTCTTGAGGTGCAGCCTGGGGGCCATGACGCAGAGCCGCGGGTACTTCTGCGCGAAGCCGGCCCACATGTAGTGCAGCTTGCTCAGGGCGAACGGGTGCCTCCCGCGGTCCGCCATGACGAACGTCTCGCCCTCGAACGACGCCGGGAAGATCTTCTCTATGAAGTGCGGGAACGAGGCGCACGCCAGCATAATGTCCCGGGACTCCTCGTCCGTGAGCGGCGCCGGGAACTCCGCGAACGGTACGCCGGTCCTCTCCATCTACTCGTATTCCCCCTCGCCGCCCGGGTCCTCCCCCTCGTCCTTCATCGGCCGCACGTTGTCGTGGCCGAACTGCTCCAGCGCCGCCAACTCCGGCGAGGGCGCGCCTATCAGCTCGCTGAACGCCCGCCCCAGCTCGGCGGCGAATGACTGCGGATCACCTCCACTCAATACGAGGACGTTCTGCGTCCCTACCATCAGCGGGCTCGGCACCGCCTTGTCGCCGAGCGCGTTGCGGAGCTTGATCTCGAGCTCGGCCAGGGCCTGGGCGAACCTGTAGGCCCGGTTCATCTCCACAGGGATATACTCATGCTCGATGAGGAACTTCCGCGCGTCAGTGTCGGCCGCCGCCATGTCGATGTGGAACTTCTGGAGCCGCTCCAGCGACTCGCCCGTCAGCGCCCGCATGGTGTCGAAGGTGTCGATCAGCGCCAGGTTAGCCGCGTACTTGTTGCGCAGCCAGAGTGCGCCCCGGACCGACTGACCGAAGTACTCGGCCGAGCGATTCAGCCCGTGCATGATGCCGGAGTACGTGAGGTCGGTGTAGCCCTGCCGATGCGCCTCCGTTACGAGCTGCTCGAGGAAGGCCCCGGCGCGCCTCATATCCAGAAGCGTGTTCCACAGTGGGTGGTCCTCGCTGAACATCGCCTTCTTGGCCACCGTCACCTCCTAGGGTCTCAGGTTACCGGCCCGCGACTGGACGTTGTTACCCCTTGGGATCAGCGGCTCGAGCACGGCCGCCTCGTCTCCCTCAAGTCTTCGCGCCGGATTAGGGTCTCGGGGTAGTTTTCTGCGTTGCTCCCTCACCTGGCCCCTTGCAATCACGCAGGCAGGTAGCCGAGCGCGGCGTACTGCCTGACGAATCCCTCTACGAACGCCAGCGGGCTCTGCATCCCGCGCTTCGGGTGCGACGGGCCGATGAAGCCGAGGAGCCAGAACGCCCCGACCGTGAACGCCATCAGCCCGCGCCAGCTTATCGGCTCGCCGTTGGAGAGTATGGCCTCGAAGCACCCGCGCACCTGGTCGACGAACGCCTCGTCGAGTGTCGGCAGTCCGGCGCCCTGCGCCACGCGCGTCGACAGTTCCCTGACCATGGCCTTCACCATCCCGATGTCCGCCGGGTTGACGGCCTGCGCCGCGCATCCCACTCCCTTGACGAAGTCCGGGAAGCTCAGTGCTGGCTCGGCGCCCGTGTAGCTCTCGAACCAGACCTCTACCACCTCCGGCAGCGTGAACGACGCCTCTGCGTTCTTCGACAGCTCGATGTTCGCCCCGAGGAACTGCTCCACGCCGAGCTCCGCGCGGTTGTAGAAGCGCGGTATGAGCCTCTCGAGCTCGGAGTTCTCGATGGCCCTGAGCGCCACCGTGTCGAGCGGTATGCCGGACACGGCCGGCCCCAGTGTCTTCATGTCGCCCATGATTCCTCCCTATGAGAGCGTCTTGCCGATGCTGCCGAGCATGCGCTGCGTGAACGAGTCCATGGACTCGCCGCCGGCAGCCGGTATCGAGGAGTCCTTCCTGATCTTCTCGACGTCGGCCGGCCCGATCGTCGGCTCGGTGATCTGCACCGCCCGCTGGAGCGGCGGGACATACTCCCGTACGCCTGCGCCCTCCTCGATCGGCGGCAGCGGCCCGTCCTGCTCAGCCTTCTCGACCCCCGTCGTCTCGAGCGCCCCACTGGTGGCGAGGCGGTTGAACGGCAGCAGGTCCGGCACCATGACGCCGTACTCCGCCTGAAGGTAGACCCTGATGTTGTCGGCCTCCTGCAGCGCGCTGGTCAGCTTGTCCAACTGGCCTATGATCTCGCCCTTCAGGAGCTCCCATGCCGCGACCGAGTCGACAAGGCTCGGCCCCGGTGGTCCGCCGGCGGACTTCTTGTCGGTCAACGGCGTCTCTTCCTCTTCGTCACCCATGGCACAACCCCCTATCTATGATAGCCCGCGGATCGCGGGCCCAAAGCCTACGCGTGGGGCATGTCCCCGCACGGCATGTCGACGATGGTCGCCTGCGACGGGTCTACGCAGCGCTTCCGTACGCCCGACTTGGTCTCGGTGGCCAGGCACGGGCAGTCCGCGCACACCAGGTCGTCCCACCTCGTGCACCTCAGGGCGCACCCGTTGATCGCCAGCGGACAAGAGTCGCAGTCGTCGGAGCAGATCACGTACCGGCGCCACCGCGACGGAACCGTCACGTGCGCGCCCTTCCTGAACCACTCCCGCGACTGCGGCCCGCTGCTGCCCATTAGATAATACCAGTCCGGGCCTCGGATTCGCGCCTGGACTGCTCGCGCGACAGCGTGCTCAGGTGCGCCTCGTAGATGGCCAGCTGATTCTTCAGCCGACCGACGCGTGCCTCCCTCTCGATGATGGCGCGAGTCAGGCGCTTCAGGTCCTCGTTCTCCATGATGGCGACCGACCGCAGGATCTCCTTCACGGCCCGCTTCTCCTTCGCGCGCTGCGCCTCGTCCATCGCCCTGCCGAGCAGCATATCGTAGACGGCCTTGAACGCGTCCAGCTCGACCTCCTCCTTGCCGGTCAGCCACAGCGCGTAGCCGTGGTAGGCGGACAGCATCAGACGCAGCCCGCCGAGCTTCTCGCTCCCGAGGGACCGGGCGTCGGTCGGAAAGTCGTACTCCATGCCGAGCCCCACCGGCTTCTTCGGCGCCGGAAGCCCGTGCTCCTGTATGTAGTCCTCGGCCTTCGCGGTCGCTACTTGCCAGGTCCAGGAGTCTTCAGCGGGATCCCTAGCCTCTTGAACTGCTTCTTTACCGTCTCCCATATCCCTGCCTCCCCGTTACTCAACAGATCGCATACGCCGTCGTGGTCGCACCACTTACAGCCCCGGTCGCCCTTCTCGAACGAGCGCACCAGCAGCTCGCCGCCGAGTATCGCGTCCTGCGCCGCCACGGCCGCCCGCCGCGCCTCCGCGACGTGCTCCGGCGTCGGCTCGACGTAGATTATCCTGAAGTCCTGGTCATCGGTGTTCTCTATCAGGAAGAACTTCTCGACGAACTTCCGACCGTTGTAGTCGCCGTTGACCGAGTACCAGACGAACTGCAGGAACCACTCGCGATCCCAGGCGTACATGAGATTCGCGTTAGTAGCGCGGTCCGCGGTCGGCCGCGGCAGCGTGGCGAACTTCCGCGAGTTGGTCGTCTTGATCTCCCCGACCGACAGGCCGCCGGTCGCCGGATTCTGCAAGATCAGGTCTATCTTCCCGCTCACCGTCGGGTCGATGCCCCTCAGCGGCCACTCCTTGGCCACGAGGATCCGCATCTCGGCGAAGTACCGCTGCCACCGCCTGTGGGCGTCCGTCCCGTTGTCCATCCGGCGGCGGTTGCGCGACTTGACAACGCCGCGGTGGCCGAGCATCCACAGCTCGATGGCCAACGCGCATGGCGGGCCGGATCCGCTGGGGTGGATCGTGTAGTCCGGCTGGACCCACCGCTCCGGGGACTTGGTCGTGAAGTAGTTGTCCACTACCCGGCTGAGCCAGTCATCCGACCCGAGCTGGCGCAGCAGTCTGCCTATGCCCCCGCCCTTTGTTGCCATCTGGCCTCCCTCTATATGCTGCCCGCCAGGACCTCGAGCACCGTCTCGGCGTCCTCGAGCGTCTCGACGATGATGCTCGCCGCCTGCTCGACGAACGCGTGGTCGTGTACCTTGTCGTCGTGCCCCATGACTACGATGACGAACTTGCCGAGCAGGTATCCCCACCCGATCTCCATCACCGTCCCGATGCTCACTATCGTGGCGCCCTTCAGGTTGGCCACGATCACGTCCGAGCGCCTGACATCGAACGAGTCGCGGCGCATGATCGCCTTGTCGGTCGACGTCGGGTTGTCGTACCCGTGCGGCCTGAGCCGCCGAACGCGCGACAGGTGCTCCTTGCCCCGCATCGGGCTGTACACGTTGTACCCGAGCTCCTGCGCCCGCTCCGCGAACGACGCGCGCCAGTTGGTCGCCCCCTTGTAGGTGCAGCCCGTTATCGGGCCGGCGAGGTAGAGGTTCATGGCAATACCTCCTCTGGATAGGCGTTCCCGTTCTCGGCTATCTTCTTGTCCTCGTACGGGTGCTGCACGAGCCTCTGGAACTCGTCCTTGGCGTTGTCCAGCGCGCCGACGATGTCGTTGCATGTCCGGTAGCGCAGCCCGTTAGCCAGGAGGTATCCGATGATGACCTCCGTCAGCACCCAGTTGAGCTCGCCCGGGCCCTCGCACTCGCCGCCGTTCCTGCGGCCCTCGCGGCGCGGGTCTATCCCATCGCGCTCCCTCTGTTCGATGTGCGGCATGCCTACGCCCCCTTCCCCTTCAGCATCGCGTGGATGGCCGCGTCGAAGAACGGCGGGAACCACCTGCCGCGCTGCAGGACGTACTCCGTGGTAGAGCCCTCCTCGATGCTGCGCCGGTACGCCGCGAGCGCCTCGACCGCGTACGCCTGCAGCTCCTCGAGCGTCGCCCCATCCGGCATCGGCGCGTCGCCTGGCGAGGCCAGGGCCCGCATGATTCTCCATGAGCTGTGGATGATCCGGTCGACCTTGTCGCGGTTGGTGTCGTAGAGGTGGAGCGACCCGTCCACGTGCGTGTACTGCCCGAGCCCCAGCCCCAGGTCCGTGGCCAGCGCCTCCTGCAGCACCGTGAACATCACGACGTCATATGGCCACCCGAGCCAGACATCGTTCGACCTCATGTAGGTGATGAGCTCTAGCGCGCCGTCCCGCACCATGAAGTGCAGGCTGACCGTGCACGGCACGTCCAGCGACTCGTGGTGGTCGGCCGGCCCGAAGACGGTGACGACTGCCTGCCTGGTGTCCGGGTCGCGCCTCAGCAGGTCCCTGACGTACGGCAGCTGCGGCCCGACGCGCGGCCCGTATGCCCCGTCGAGCTCGCCCGTCCCCGGGTTTACGAAATTGGAGTAGTGCGGCGCGGCCTTCATCAGCAGGTCCGGGTAGCTCACGCCGGCCAGGAGCATCAGCGCCTCGAGGTATCCGAGGCGCTTCGACAGCTTCCGCTCGGGGACCTCGACCCAGCGCATCCGGGGGTTCTCCAGGACGAGTATCGCCGGTCGCAGCTCGACCGTGCCTATGCCGCGCGGGCTGACCCGCCTGCCCCGCTCGGTCAGCGCGAGGATGGCGTTAAGCCAGACGGCCGTCGCGTACTCTCCGACGATGATCTCCGGGTTCATGCCTGCCCCCCTTCATAACGGACGATGCCGCAGAAGCCGCATTGTCCCTCATCCCACGGGCGTTCGCCGCTGATGGCCGCGCCGTACCTGGCGACGTCCTTGTAGTGGACCCGCCGGATGTGCGACGGGCTCGGCACCATCCTGTATCCGTACGCCGCCTCGACGCACGACAGTTCAGCTGCCGCGTTCCGCCCGAGGGCGACGATGTCGATCGGCGGCCTTGACGGCGACAGCAGCTTGTCAGACAGATCCAGCGAGTGCGTGGCCAGGGTCCGCTCGTCGCCCTGCACCGAGTTGAACAGGCACATGTCGCCAAGCCTCAGCCCGGCGGCCTTCAGCGCCATGTACAGGTGCCGGTCCGACTCCGCGTCCAGCGCGAGGCCCGTCGACCGCCTGCTGACCCGCTCCATGAAGCGCTGCCCGCGATCCCTCGCCAGGGCGCGCCCGTACCAGTGCGGCCTGTCCGCTACGAGCACCCAGTGCGGGTCGACCGTGTTGCCTATGGCGTCGAACTCCGGGAGGCCGGATCGCCTCCGGTACATGCTGTAGATCATGGACTCGGCGTAGGCCGCGGCGGCATCGAAGACGTGATCGCAGCTCGTGTAGTCGTACCGTACGGACAGCAGTTCGGTCGTCAGCATCCTCTCCTCGTAGAGGCGCCTAACCTCCGCCCGCTTCCCGGGGTCCTCGTAGATCACCGCGTCCGCGTTGTCTGGCCCGCGCGCTAGGTTGCGGTCCACGACGTCCGGTGGGATCGTGCAGTAGACGAGGAGCGCACCGTGCGCCCAGAGGAACCCCTCAATCAGCCACTCCTCGAACTCCGTGAGGTCCGCCGTGTTGCGGAACGGCAGCCCGTAGCAGTAGCTCCCGAGGTGCAGCCTGTCGACCACGGCCGGCCCCTCGACCGAGCGCAGCTTCTGCAGGTAGTATTCGAGCGCTGGCTTGTCCGGCGGTCCGCAGTGTATGTAGCCGACGCCGGTCCGCCTGGCGACCTCCTCGGCCAGCGTCGTCTTGCCGGTCCCGTCCGCCCCCTCGAATACGATGTAGGGCCCGTATCTCACGCGTCCCCTCCTATAATATGATACCCTCGCGGCATCAGTACCCGTCCTCCTGCCGCTTCTTGTTGACGGCGGCCTTCGCGAGATAGAGCGCGCCCAGGTCGTACTCCGACTCCACGCCGGCCATCAGGAGCGCCTCCATCAGGAAGTGCAGGATGTCGACCAGCTCCTCGATGACGCCGGCCTCCTCCTCGTCGGTGAGCTCGCGGCCGTAGTCGCCCTTCCACCGCTTCCACGGCAGCCACGCCTTCAGCTCCGCCGCCTCCATAACAATCGCGTCGGCCATCTCGACGAGCCGCAGCGACGCCGGTAGATCCGACTCGCCCAGCCGCTCCTGTATCGCGTCGAGAACGCTCTGCTGCTCGTCGAGCATGATCTGCAGAACCCCGTCCCTCGGTGGCCACGTGGCGTGCGCGCCCTGCAGCTTGTGCTTGAGCCGCGTCAGCCCACCGTCGTAGTCCAGCTCCCCGTGGACCTCCCTCAGTCGACCACCCATCTGCCGCGCGCCCTCCTCTCCTCCGTGTCCTCCGAATGCGAGTCAACGAACTCGTGTATCCGCATGTTCAAAGCGGGTCTATTGGCCGTCTTGAGCTCCCACTCGCTGACCCGCAGGATTGGGATCCCGGCATTGACCAGTATCCAGACGTCCCGTTCGGCGTCGCGCTTCCGCTTCCGCGGCCCGGCGTGCGCTGCCCGGCCGTCGGCCTCCAGGCCGACCCAGAGCTCGTCCACCAGGATGTCGAGCACGTACCGCCCGACCCTGACCTCGGCCCGCACCTCCAGTCCCATGCCCCTCAGCAGGTCCATGAGGCGCCTGTGCGGCCGCGTCAGCGCCGTCTGCGGCGGCTCACGGTCCCACTCAGGCATCCACTACCTTCGGGCGCTGCTTTCCCTGTCGCCGCTTGCCGGCCTTGTTCTTGCCGCGCGTCAGGATGCGCGGGGTCTCGTCCACGTAGAGGAGGCACTCGCCGCGCTCCACGTGGTCGCCGCGCCCGCCCTCGCGCTTCAGGATGATTGTCAGTCTCTGGCGCATCAGAACTCCGGAACCTCCGCTATCTTCTGCCGCAGTTCGGCCTGCAGCCCCTCGTCGGCCGATATGGCCTCCCTGAGCTTCGCCATCCCGATGATCCGGTCGCCGTTGGGCAGCGTGTATGTCGCGCCCCTCTTGGTGACGATCCCGAGCTCCACGGCCAGCGGGGCCATCGCGGCGGCCTCGTCCATCTGGCCGGTGAAGAAGAACGGGACGCTCCCCTCCCGCCACGGCTCGCCCAGCTTCGACTTCTCTACCCGTATCATGAGTATGTATCCGATGCGCCGCTTGTGGTCGCCGGTACCCTCCTCGATCCAGTCCCCGCGCCTCACGCGCACGAGCTGGCTCGCGACGAATCCCTGGCCCTTGCCGCCGGGCAGGACCTCCGGGTTCCCGTACCTGACGCCTACGGCCGACCGCAGCTGGTTTATGAGGATGACGATGGTCTTCTCGTTGGCGAGCGTGACCTTGCGCAGCCCCTTGTTGACGAGGCGCGCCTGGGCGCCGACCTGGAGATCGTCCATCCCGCCCTCGGCCTCCGCCGTCGGCACGAGCTGCGCGATGCTGTCCATGACGACGACCCCGACGCCGGCGAGGCACATCTGCTCGACCATGTCCCAGGCCTGCTCGCCGGACCGCGGCCGCGCGACCAATAGGTCGTCGGTGTTCACCCCGAGGGTCTTCGCCCACTCGGGGTCGTATGACTTCTCCACGTCCACGAAGCACGCTGTCAGCCCGCGGGCCTGCGCCTGGACGACGGCCATGTACGCGAGCAGCGTCTTGCCGGAGGAGAACGCGCCGATCAGCTCGGTTATCCGGCCGAAGGCGAAGCCTCCGCCCATGGCCGCGTCGAACGGCGCGATCCCGGTCGGCAGCCACTCGATCACCAGGCGCTCGTCGCTGCCCCAGAAGAGCATGCCGCCGACGGACTTGTCCTTCGACAGCTCGGCCCTCAGGATCTCCAGCCCGGCCCTGTCCAGCACCTTCTCGTCGCTCATACGCTCTTCAGTCCGGCCTTCAGCGCGTTGGCCGGCGTCATGACGAAATCCTGGTCGACGTGGCACACCTTGCAGGCGAACCTGACCTTGAGCGCCTCCACCGCGGCGTCCGACAGGCGCATGATCTTGCGCGGCCTCTCGAACTCCCGCTCTCGCCCGTCGCACTTGTCGGAGTGGCAGCGCGACTTGAACGGCGTCAGGCCCACAGAATGAACCCCAGCGTTATCGTCGTCACGATCGTGGCCAGGCCGTTCGCCACGAGCAGCCCGACCTTGCCGGTCGCGGCCCCGAGGACCGTGAACGCGACGCACCCGACCAGCAGGCAAGAGAACGCCGGTAGCGACAGCCCGGCCGTCTCCCTGGTCCACAGCAGGTTCCACAAGTGGAACGCGTAGAACGCGAGCAGGCCAACCATGCCGACCTTGTCGCTGTAGCCCACTATCTTAGCTCTGTCCATCACCGGCCTCCCGTGCGCTATCTCCACTATCCTGACCGTGCTCAACTGCCACCCCCTTCTTCACCTTCGCCTTCTTCGCCTTCTTCGGCTTCTCCAGCGCGGCCTTGTGCTTGCGCACCTCCTCCGCGATGTTCTTGACGCTCGGGCCGACCACGGACATGAACGCCTCCAGAGCCGCGAGCCGCTCGCGAACGCCGACCCCTGCCTGCCCGCCCGCGCTGACTGACAGCATCTCCGTGATGCGGACCTCTATCTCACTATCGATGGCGAGCCACGCCGCCCGGCCGGCCGCGAGCGCCTGCTCCAGCTGGGGCTCCAGCGGCTGGTCCAGCCGCACGTTGTGGATCTCCAGCTGCGGCTTCAGGTTGCCGTAGTCGCCGGTCGGGATTGTGGCCCCGAGCGAGACCGAGACCATCAGCGGCTCCTCGGCCATCAGAACGTCGTAACCTCGTCGAGGCCCGTCCCGCCGCCCGAGGAGTTTGTCGGCCCCACGATCGGCTCGACGACTGCCTGCTGTGGCGCGCCCGGCTTGCGGTCTCCGAACTCCTCGAGGACAACCTCCTCGAGCGGCCTCAGCTCCGCTATCGCCTTCTGGCACGCCGCGCTCGGCGGTGCCGCGTCCTTTCCGATGAGCGTGTACGAGACCGGGCCCTTGCCAGTCACGCCCTGCCGCTCGAGCTCCCAGTCGCGGTCTACGAGCGACCCGTTCTCACCGTACCGCTTGACGACGGTGTCTATCATCCGGTCGCGAAGCAGCCACAGGCGCAGCTCGTTGACCGTCTCGATGTAGACGTTCAGCAGTCCGCGCTTGCCGAGCGGCCAGCTCCCGTCCTGCGCCGGGCTGTTGTGCGCTATCGCCTCGACGAAGACCCAAAGCACGGCCTTGGGCTTCACGTACAGGCCGGCGACGCACTGCGCGCACGACTCGATCGGGTCGATGAAGTTCCAGTCATCGTCCAGCCTGCGCGAGCAGATCACGTCCTTCGTGAAGTCCTTCCTGGTAGACTGGACCTTCACTTCGTGGAAGACGTGACTGAACATCGCGTCCCCCTCGGTCAGCACCCGGAACTTGGCCACGTCGCCGTCGCCGGTCAGCCACAGCTTCCGGATCTTCCCGCCCTGGTACGCGAACCTGTCGCGCATCCCCATCAGGTAGTTGAGTCCCCTGTCACCCATGTCGATACCTCCTATATGCCATTCCGTCTCTACGTTATCTGCTCGGCTCGCACCCAGCGCACCGCCGAAGCCACGTTCCGCACCGGCTTCCCGTCGCGGTCCACCGGAACCCTGAGGCTGTTGCGCCACTCGCGCAGTTCCTCGGCCAACTCCCTCTTGAGCTCTGCCCTGGCGGTCCGGCGCTGCGCCGCAGTCAGTCTAATGTCGACCGGGTCGCGCAGCTCGCAGTGTGGACCCAGCCTGCGCCAACTGATGTAGGCGCGCGCGACCGGGCTGAGCCTATTGAGCCTCTCCATGAACTCTGACGACTCGGCGAGCCTGTCCGGCCCGGGGCTGGGGTCCGGGATCTGCCGGAGCTCTGGGTCGTCGTCGTAGAACTCGCCCATGCCGCAGAGAAACAGCGAGCTGTACTCAGCCAACAGCCCGCGCCTGGCGAGTCCCCTCGTCAACACCTTCCCGAGGTGGTTGGCCACCGCCGACCTGAAGTAGAAGAAGAACGGGACGCCGGACGCCTGGTCGTACCCCTTGGCGCACTTGACGAGCACGTGGTATATCTCGCTGCGCTTGTCGTCGTCGTCGCAGCCGGGGATGCCCCACCGTCTGACCGTCGCTGCTATGAACGGCTCGTACTGCTGGGCGAACTCCGTGGGGTCCATATCACACGTACCCCGCCAACCCCCGGTCGAACTCCGCCCGCTGCGTCGCCGGCACCAGCGCCCTTATCGCGTCCACGTCCTGATGCTTGAGCCCCGGCCTGAACCCCAGGTCGACCAGCTCCCAGCACAGCGCGTTGTTGGATATGAGGCGCCGCGTCGGGTACCCGTCATCTGGGTTGGCGACGCGTATCTCCTGGCTCATGAGGTGTATGCGGAATACCGTGTGGTCGTCGGCGTTGAACGAGATCTTCCAGCTCAACCAGACGTACCTCAACCAGTCCCGGCGCATGTCCGTCACGTCTCGTTCAGAGATACCCGGCGTGTCGTAACCGGCGGTCTCTCCGGTCAGCGAGCGGTACGTCGCCTGGAACCGGTCGATGTCCTTGTGGGGTACGGCGCACGTGAAGTTGCTCGCGTTGGCCGCGAGGAGCCCCACTGTCCGGTAGTAGAGCGGTGTCCGCGCCCAATCGGCCTTGGCCGGGCGGAACGGCTGGAACGTCGAACTGCGGCGCGACCGCCTCGACGGCTCCGGTGGCCTCGTCCTCAGCATCTCCTTGCGAGCGAGGTTCTCGACTATCCGCTCCTGCACGACGAGGCTCGTCTTGACCCTGATGCCGGGCCTGCTGGTGTACTCGACGAAGAGATCGTCCCCGTCGATCTTGACGGCCGTGTACTCGCCCAGCAAGTTGCTGTGCTTATCGCCTACCTGGATGCTCACATGACCACTCCCTTCAAGATCCACTGCCTTGCCAACCTTTCCTTATCATATTATACCACAGTCGGGGGGCGATGGGGGCCTACATGGCGGCATCATTTCGGGAACCCGATTGTGGCCACGTCGACCGCCTGGGACACCACGACCTTCAGCTCTATGCACCCGCACTCCTGGACATCCTTCTTGCCGGGCGGCAGGATGGCCGCCCTGACGCGCATCCTGTGGCCGAGGAGCCTCGCAGCCTGCGCCACGCCCCTCTGACCCGCCTCGTCCATGTCGAGCGCAAGCACGGCCCCCCTCGTGCGGCCGGCGATGAGCGACGCCTGCGCCCTCGAGATCTGCGCCCCGAGCAGTGCGACCCCCGGTATCCCGCACTGCCACAGCCACATGGCATCCAGTGGCCCCTCGACGAGTACTATCTCGTCTGGTGCGTCCGGTATCATGTCCCAGCCGAACAGCACCTCACCCGCCTTGAGGCCGGCCGTGTAGACGTACTTGGGCGACGTGAGCGGGTTGACGTACCTGTACACCAATCCCTCTATCCTGCCGCGGAACGTGATCGGCATCACGACAGCGGCCCGCACCTTGTCCATCCCCACGTCCCATGCCCTCAGCGTCGCAGGCTCGAAACCACGCCCCTCCATGTACTTGTACGTCTGCCCATGCTCGTACTCCGGCATCACCGGCGGACCTTCCGCCACCGCGATGCCCGTTCCGACTATGGCCTTCCTCAACGCTTCATTGCCGGGGTCCGGCGCCTTGACCGACCCGAGCCAGATGTCGGCCTCAGCCTCCGTTATCCCCTTGACCCTCGCCACGAGCTCGGCGAGGCGACCTACCCCGCAGCTGGCGTAGCACACCCAGTAACCGTTCTCGATGGCGATGGCGAACGATGGGTCATGATCGTCGTGGAACGGGCAGAGGCACATCGCCCATGGGTCGCGCTTCTTCTGCTCCACGCGCACGACCTCGATGCCGAGCGTCTCTAGGACCGCGAGGACGTCAGGCCCGGACGACGCCGCCACCAGCTTGCGCAGCCTGTCGGCCCCGCTAGCCATGTCGCAACCTCGGCGGACCCAGCGCCGCCGCCAGCTTCAGCAGCTTGCCCCTGTCCTTCACCTCGCACTCCCAGATCACGTGCACCGTCCAGCCGAGCGCCCTGAGCTCGGCCGCGACCCGCGCGTCGCGCTCGACGTTCCTCTCGAACTTCTCCTCCCAAAACCTGACGTTGGACGCGACCCTCTTCTTATGCGTATGAATTGGGCACCTGTGCCAAAAGTCGCCGTGCACGAAGACCGCGTGCCTCCTGGCGTGGAAGCAGATGTCGGGCTTGCCCGGAAGGTCGGCGCAGCACACCCGGAAGCGGTAGCCCCACGCGTGCAGCGCACGCCTGACCGCCAGCTCCGGGCCGGTGTCTCGCCCGCGTATGCGCGACATCATCCTGCTCCTCACCTCCTGGCTGACCCGATCCGCCACTGTCAGCGCTCCTCGACCAGTGTCCGGTCTATCGGGAAATCCCTGATGGAGTCCCCGTCGACGTCGAACTCGACGATACCGGCCAGGGCGTACCCGCCGCCCTCGAACTCGCTCAGGTCCTCGTCCACCACGATGGCCACGAACTCCCTGGCGCTCCGGTCCACGTATCTCACTAGCTTTACCCTTATCAGATCAGCCATAGAGCGGCAGGTCCTCCACGTAGTAGTCGATGTGGCACTGGCACCTGCACCGCTTGACCTCCCTCGGCGCCTTGCACGCGTCGCACCCGATGTGCGGCATGGCGGCCAACACGGCCTCGAACGACGTAGTCATCGCCTCGTAGAGCCCGCGCCTCGTCTCCACGTCTCCGAGCTGGAGGACGTCGTCCTCGACCGTCGGGTCGGCCATCACACCAGCTCCAGTAGCTGCTGGAGGACGTCCGCCGCCTCGTGCTCGGAGATGGTCGTCGCGCGCTCCTCGCCGTCGTCGTCGTGCAGCGTCTGCAGGACCCAGTCCCCGTACCGCTGGTCTACGACAAGCCCCAGTATGCTGCGCCTGTGCAGCACGGGCGACTCGAGCCCCTCCGTGATCGTGTAGATCTGGAGCCCCGGTATCCCGGCCTCCTCGACCAGCATCTTCGCCTTGCATAGCAGCACCTCACCGGTCAGGGCCGCCTTCTCCCGCTGCTCCTCCCATGAGGGCGCCTTCGCCCCGGTCGCCCCGGTACACGGTCCCATCATCTCATGCCTCCCTCGTCATCCGCGCGTCCCCCGCGGGTATTCTTCGATCGGTCTTCCGCAATCATCATACGAAGTCAACCTGCCCGTCCGCCCCCTCCCTCGCCGTAACCTGCCTGATCATCCCCCTGTTGACGTCGAAACTCAGGTACTGCCTCTGCGTGACATCGGGGCCATCCCTCCACTTGGTTACCCTGAAGATGCGCCTGCCCTTGTTGCCGCGCTGGCGCGCCATGCCGACGACCCTGTTGGAGTCCTCCATGATGGCGTAGCCGTAGGCCGCCTGGCTCAGCTCCGGAGTGTCCTCCTGTATGACCGACGCCTCCCTCGTCGCCTGGGTCGCGCAGAGTATCGGGATCCCCAGCCCCTGGGCGAGCCCCTTGATCCTCTTGCCGGCGTCGAACATGACCTCCCAGCTCTTGCCCTTGCCGGCCAGCAGGTGGAAGCCGTCCAACGCCAGGATGTCCGGCCTGTGCTCGCGCGCGAGGGCCACCACGTCGTCCGCGGTGAACGCCCCGCCGCCCTCCCCGGAGTCGACAGTGATCCAGTCGTCCCGGATCCCGAACCTGTCGAGCCACTTCTCATACGCCGCGACGTCCACTGTGCCCATCCTGAGGTCGTCCAGCGTCAGCCCCCAGTCCTCGGAGTCGAGCCTGGACAGAATGACATCGACGCGCCACTCCATGTCGGTCTTCGTGTTCTCGGGCGACAGCAGGAGGACCCGCCTCCCGGCCGCGTACGCTACGCAGCACCAGTACACGAGCATGAAGCTCTTTCCAGACCCGGTCGCGCCCATGACGGTCGCCACCTCGCCCGGCCGCCACTCGCCTCCTATGTCGTCGAACACCGGCAGTCCGGTCGGTATGCCCAGCGAGCGCCCGGCCGACTTCGCCTCCACCCGCTCGCGGATCAGCACGAGGCGGTCGGCGGCGTCCCTGTCGGACATGCCGACGTGGAGGTCGGTCCCGAGGGACAGTCCCGCCATGTCGGCCGCAATGGCCCTGACGGTACCCTCCGGATCCTCGTCCAGCTTCTGGACCCGCGACATCAGCGACGCGCGCGCCTGGCTCGCCACGCCGGCGCGGACCAACTCCTCGACGTACGTCTGGAAGTCCCTCGCCCCCTCGGCCGGCTCCAGCCCGAGGGCCCTCAAGTCATCGGGTCCCGGCAGCGGCGAGCCGGAGAGCGCCCGCTCCCTGAGCAGCGACCACACGGCCGCACCCGCCTCCGTCTGGAAAGCCTCTACGGCAAGTCCGCGCTTGAGCGCCCACTGGACGGCGTCAGCCGTCCTCATTGCAGACAGCGCGAGGCGCTCCACTTCCGCGGGCGTCAGGTCAGGCACTGATCCCCTCCAACGGCGTCAACAGTAGCGCCAGGTCGTATACGCCGAGCACCTTAAGCCGAGACGGCGGTACCCGCCGCATTATTAGAATACCCGGTTCGGCCACGTGGTAGACCCAGGCGCCGACCGCAGCGCTGTGATCAAATATGAGGTCGGGCCTGAACACGTCAATTGATCGGTATCGCACTTCGAGGAGGACCGTGCGCGTGGAGCAGTGGACCGCGACCTGCCGCATGAGGTTCCCCAGATGGGCGTCGCCAACCTCCATCTCCGGCCAGAGCCAGGTCGCCCGCAGCTTCGGGAACTGCCTGATGATGTCCGGGTGGACGACCCGCTGCGGGACCAGCCCGTCGCGCTCTATCTGCGGCCACATCGCGCATGGGGTGTAGTGGTAGCCGACCCTCAGCTCGCTCACATCACCGCTCCCCTCTCGGACCACAGCCCCTCGAGCGCCGCAGCGCACCCCAGCTGCGCATCTAGGTCGCCGTCCTCGTACGCGCCGCGCCACCTCGACAGCCAGTGGTCCACGGAGGACGCCGTGCGCTCGTCGCCCGCCCCTTCGGAGAGCCACCTCACGTAGCGCCAGGACCCGTCGGGCCAGCCCAGCTTCTCCCTCACGTACGCGAAGTGCACGAACGCGAGGGACGATATGGGGGAGAACCTCGCGCCATCGACCTCGACTATCTCGAGCGCGACGGCCACGACCATGTCCGCGTCGCCGAAGTCCCCCGCCAGGTCGTGCATCCGACGCCGCAGCACGACGTAGTCGCCGTACTGCCCGCCGAAGATCTCCTTCAACCTCGCGTAGACCGGCTCGGCCAGATCGCCCCCGAGCTCGACCCTGCTCTTGACCATCAACCGTATCCTAGTAGTCCAGTTGGTAGCCGCTGTGCGCCGGATCTATGTGTTCCATCCAGTCGCCCTGCGCCCAACCTCCCCACCCGCTGTTCGCGCCACACCTGCTCCGGACGACCCCGAGGTCCGCGAGCGAGTACTTGCACTCACGCTTGAATCCGCAGTCGTTGTACCAGGCATCGAACCACAGCGACCCGTCGCGCTCGTAGGGACCGCTCGTCGCGGTCACCAACTTGGTCCCCAGACCTTGGAAGTGCAGCCGGTAGCGCTGGCCCCTCACCACCTGGCAGAGGCACCGAACGTGGCACGGCCCGTAGTTCGTGCGCGCTGCCTGGTTCGGCCCGTTGCAGCACTCGCCATAGCAGCGGTCATGCCGCACGTAGCACAGGCAGCAGCGGTCGCCACAGCACCCGCACGGCAGGCACTCGCACCCACATCGCCGGCAACAGTCATTGAGCCGTGCCAACGCCTCTGCGTACTTTTTGTACAGCCAGAGCGTGCCCGGGGTTGCCCGACCCTTGTCGTCGGGTGTCTCATGCTGGACGAACTCCAACCAGTTGGACTCGTTCCAACGGCCCCGCACGATCGGGACGACGCTGTGGTCCACTAGCGAGTGGCGGTCGTGGTACCCGCTTGAGGTCACCACGTCAAACCACCACGACCCGCTGCGTATGTACGGACCGCTCGTCGCGGTCACAACACCGTGATCGCCGTACTTGATGTGCATCAGCCGATACTGCTGGCCCCTCACCACCTGGCAGAGGCACCGGACCTGCTTCTTCCCGAAGTCCGGGCGCTTGTCGTTGCTGCAGGCGCAACACCGCCCACACTGCGGGTGGCAGCAGCAAGCGCAACTGCGTGTATGACAATAGCATGGCGGCTCCACGTACGCCGGGGCTATGCCCAGGTGGTGCGCGATCTGCAGCACCCGCCCATCGTTGGCGCGATCAACCTCCTCGCCAAGCCTCTCTCGGGTCGCCTCTATGTCTATGTCGCGCCCGTGAATATCTCCCGGGTAGCCCTTGTCGTCCGGATAGCCCTTACCGCCTCTACCGAACATCCCGTGCCTGCCTTTCCTAGAAGTCCTTCGTCTTCAGCTTGCCTATGACCCGCCGGCCGAACCGCGTCTGCAGCTCGACCGTCGGCCGCGCCACCACGCCCTCGGCCTCGAAGTCGCCCCAGGCCGATCGGATCCCATTGCGCACCATGACGGCCGCCTCATGCAGCGTCGCCACCTTCACGACCGGCACGCGCGAGATCCCCAGCCTATCGGCTACCTCGTAGACGTCCTCGCGCTTCAGCCACACGTCGCCGACCCTGACGTCGAACAGCGTAAAGTCGACGCCGTCGGGGATGTACTTGTGGCCGACCTTCTGTATCCGCTCCCCGAACCCCTCGCCGTAGAGGGTGATCGGGTACGGCACGACGCACCCGCAGGTCGCCGGACCGACGCGACCGAAGCCGCCGCACTCCTTGCAGTCCTTCTGACCGCGCCAGAGCGCCTTCAGATTGTCTGCCGTGAACAGCCTCATGAGCTTGTCCGCCAGAAACGGCGGGATATCCGCGGCGTTCGTGCGCCCGTAGAGGCCGAGGAACCAGTCGTCAAACGGATTCCCACCCGACTCCGGGAACGGCTCCAGCGCCACGCGGATATTCGTCCCGTCGACCTTCTCGGTCAACTCCCACTGGCAGTCGCGGAGGTACCCGAACTCCGGCTGGCTCCAGCCCCACGGTATGACCTTGTGGTCCTCGCCGCGGACCCACAGCGTCTTGATCTTCGGGTACTCCGGTGCGTCCATCACTCGACCTCCAGCTCTGTACCGTAGATGTTGACCCCATACGCCCCGTCGTCGAACGCGACGTCGACGTACGACTTTGGTGGTACGTCAGGGGTCATCCAGGATTGCGCGCCAAACGAGTAGTGCCGGATCTCACCGCACTTGCCTGCGAAGCCGCGCTCCCTGTTGTCGGGGCTGTCAATGGCGCGTACACGCTGGTACCTGGGCGCCATGACCAGATCGACATTCGTCATCCTCTATACTTCCGTACCGTCGGGGGGATCGGACATGTCAACCGCCCTCAGCTGGTCAAGCTGGACCAGCCTGAAGATCCCATCTTCTATGATCACCACCCCGAAGACGTCGTCCTCCGGTGGTGCGTACACGATGCCGACGAGCCGACCGTAGTAGACCCCGGCCTGCTTTTCACCGGCGTTGCCGCCCTTCCGGGCTAGCCTGACTGGTATGTCCATCGTACCATTTCCCTTCCAGCGTCTCGCACGCCCGCGCCTTCATTATCATACCGCGATCGCCGGCGGCCGCGCCGTCAGCGGGCGGCTATGCGGCCTTCTCCCGCCACAGCTCGCACTCGCCCCAATGCTGGCCGACCTTGACGTCGGCGACCAGCGGGACGGTGAACTCCAGTCCGAATCGCTCACGCAGCTCGGGGTACTCCATGACCTTCTTTATGACGGGTACCCACTTGTCAACCAGGTCCTCCCTGACCTCGAACAGTATCGAGTCATGGACCTCGCCGACCATCCTGCACTCGTCCCAGTCCAGCTCGAGCCCGAAGATGCCCTCTGACGTCAGCGTCAAGTCGCCGCCGAACCCCTGCACCGGGGAGTTGATGGACTGCCGCTCGGCCTCTGCGCGTAGCCCCTCGTCGACCGACATGATGGTCGCCAGGTGCCGCAGCCGACCGGCCGGGTCCCTGACCTCCAGCGACTTCCGCAGGATCGCCTTCTGCCGCGCGTGCCACGACAGGAGCTCGCGGTACAGGCCGAAGAACATGGCCCGGAACGCCGTCGCCTCCTCGAGCGAGACGGTCAGCCCGTACTTCTCCTTCGCGTACACCTGGAACCCGCGGGCGCCCATGCCGAAGAGGAACCCGAAGTTGACCGCCTTGGCCATATCCCTCTCGACCTTGGTGACCGCCGACTCTATAGCGGCCATGAAGTCATCGTGGTGGAGCAGGTCCTCTATGCCCTGCCCGGCGAGGCCGAACCGGTCTACCAGCTTCCCGAACTTGCCGGTCACCTGCGCCGCCGTCAGGGAGTGGATGTCCCGCCCCAACTGGAACGCCAGCAGCATGATCGGGTCGCCGGACAGGAACGCCGCGATGCGCAGCTCGACCTGCGAGTAGTCAGCGTCGATGAACCGCCACCCAGGAGGCGCGCCGAAGATGGACTTCAAGTAGACCTCACGCGGCACCTGGTGCAGGTTCGGCGTGGCGCAGCTCCTCCGGCCGGTCACGGTGCCGACCATGTTGAAGAACGGGTGCAGCCTGCCGTCGGGTCCTAAGAACTCCTTCCACTGGTTGAAGAAGGTGATCTGCTTCTCGGCGTGCCTGAGCATCAGCACGAGGTCGATCGCCGGGTGCTGGCCCGCGAGCTCGTCGAGGGCGCTCTTGTCGGTCGCCGGCGCCTTCTTCTTCGGCGTCAGCCTGTGCGCCTTGACCCCGAGGCCCGCCTCCCCGAACAGCCACTCCAGGAGGAATGTCGAGCTCGACCCGAACGGGTGCCCGAGCTTCGACTTCGCCGCCTGGGCCTCCGCGTCGCCGAGCATCGCCGGCGGGACGAAGTTGTACAGCTTCTCGACCGTCTCCGCCACGAGTACCTTTGTCTCGCCCTCGCGCGTCTCCAGCCGCTTCTGGTCGAGCCATATGCCGTGCACCTCTGCCTTGCAGAGCGCGGCCGCCCCCGGTAGGCAGGCGTACTTGTACAGCCTGGCGAGCTGCTGGTCCGCCCCTAGCTTCTCGCGGAACTTCATGTAGAGCCCGTGCGTATGCGCGACGTCGACGCCGGAGTAGATGGCCATCTTCTCGAGCGGATCGGGCGGATCGAACTTGATCTTGCCCTTGCCCCAGCGCGACGCGCCGAGCTCGGAGACCGCCAGGTCCTCGAGGTTTATCGGCCTGTTCTCGTCCAGCAGGTGGGCCGCGGTGGCCGTGTCGAACCAGACGTTCGGTGTGATGCCGCGGCGGTATGTCCACCGCGAGTCGAACTTGGCGTTGTGCCACACCGTCTTGCCGCCCTCGAGCAGCGCGCCGATGCGGGTCCACAGGTCTCGCAGGTATGACTCGTGCCCAACCCACGGCGACTCAGGGTGCTCGAGCGGGATGACGAAGCCCAGTTGCGGGTCGTCCGACAGCGCGAGCATCCATATCTTGGCGCCGGTCCTGAAGTCGAAGAAGCCTTGGGTCTCGAGGTCGCAGCTGAACGGGCCGGCCTTCTCGAACCTCGCGAGGCAGAGATCCACCTCCTCGCGCGTCATGCAGATCCTGACCTCCGGGTCGGCCGGTGGCGCCTCCCCGCGGAGCCTGCGCACGAACCTCCCGACGTCGCCATAGAAGTTGTCGTGGCCGTTGGGGTGCTCTAGGACCCACGACGGGTGCATCGATACGATGACCCACGCCTTGAGGTCCTCGTCGAAGTACTCCTGCCCCCTGGCCGATGTCACTGCCTCCTTGCCGGTGATGGCCTTGAGCGCCGGTGCGCCCATGAGGAGGATGACCTTCGGCTTCACTGCCTCGATCTCCCGCCTGAGGTAGACGCCGCACGGCTTGATCGCCTTCTTAATGTCCGCGTCCCTGTTGCCGGCGGCCGGCGGAGCGCACTTGACCGCGCTCGTCACATAGACGTCGTCTCGCGCCACCCCGGCGTCGGCGAGTATCTCGTCCAGGTAGATCCCGGGCTCATTGCGCAGCGGGCTCCCGACCCTGTCGTCCACCAGTCCCGGGGCCGAACCGATGATCATCCCGTCGGCGGGGACCGGCCCGTCGCCCATCATGCAGACGTTGAGAACCCCCTGCGACAGCGGGCACGCCTCGCACCGCGGGTTGCGCACGTCCCGCCGCAACGCGGTAGCGCCCGGAGTCAGGGGCGGCACATCCTCCGCCTCCAGGTTCCGGACGTCGTTCAGCTGCCTGTCGGTCCGCGGCTTGTAGCGCGGAGCCTCACCGTCATTCACCATGCTCTGATGTCTCCGCTGACAGTAACATACCCGTCCAACCCGGCCTGCCCGAGGGGGTCAAGCCCCGCGAACATGTCCAGGATGACAGCACCCGGCGGCGTGCTCGCCCGGGCCAGCGCGGCGTAGATCTCCGGCGGCTTGCGCGACCCGCCGATCGGCGGGGCGAAGAACACAGTCGGAACAGACTTAGTCATGAGCGGCCGCCGGCGCAACTTCACCGGCTTACCTGCCATCTCGGCGCTGACGTCGTCATACGACCGCCGCCAGAAGCACACGATGAACTCATGCGCGACGCGATACGAATGCCCAAGCCCGATCCTCAAGTCTGTCCCATCCTTGCGCGTCTTCACCCAGACGAGCGTATGGAAGTGCTCCAGCATCAGGGGGTAGTTGCCAAGCAGCCAGCCGAGCTTCTGCTCGGGGCAGAACACATAGAGGTGCGCGCCGGGCTTGAGGACCCTGCACGCCTCGGCGATCGCCTCCCGCATCTGGTGGTCCTCCAGGATGGGGTAGTCCGTCGCCTTGACGGCCTTCGCCCTCGCGCTAACGCGCCGGTCGAAGTGCCACGGCGGGTCCGTGATGATGGTGTCGACGCTCTCGTCTGCCAGCGGCAGCCTCAGCGCATCTAGCCTAATGCTCGTGTGCATCGTTCAGTCCCACAGCGCCGGCCAGTACAGCGCGAACAGCCTGAGCGCCTCGATGATCTGCGGATCGGTCTCCGGGTTCGCCCAGGCGTCGCCGAGCAGATCCTCGGCGGTGGCCATCCGCTCGAAGCCCTCGATCATCGTCGTCAGCGTCTCCCGCCACCAGCGGCGACACTCGTTGTCGGCGTCGTCATCGTCGCACGCGACGCCCTGGGAGAAGCTGCTGGGGAACGGCATGTCCGGGCACCAATAGCCGTGGCCCTTGTCCCGCAGTTCCGTCAGCATACCGACCATGACGCGCCCGAAGTATGAGTACCCCACCCACCAGTCGCCGTCCGACCAGCCGCGGCGGCCGCGCTGCACGAAGCACCTCGCGGCGTACCACCTGTCCTGCAGCCAACTGATCAGCCTCACTTCGCCACCATCGCAATCACGCCCTTCAGGTAGATCATCCGCCGGCGCAGCTCGTCCGCGTCGTGGATGTCGAACTCCTGCATCGCGCGCCCGACCGCCAGCCACTCGGACAGCGGCCGCCCGTAGAGCGACCCCTCCGCCGCCGGCCCGAGGCCGGCCATGAGCGCCGACTGGATCTCGCTGAGCACCTGCTTGTCCGAGAGGTTGCCCCTCGACGCCATCGCCCCTTGGATCCGCCGGAGTATGAGGCTGAGGTCGTTGCCGTCGTTCCAGGCGAGGGCGATCCTCGCCGCGACCTCCCAGCTTAGCTGCGACAGCCCGAGCTCGGGGATGTCATACTTCTCGCACGGCAGGCCGCGCGCCGCGCACCACTGGCAGACGTCTACCGTCACCTTGGTCGGCAGCGGGTCGCCGTCCGCTATGCGCCTACGCCTGCCCATCGCCTACCGCCTCCTCCGGACCCGTGTCCTCTCGCACCAGCTTCTCCCTGAGCTCCGGCCTGGCCTCGAGGATGCCGTTGACCACGGCCTCGAGCTGTGCGTCGTCGTGGTGCCCGATGAAGAACGCGATCTTCTGGTCCGGGCGTGTTGGCCCCCCACTGACCAGGATCTCCAGCGTCGTGAAGTTGGAGAAGTCGCGGACCTTGGCCACCAGCGGGCGGCCAACGGTATGCACCGAGACCTCGACTATGACCGTGCCATCGATGTCATCGCTCATAATACCTCTGCCCCCTTCAGGTCGTCCACGTAGACTGACGGCTTGCGCGCCGGTGCCTCCGTAACGCAGGCCACGAGGTCGGACTCCTTGAGCTCCTCGCGCTCGATGGCCTTGTTCACCCTGTCAACGTCCAGCTCCCACGCGGTCGCCTTGGTGATTCGCGCGAAGACCCGGTCGCCGATCTTCGACTGGAGCGCGCCGTAGTCCATGCCGGGCGTCCCGGTCGTGTACGTCACGCGGATCTGCCGTCCGACCGTGGACAGCGGGATGATCCTGCTGGCCCCGACGAGCGGCACCAGGTCGACGTACTTCTCGACGGTCTCCCGTATCTCGCCGCGCAGCAGCGCCATGCGGGCAGACTTCGCCTTGATCTCCGCGTCCAGCGAGTCCACCTCCACCGCCCTCGCCGCCAGCGCGCGGATGACCGCCGGCGGTAGGCTCAGCTTCTCGTTCGCCATGATGCCTTGACCTCCTCCATCTCCTGTACCGATATGACCCTGAAGTCCGCCGGGTACTGCGTGAACCCGCCCGGGTACGAAGACTCCGTAGGTGCCCTCAGCCCGATGAGCGGCATAACCGCCCTCTGCCTCAGTAGCCTCGAGCCCCGACCCGTGCCGGCCTCGTGCACCAGGGTCTCGTCGATCGTGAGCTCGATGCCCTCGACCAAGAATACCTCGTCCGGCCGCTCCCTATTCTGAATCCAGTCCCCTACCCTCACCTCGTGCCTCCGATCATATTATACCCCGTGCTTGCGCCAAGCCGCCTTGAGCCTCCCCATCGTCCTGGGTGACCGGTCCGTCATGACCTCGAAGTCCCACGGCGACCGCAGGACCTGGTCCCCATACGGCGACCCCGGCGGGGCCGTCAGCTGCAGTATCGGCATCGCCGCCAGCTGCCTGTTGCCGCCCCTCGCGAGGTACCCCTCGTCTATCTCGAGCTCGATGCTCGCGACCAGGAAGACCTCGTCCTGCCGCTTCCGGTCCCTGGGCCGGATGTAGTCCCCTACCTTCATCGCGACGCGTCCTCCCATGGGAATAGGAATCGCGCGAGCGACGCGCGCAGCGGGGGCGGCAGACGTGGGACTATGGCCTCGTTGCCGTTGTCCCAGCGGACGATGACCGTCTTGCCGAGCCGCCGGGCCTTGGCCGCCACCGACAGCACATGGCCGTCCCTCGAGCCCCAGTGCAGGAACGCATGCACCTCGTCGCACTTGTCCACGATGTCGTTGTTCATGGCGTCGAGCGCGGCCCATTTGTCGGTGCCCCTGCCGCCGACGAGGACGAAGCGGTCCCAGTCGGGTCGGCAGACGACCGTCTCGAGGCTGCGTGCCTCGGCCGCCCACGCCGCGGTTTCCTCTACGCCCTTCGCCCCCGTCGAGACCACTACCGTCCCGACCGGGAGGTCGCGCACGTAGCTGACCACACGCATCGAGTTGACGCCCGACTTCGGGCCTACGATGGCTATCCTAGTCATCGCTGACCTCCTCACCTCTAGCAACCAGAGGAAGTGGTACGGGACGGATAAGTGCACGCTCAGTCGTGATCATCGCGAGCGCCGCATCGATGCCGTCCGACTCCCTGTACCCGCAGTTCAGACAGTAGAGGTCGCCCCGCTCGCTGAATAGCCGCCCGCGGCAGCGCGGACACGGGTCCCCTACCTTCAATATACGCCCCGTCCTCGCGGGGGCGGCCGGCTTGGCCGGCTCGTCCTCCACCAGTGGTTCGGTCGCCCGCGGCGGCAACGCCCACAGGCACGTCGGATGCCCGCCCGCGCGGGACATCTGGCCGACGATGCCGAGCGTGTCCTTCGCCGCGTACAGGGTTCGTTCGCCGAACCCTATGCCCTCCACGGCCATCCGTATCTCCGGCAGCGGCCGTGGCCCACCGGCTAGCATGCCCGCCAGTATCATCATGACCTTGTCGACCGACGGGCGCGCCCTGGCAGCGCCGCGGAGCTCGACCTCGTCGGGCAGCACACAATCTGGCAGTACGCAGTCCTCGCAGCAGGCGCCGCCGTATGGGCACCCGCACGGCGCCGGGTGTCCACACCCCACGCGTCCGACCCTACTCTTGCCTATCGCTTGCATCGCCACCACGGCGATTCTCCTTTCGCTATCGGATCCCTTCCGGATCTGTCATGTCCATGACGAACGCGCCCGGGGTCTTCAGCAGCTGGATCAGGGGATCGTCCTCACCCTCCCAGCGGCGCGCCGGGCTGTGCATTGGGTTGTCGCACTTCACCCTCGGCAGGTCCTGCTCCGTGTCCCAGACCTTGACCATGTTCCCGCCGCATGCGCACTTGCTCATCATATGCCTCCCTTGACTGGCGCCGCCATCAGGTCCCTGACGGCCTCGACGATGGCGTCCAGCACGCCCGTCGCGTGCTCGCGGTAGATCTCGACCCCTATCCTCGTCGGCAGGAACCGGTCCCCGCTGGCCGGAAGCCAATACTTCCTGATGCTGACCGAACGCACCCCGGTCTTCGGGTTCGTCTGCGTCGAGACCCGGAGCTGCGTCGTCGGGTTGACCATGAAGGTCCCGAAGACCTTCGACTTATCGGCTCGCTTGCCAGCCATACTTCCTCCGCGGCTTGCGCCGCCCGGATGCCCGCCGCCTCGCCGGCTTGAAGTCGCTGATCTTGTGCCTGCTCTTGCCGAACCCCGCCTCCTCCTCGCGCCTAAGCGTATCCATGCACTCGTAGCACGGCGTGCCCTCGCGCAGTACCGGCACCAACATCGCGCCGGGGACCTCCTCGTCCGGCTTGTTCTTGTCGAGATACACCCGAACCCTCATGGCCGGGATGCCAGGTGGGCACCGCTCGTCGACCATGAACGTGTGGGCGTCGCCGCCTCCGCCTAGCACTATGCCCCTGAACGGGCACCGCCCGTTGGCGAGCCCGACGTCGGCCGTCCCTACCGCCTGCTCCTCTGCCTTGCCGTCCTCGTCGCCCATGTCTAGCTCCTCTGCTGCTCGTCCAGCGCCTGGAGGACCGCCATGACCAGGCGGAATCTCCCGCGCTTCTCTGGCGGTATCCTGGCCTCCAGCTTCGCGTTCTGCTCCTCGCGCAGCTGCCTCAGCCATACCGGCACCGCATTCGGGTCAACCATAATCGTCGTCTCCTTCGCTACCTTCTGCCCGTTCATCCGACGGCCGAAGCCGGTCGCCGGGTCAAGGGGCAGAAGCCCCTTGGTTCCGCTAGCCGTGCTGGATGTGCGCCAGCTCAGTGAGGTTGCGATCTTCTGGCGTCTCGTCGTCAGACGACGTCTCACACAGGCATACGGGCTCGTCGCCATACGCGCTCAGTCGCCGAATGCACGTCGCGCACCGGATGAGGTCCAGAACCCCGAGCTCCCGGGCCCGCTTTATGTCCACCAAGCGGTCGACGTAAAACTCGACGTCGTCCGCGTCCAGACGCCTGAGCTCCTCGACTGTGGCCGTCCCGCGCTCCTCTAGCTTGATCGTGCCGTCCTTGTCGAACTTGACTGTGTCCCAACCATTTGCCATGACCAGTTCCTTTCTGCTAGGGCACCTATACGATTGTTAAAGTCCGTGTGCCTTCACTATTATAATCGGCACATCCGCCGAAACACGAACGCCTCATGACAGGCCGTTCACATATAATAATGCGCGAACTAGCCAAACGCTACGGCCTACCTAGTCGCGATGTACCGGCTCCGCGCGTCAGCGTCCCATTTCGTCTTCTCGAACGTCTCGACGAGGTACTGGGTGATCACCTCGACCAAGCCTGGGCCTCCGTCCGGCTTGTAGTCCTGGACGCACCCGATGATCTCGCGGGCGTAGAACCCGCACTCGCGCATCCTCTCGGCCGCCTCGCGCGCCGGCTGCTCGCGCTCCCTCTGCTCCCTGGCCAGCCGGGCCGCCTTGATCGGTTCGTAGTCCTCCATGCTGAGGATCGCGTTCCTGGCGTTGAGGACGCCGTGAACCCAGGACTCCACCGTCCCGTCGTGGTTGACGTACTGGACCCTGACGTAGTGGCGCTTGGCACGGCTGCCGTAGAAGCTGCGTCGACCCTCGAAGACGTCCGGCTCCGCGACCACCGCGAACTGCCAGTAGCCCTGAGGCGAGTAGCGCGACGGCCGCCCATTGCACACCATGACCTCCTGCCCTACCGTGAACTCCCGTCTCGTTGCCCTAGCCATCTGCTGTCTCCTCTGCCTTCTGCCCTATCGTGCGCCCACCAGGCGGTGGGCACGCGGAGGGGCAGTAAGCCCGCTCCGTTGTGTCTCAATTAGCCCCCCTGCCTGATGCTGACCGCCCGCACCTTGAGGGCGTCGAGGTCGGACTGCATCCTCTCGTAGATGCCGGCCGTCGTAAGCAGCATGCTCGCCGCCTGCGACTTGATGTCCGCGCCGGCGCCCGCGAGCGTGGAGAGGAACTGCCCGTCGATCTTCGGACGGTGGAACCCGTCCTTGGTAGCCGTCGGGACGTACTTGTGGTCGACCCAGGCGGTGACCGCGTTCAGCAGCCCCCAGGCCGACTCCTCGCCGTCGCTCTTGTAGAGGCTGACGATGGCGTCGACCTTCTCCTGCCGGCGCGTGTTCTCCTCGCCTGGCAGGTCTTCCTTCTGGGGGAAGAGGGCGTTCAGCAGCGGCTCGATCATCGGCAGCCCGTCCGTGTCGGCGAGCTGGTTCATGGCGATGCCGTAGAGCTTGAACGTGTCGACGCTGATCCCCATGATCTGGCGGGCGACCGCGATCTTGCGGTTGATGTCGCCAGTGTGGGGGATGTGGACCGTGAGCTCCTTCTCGCCGTGCCAGAGCGCAGCCTGCAGGGTGTTCCAGCAGACGACCCGCTCACTCGTCGGGATGGCCCTGGCCGCCGACAGCCCGTCGTGCGTCGTCGTGAAGAGGATGAACCTCTTGCTGACGTCGCCGCGCTTGCCGATGATCATGTCCTCTGGGACCCGGCACAGCGCCCAGAACGTCTGACCGCCGCGGAGCGAACCAGCCGCCTCGTAGCCGAGCTCCTCGGTCGCCACCAGGTGGTCCAGGAAGCTGATGCCATCCGCGTTCTGGATGGGTCGGTACGCGCGCCCGACGTTGCCGAGGACCGCGCCATCGGTCTCACGAACGACCGCGAAGCGCCCGGGCATCTCGACGAACCTGCCGCCCAATCCCCTTGTGTACGCCTTCCGGATGCCCACCGTCCAGTCGGTGCCAGACAGCGCGCATACCTCAGCTGAGGACATCGCGCCCTTGACTACCGTGCCTAGACCGTGCCACGCCGGTTCGTCAGCGTACGCTGCCGATTCGACCTTGTGTGCCATTCTTGTACCTCCTCAGATACCTTCTGCCCATTCACCCGGCGGCCGAAGCCCGGTCACCGTGTCAAGGGGCGGAAGCCCCCTGGTCCTACGCAATCTGCACCTTGCCGTCCTTCTCGAAGCAGGCGTAGTCATTGCCGCGGTCGTCCTCAAGGAGGAGCGCCCCCGGACCATTGCCTTCCTCGTCACGCAGCGGGACGAACCGTAGTCCGCCCTCGAGCTCGATGACGACTGCCGTCGGGTCCCCATACCAACCCCACGAAGACTGCTCCTGCGGGGTCATGGGGCGGAGTGCCGTGATTCTCTTGCCAATGATGGTTGGTGCCTTCATGACCGTGCCTCCTCAATAACCGTCTAGCCTACCTGGACCACCCTGCCGCAGCGGGCGCAGTCCCAGTGGTGCTTGCCGCAGTGCGTGTGCTCGCCGTCGGGGACGTAACGCGGCTCGAGTCCCCCGTCGTCGCATGTGCACCAGAACTCCGTGGTGTTGTTCAGGTCGCTCAAGTCGAAGCCGACAAGCTCCGTATCCGTAAGCGGCTTGCGGTCCGGATGCAGACCGTCCACCCGCGCGGCCTTCGCCGACTCGCGGTCAATCACCACAGTCCTGCCCATCTTCCCGAGGCGCCTCGCCTTGCGCGCGTCGAACGCCGCATGCAGCTCGCCTTCATTCTTATATCCGAACAGCCCGTTGTCTGCCATCTGCCTTGTCCCTTCCGTAACCGCGACCGCCATCGGCGGCCCTCTACATACTATAACGCACGAAGGCTCGAAACGCTACGACGCCGACCGCTCCTGCCTCCCGCGACCGTAACCGGCCAGGAAGGCGAGCCGCTCGTCGCGGCCCCAGAACAGGGACGCCTCGCCCCTGAGTGCCTGCCGCGCGCTCTCGCGCCTGCTCTTGCCGTAGTGCCTGCCTGTCTCGTAGATGTGCACCATATCCTCACCTCTCGACCGTGGCCGTCATGTCCGGCCCTTCATTATAATAATCGGCCGAACGGGTCAAACGAGAGCAGCCCGAACGGCCGAAAGCACAAAAAGATCGCAGAATTATCGCCGATGCCGTATCTGGCGCCTCGGAAGAGGACCCGGAAGAGGGCCCGGAGCTCCCTCGTCGCCGCCGCCTATCACGTCCAGGACCTCGCACACCAGGACCGCCTTACCCTCGGCCGCGAGTGCCGCCGCGCGCCTGTCGCGCACCGACGAGTCCTCGAACTTCTCGATTCGCATCCGCTCATTGTCGAACGAGATGATCCTGTACCGGTACCGCGGGGCCGTCACGGCAGCACCTGCGACGCGACCAGGAACGACCGCCCGTCCGCCGACAGTCCGACCGGTAGGTACCCCCGCTCGATGATGCTGAGCAGCGGGAGCCACACCGCGGGGGCCTCGTCCCACGCCTCCCACAGCCCCATGACCCACACCGGCCTCAGCCACTTGTACGCCGACGCGTGCGCCGGCTCCGAGACGTTCTGTAGGTGCCCGAACGCCAGCTGCCGCAGCATGTCATACCGGTCGTCGGAGTGCTCCCTCAGCTGCCTGTTCGCGTCGTCGTACTTGGCGCGCCACACCGGGTTGAGCGGCTTCTCGAACCACCTGTCGAGCGACGTCCACGCCACGCGCCCGCCGATCGGCTCCTGCTCGATGGCCGACTGCGGGATCGGCGACGTCTCCGCCATGCGCTTGAGGTGCTCCCTCACGGCCGCAGAGCATGCCTTGAGCGGCGACTCGACCGGGTAGAACATCCTGGCCGACCACACCCTCCAGAACGCCTGCGCGGTCGCGCGCGCCGGCCACTCGCCTATCCCCTCGTCCCGGCTCACCGCCTCGAGCCACTTCCAAAGGACGTTCCGCATGGTCCCGTCCGGATACGTCTCGGTCTCCTTGAGGATCTGAGCGAAGCACGTCTGCGTCCAGACCTGCAGGCTGGACAGGCGCAGCTCCACTCCCAGGTCCCGCGCCACGGAGATCAGGTGTCCCCTCTCGACCTCGAATGCCATCCCGCCCCCCTACTCCTGCGCCGGCCTGTGCGCCACTACGAACACGTTCTCCGGTGTGACCCCGCACGGCCAGAACCCCATGAACACCACGTCCAGGAGGTTCCCCCAGCCGGAGTCCTCCTCGACCGCCATGTCCCACAGCGCACGCTGCGCTATGAGCCTCACGTCCTGAAGCGCCAGCCGGCCAACCCTGTCCATGGCCGCGCGCTGCAGGGCGACCACAGCCGTGAGGATGTCATCGAGCCGCTGAAGGTATGTGTTGCCCTCGGCCTGGGCGCCCATCGACTGTCGCGCCTGCACGTGCCGCGCCTGCCATGCCCCACCGAGCACCCTCGGTGGCCCCCACGGCACCACGTCGACCCCCTCCAGCTCCATGCCCTGCTTCTCGGCCCACGCCGTGATCGGCCCGGCCACGCTCGCGAGCGGCTTGTTCGGGACGAAGAGCTCCGCAGTCCCGAGGGTGTCGATGGCGCGCGCGATCTGCTCGCCGCCCGCCGGGTAGGCGGAGAAGAAGTCCCTGAGCATCGCCAGCCGCTGCTTCTCCGGCAGCCGACGCATGTCCTCTACGATATTGTTCCAGCAGCACATCTGGGCGACGCGCTGCGACTTCTTGTCGCCATGCTTCCAGGCGGCTGTAAGCCACGCCTCCCGTGCAGCGTGGGCGTCGAATGGCCGTGCCAGGCTAGCGTCCAAGGCGCTCCTCCATCGTTATCGCCTTGCTGTCCTGCGTCCAGTACAGCAGGCCGCCGAGGGCACGTAGGGCGCGCTCCAGCTCCTTGCGCTGGTCCAGGCCCGGCAGGCTGTCCAGGTATATCTGCACGTGCAGCGACTCGCGGAGCAGGTACGCGATGACCAGCCACGTCGGGCCCTCGCTGACCGAGACCCGGAGAACCTTGCCGTGGTAGACCTCGCTGCAGTGCTGCTCGCCCTTGCCCATGACGCACCGGCAGCCGATGCTCGCGCAGAGCAGCAGCGAGCGGCAGATGATGCCCTGCACCTGCTCGAACGCGGCCTCCAGCGTCGGGTAGTCGTTCTGAATCCAGGCGTCGTAGTGCTGCATTAGCAACCCCCCTCCAAGTATGTGCACGGGCACACCGTTACCCCGCTGTGCCGCAGCTCGAAGTGCAGGTGGTATCCCGTCGAGTGCCCTGTGTTTCCGCAAAGCCCGATCCCATCGCCGCGCGCGACCTCGTCGCCGGTGCTGACCATGAGCGAGCCTGCCTTCATGTGGCCGTACCTCGTAACGTACTCGCCGAACGCCTTGTCCCTGATCTCGACCATGTAGCCGTAGCCCGTGGCCGGGTTGTCCACCGTCGTCGGGTCTAGCCCGGCGAACGTCACATACCCGTCATGCGCCGCCTTGATCGTCTCTCCCCCGACGCCCGGGGTGCAGCCGATGTCGATGGCCGAAAGGGCCTCAGGCGACGCCATGTGCCACGCGCAGTCGGCCGTAAGCGGCGCCCGCATCGGCCAAGACAGCCAGAACGACGGCAGCGGGAACGAGAGCGAGCCCATAGCCACCAGGCACTGCGTGAAGCGGGCGATCCACTGCCTCGACAGCTCGCCGCTGGCGCTACTGCCTGGGTGCCCGCTATCTGCCGCGACGGCCTTGTACAATGCGATACCGGTCAACCCGGCCGCCTTGTTTGCGTCCCAAGCCGGCTTCATAGAGGCCATGGCGACGCTCGCGTTGGTCGCCGGGTCGAGCAGCTGCGCGCAGGTCATCCCCGCGCCCTGGCCGCCGCACCTGTTGAGCATGAACAGGCCGAACGAGCAGCAGCACGTCGTCGGGTGGTCGCTCTGGGTGCACGTCGCGCACAGCGCGCAGTTCAGGGCCGGGTTGGGGCAGCAGTCCCCCGCGGCGTCCGCGTAGCCGGCCGACTCGCGCACCATGACCGCGATGTAGAACGCCATCTCCTCCCAATCAGATGTCTGACCCGCCACCACCCAGACGAGGTTCAGTATGGCGTTGCACACCTCGTATGTCCCATCCGGGCAGCTGAGCGTAGTCGTCTGCCCGCAGTCCCCGACGCCACCGGGGCCCGGTGGTGTAACTGGTCCCGGTCCCGGGCCGGTCGGTATCGGCATGCAGGGCGAGACGAGCGCACCCATGGACGGCAGTATCGGGTGCAGCATATCCGATGCAGCGCCCCCCGATCCGATGGACGGGAGTATGGTCGACGCCGGCGTAACGACCAGTAGGAATCTTCCGCACTCGTTCATGGCCAAGAACCCACCATAGAAGGTGAGCTGCAAAGTGTAAGCGTCGGCGTCGGCCGCGCTGGGCGTCCCACTCAGGCGGAAGACCTTGTGCGACAGCCCCGTGGCTGGGTCGACGTAGTCCTCGAGCTCGTCCTCGACACGCGTGCTGAAGCCCGCGCCGGCATTCAACAGGATCAACGAAGATCCGACGCTAATCCAGCCTGGGTAGAACCACGGAAAGCTGGGGTCCTCGTATGATGCGCACGGGCGCAGACCATACAGGAAGATCCAGTTGGGTAGTCTGCCGAGTCGCCAGCTCTCGACCGCCAGGCGCATCTCCCACGGCTGGCCGGCGACCAGCGCCGGGACCTGCCCGAGCGACCACCAGACCAGTTCGCCCACTGGACCCAGGAGGCACGGTCCGCCCTCGTAGATGTCCAGGTCCCAGAAGTCGGTCGGGGTGATCGCCTCCCCGACGGCCGTGTAGAGGCCCTTGGACTCTATCGCGTCGAGATCGTCGAACATGACCAGGCCCGCCGTCGGATGCCACGTACAATCGCATCCGGCGCCCAGGTCCGACGTAGTGACGTCGAAGCCGTCCACCACGTACTGGACCATGCCCTTGAGCGTCTCCGCATCGGCGGACGTCGTGCGGAGGTCGAAGACGAACTCTCCCCGGACCATGGTCTGGGTCCCATAGACGGTCTGATGCCAAAGCCAGGCCGTCGAGATGTCAGATGTCCCGTTGGCCGGGTCGACGCGATGCGCTAGGTTGAGGACCGCATTGCAGAAGACATTATCCGTCGACGCCAGTACGCCGAAGCCGTCATGACCCGACGTCAGGTTGTTATAGAGCCCCAACCAGTCAGCCAGCGGCTCAGCCGGGGTTATGAGGTAGATCGGCCGCAAACGACCCGCCTGCGCAACACGGGACGAGGTTATCAGCGCCGAAAGCGCGCGCGCCGGCGTAGCGTGAGTACCGACCCAGGGGGAGAAGTACGCCTGTACGTTCGAAGCAACCGCCCATCGTGGCTCGATGGTGATGTCGGCCATGTAGAAGTCGATCTTCGTCCCCAAGGGGTCGAGCAGCCTCATGATGCCGGCCCAGCTCGAGCCCTCCGCCGTCGGGACCTCGTAGGCGCCCCTGCCGGCGTCGAACACGACGCCGACCTTCAGGCCGTAGCCGATCAGGTCATCTAGCCCTCCGGCCGGCCCCAGCATGTACTGCAGCCTCTGCCAGTCCTCGCCGGCCGGGTCCGGGAGCCACTCGGACATCGGCCTATCCTTGTCGTTCAGCTTGAACACTAGGCCGGTGAGCCCGCATGCCTGCGCCCGCCCGGCATAGTCGGCGGCGGATGCCGACAGCGCGGTCCGCACCAGCGCGTACTTGCCCGGCGTGACCCTGTCCCTGAGCACCGGTACGGCGGGCATGGCCCTAACCCTCGATGATCACGCGCAACAGGGAGTTGCCGTCCGTCATCCACCCGCACGAGAGGCCCTCGTCGTACGTTATATTCACGCTGTAGCGGATAGTGACGTCCGTCGCCGTCAACTCGGTCGGGTACCAGCCCGCCCACTGCCCGTCGGCCGGACTGAGTACCAGCGCCATCGTCATCGCGACGACGGTCCCCAGCTTCGGGACCGGCCGGTTGAGGGCATCGACGTTGCCCGAGTCCTGCGCGACCTGCACGGAGATCTTCTTCGGGATGACCCCCTTATTGTGCGTCCACCGGTGCGATCCGGTGCCGTCCGTCTGCCACCACCCGAGGTCCTTGTGGTTCGACTGAGCCGCTATGAGCTGCTCCTGCCGGCGCACGCCCTTGACCACCTGCTCGCCGAACGACCGAAGCGGGTTGCGCGCGAGCTGGAGCGTCATCTGGTTCGCCGGCCACGAGTACTTCCAGCTGTCGACGACGAAGCTCTTCTGGATGCCGAGGTGATCTATCTGGACCGACACCAGCTGGCCGGGCACGATCGGGAAGCCCGCCAGGTTGCGGGGGAAGTACGGTATCACGACGGAGCCGGCCATGGCGCCGCGGTAGCGGGCCAGCGCCGGGTTCCCAGTGTAGAGGTTGGCGTACGCGCGGTCGCGCAAGGCCCTCGACATATAGTTCTCCGAGTCCGGGAGGAACTCGTGGGTCCAGTCGCCAGTAAGCGCCTCGTCATAGTCGACGATCTCGCGCCGCGACGCGTACAGCCCGTTCACCGGGTCCCACGTGTCTTCGGCCGACTGCAGCACGTTACCAGTCCCCGAGCTCCCGGCCGGCGCCGGCGGCGTGTACTTCGCCTCGCCGGTGCCCACGACCCGGCTGCGGCTGAAGATGTCCGACCCGAGCTCCGGCATGCTGTAGCTGATAATGGGGACAACCGCGAACTTGGTCCCGGCCAGCTGCACAGTCCCGTACTGCAGGATGATGGCCGGATCCCATGCCTCGTCCCCGCGCTTGAAGTACATAGCCTGGTGGCCACGCCGCTGGTTCACCGGCCCGCACGACAGTGGCGCCGGACCGAGTGGCGGCGGCGCGGGCGGGGGCGGTCCGCATTGGGCGCCGCTGTAGTAGTCTATCTGGAACTCGCCCCCTATGCCGGCGTCCGGGAACGGCACCGGCGGCGGAGCGGGCCCGAGCGGCGGAGGCGGCGGCGCCACGCCCATGACTATGTCATACGCATCGACGAGCGGATGCGTCGAGCCGAACCCGATACCCCACGGGTCCTCGCGCGCCAGATTCCTGATGGCGTCCAGGATCGTGTAGCCCGTCGCGTCCTCGTAGTTCACCTCGATCGGCTTCGAGTTGAGCCAGTTGTACGGGTACGAAACGAACAGGATGCCCTGCCTGTACTCGAGGATGTTCTGCGCCAGCTGCGCGATGATGACGCTGCGCATCTCGCCGGGGCCGTACGACGCGCCGCTCGGGTCGAAGAGGCCGTTGTTGTTGCCGACCCAGTTCGGTATCCAGGGATCCGTACTCTGCCCGGCGCACGCGTAGAAGGAGTCCCAGTTGTCGAAGCCGCTGTCGATGTGGTTGTCCGCCAGCGCGCCCAGGTAGTCCCGTCCCTTGACCCGGTAGACGCGGCCATACCGCGCGTCCTGCACCGGCTCGACGTCGTCCAGGCGCCCGACCAGGATGATGTCCTTGTTCTGGTCCGTCGGAAGCGAGTTGTCGCGCAGCTGGAACCGCTGCCTCGCGTAGACCGTCTTGCCGCACAGCGAGAGATCCGGCGCCGCGAAGACGGCCTCCAGCGTGCCTGGCCTGGCGAGCCCGGTCCGCGTTACCTCGAACTCGAGGAGGCCGCCGACCTGCGTCCAGGTCTCGTTGCCGAGCCCGGCGCCATACCCGACCATGTCGCTGAGTTCCAGTACGTAGCCCATGCTACCAGCTCGGCCCCTCCCAGGCCGGATCCACCGACGGCGGCTGCACGATCTGGAACGTCAGCCTGTACGTCCAGTAGGTCTTGCCGCCCTCGCGCGTGAATGTCGCCGACTGTATGATGCCACCGTATATCCAGGTCCCGTGGCCCGGACCCTCCTTCACGAGGATCTTGTTCACGTTCGTCGATTGCGCGTCGCCGCACGTCACGTTCAGGTAGCGCCACCATGTCCGCGCGGCCGCCGCCAGCTCCTGATGGTTCGGACGGTCCGGCGCGTCGTCGTTGTCCTTGAGGACGCCGCTGAAGGTGATGGTCTCGCTCATCATCCCGAAGTCGAGGCCGAAGATCATGGGCTGCCCCGTCGTCCCGAAGTTCACGCCCGGGATCGGGAAGACGATCGGGTTACGCGTGATAGTGTGCTGCACCGTGTCGACCGCGAGCGAAAAGCCCTCGACCTCCGACTTGCCCGTGTTCACGAGCTTGATATAGACCCCGTCGATGTCGGTCACGCTACCTCACCCCCTTGAACGTCGTCCTGTGCTCCTCGCATGGCCCGTGCTCCCTGATGGCCGCCATATGCCGCCTGGTGCCGTACCCGACGTGGCTCTCGAACCCGTAGAGCGGAAACCGCGCCGCCACCGGTCCGCGCATCAGCCGATCCCTGGCGTCCTTGGCGACGATGGACGCCGCCGACACGCCCCTGACCCTGGCGTCGCCCTTGACAACCGCCAGCCACGCGTGACCCATCTGCGAGTTGCCATCGACCACGACTGTGACCCTCCTGGCCTCCGGCGCACGCTCGTATAGCCTCTCCAGCGCACGCTCCATGGCGAGCACCGTGGCGCGCGTGATGCCGAACTGGTCAATCTCCGCCGCGCTTGACTGGCCTATCCCGTACGGCATGGCCTCGACTATCTTCGCGCCCGCGCGCTCTATGGCCTTCCGTGTCAGGGTCTTCGAGTCCCGGATCCCGGAGCTCCACGGCAGCCCCTCGACAAGGGGATCGTACAGTACCGCGGCGGCCACAACCGGCCCCGCGAGCGAGCCGCGCCCGACTTCGTCGATGCCGACGAGCCTATCCGCGACCCATCTGGTATCCAAGGTTCCTGTTCGCTTCCTCGATCATCTGCTTGGCGGCGCCCTCCGGGTCCTTCATGCCGCTGACGTCGACGTTCAGGTTCACGATGTTGCCCGAGTTCTGGACGTTCGTGTCGCCGCCCCCGCCGCCACCCCCGCCGCCGGGCGGCTTGAACAGCTTGCCCAAGCCGGGGATCTTGTCGATCGGGACGCCGGCCGCCTCCAGCCCGGCCATGCCCAGGCCTAGGCCGCCGCCGATCAGCGCGCCTTCCGGGCCGAACATCCCGCCGATGCCGGCGCCCATCAGGCCTGCCCGCGCCGCGTTCTGTGCCCAGTTAGGCGCCCCCGCCTTCTCCAGCCCGTAGCCAGCCAGGAGGCCGCCCCCGATGCCGAGGCCGGCCGTTCCGAGTGCGCCGAGCGGACCGACGCCGCCGGGGCCCATGGTCGCCATGCTCATCAGCCCCTTGCCGAGGCTCAGCCCTGCGCCCCCTGCGCCCCATCCCATACCGAGCATGCCCATGCCCGGGACCACCGCGCTTATGCCCTTGCCGATGACGACCGCGGCGGCGATCACCGCGAGGATCCGCAGCGCGTCCGCGGCGAAGCTGCCGAACCCGCCGAGGTGGTTGTCGAGCCAGCCCGTCACGTCGGTGAACTTGTCGATGATCCACCCGCCCACGTCGCCGATGATGCGGAAGACGTCGCCCGTCCTCTCGACCACGTTCTTGACGAACGCCTCGATCTGCGGCGCATGGTCATTGATCCACTTGGACATGTCCTTGGCCAGGCTCTGGCTCCACAGCAGCAGCTTCTGGAAGAGGCCGCTCTGGATCAGCGACTGCAAGATGGTCGTCATGAAGAGCATGCCGACGTTGAGGAACGGCGACAGCGCCGCCATGATGAGGTCGGCGAACGCGCCGAAGATGCGGCGGTAGGCGTCCACGTACGACCCGACGACCTGGCTGCTCCGGACCAGCTCGCTGATGCCGACCTTTATGATCTCCATCGCGGCGAGCGGCTTGAAGATGGACATGAACGACGGGTCCGGCCGAACCATCACGCCAGTCCCGCCGCCGCCTGCAGGATGCCCACCGACCCCGCCGCCTGGCATGGCAACGCCGCCCGCAGCCATGACCCGCTGCAGGTCGGACGCGTCCAGCACCATTCGGAAGACTACTTCCTGGTTCCCGGTAGTCACACTACTTCCCTATCCCCCGAGTACCGCCTCCCGCTCGAGCTCGCGCTCCGTGAGCGCTATCGCGTAGTACTCAAGCAGACGGACCTCGTCGACTGCCGCGAGCACCTCCCATGGGAGGCCGGCCTTCAAGAGGGTGAACTCGACGTGGGCCCGCACGAGGTCCTCGTCGCTACGCTCCTGCGTCCGCACCCCGCGGAGGAGCCCGCTTACCCTTTTTTTATGGCGGCCGCCTTCGCCGGGACCGTGAACGGGTCCGGTATGATCGTGTCGAACTGCTCGCCGATCTCGGGCGGCATGTTCTCGAGGACCTTGTCGTCCAGCGGGATCGGCGGGTCCACGAGCATCGCCCGCAGCGCGACCACCTTGTAGATGTCGAGGTGGAAGATCGTGCTGACCTCGTACTCCCCGCTGTCCCCCTTCTGCCTGGCCGCGAACTCCGACGCCGCGGAGACGGCCCTGGACTTCGCCAGCCACCCGAGTGGCTTGTAGCGGAATACCAGCGGCTCCTCGTCAGGGTCATCGGTGATCCTGATCTCGAGCTCCTTCGTCAGCTGGCCGGCCTCTAGGACCGCCAGCGTCGCTGCTATCCTATCCTTCTTCGTTGTGGGCACCGTGTGCCTCCTTTCCCCCGCGCCTACGGAGTGCGCCGGGACTTACCTACACTTGTCGGAATGCGCGGGTGATTCTACCCGCGCGGTCGGGCCCTCCACCCGCCCTCCTGCTTCTGCGCCGGGCAGAGCCGCTCGGGCTGGTAGTAGGGCTCCCTGTCGGGTTCCTGCCCGGGCGCCAGCGTGGGCGTCCGCGTTGGTGTCAATGTCGGCGTCGGCATGTCGCCTCCCCGCTATATCGGCGTGGTGATGATGACGTGGTCCACGTCCATCGCCCAGACGCTCGGGAAGTACCCGGTCGGCGGTGGCGGGACGTTGATCTTGCCGCTCCTGATCACGGCCCCCGGATGCGCAGACGTCGCGCCCGTCGAGCATACGATGGTCAGCGTCCCGGACGTGCCCTCGGAGAGCTGGAACTGCATCACCACGGAGAACCCGATCGTGGCGCCGCCGGGAGCCGCCGCACCCTGGTTCACCAGCAGGTCGAACAGCTCGAGGTCGGCCATGTTGGACACGTCGAGCTCGACCTCCAACGTGTAGGCGCGCCTTCCCTCGACGATGTCGTTGGGCACCTGCGTGAGGTTGGTCGGGTCGCCCGCGGCCTTGCTCAAGTAGTACTTGGCCTCCAGCTGGTTGTCGACGGTCAGGTTGAACCGCTTGACCTTCGCGAGCGTCACGCCGGCCGCCTGTATCGTCGCGCCGGCGAACAGGAACCTCGGCGCCCCGGACGCCCCCGGATCGGTGCCGAGCATGACCGCGGCGTTGTACTTCGAGACGCCCGAGCGGTTGTGCGCCATGTCCTTGAAGATGACGTCGTCGAGGCTGAGCCGCAGCTCCTCGCCCTCGGCCGCCTTTAGCGACGCCCTCCCGACCTTGCCGCCGTAGAACTCGCGGATGAACGAGTAGTTGCCGGACGTGTCGCGCATGGCGACCTGCAGCGTCATCGACGGGACGCGCTCGTCGCTCGCCCCGACCCCCTCGAGAACCGTGGTCCCGGACACGCGCCCGAGCATGAGCGCCAGCAGGGCCTTCAGGTCGGTAGTGGACTGGAGCCGGATGTCCGGCACCCCACCGCGGAAGGCGAGCCGGCCGCGCAGGATAGTGTCCCGCGACCTCCCGGACGCCACTCCGAAGAACGGGTACCACTCGTTCTCCATGTCCGGCACGGTTACCGCCTCATGGATCCCGAACCGCTTGGAGGGCTGCGCCCGCGTGCCCCACGTACCCTCGGTCGAGAACAGTACCAGGCAATGCTCGGTCCTGTAGATAGTAGTCATCTCTCGTCCCCCCTATGGCACCACATCCGGGTCGACGTTGGGGCTCTCCATGTCCTCGACCACCATCGAGTGCCACGGCAGCATATCCGCCGTCAACCTGATGCTTACGGTTCCGGTGTGAAACTTAGCCAGCCCCTCGTAGTCCGGCTTAAACCCGTCGAAGTAGATGGACTGGTAGGGCCGTACCGCGAGTATATTCTTGAAGATGATGCGCCGCACCTCTGCGAACAGGTTCCACAGGCGCTGTCGATCCTTGACCGTCTTGATCTCGATGTCGACCGGTATCTCGAGGCTGACGTGCTCGTGCCTGTGGCCGACGAACTCAGTCCGATAGTCCGCGACGTGGACAGCGATGATGTCGCTGCGCCGCATGTCCTGCTGCATCTGGTCGTTCTGCACAACGATGACGGGACGCGGCGCCCCCTCGGACTCTATCCACTGATCCATGAGTAGGTCGCGCACGATCTCGTCGGGTATCGGCTCGTTGCCGTACCCCTCGAGCGACGGCGTATGGGTCGTGACGGTCCCACCGCGGATCTGCTGGTCCGGCGGGCCATACCTGTCGATCATCTTCTATCCTATCCCGTTCTGCACCCGTGCGAAGCCCTTACGCCGTGTAGAGGGCCCTCAGGTTGTCGGCCGCGTCCTGCGCCTTCTCGCTCCACTCCCTGACCTTCTCCGGCTTCGGTAGCACATCCAACCCGCTGGTCAGGAACTTCGACCAGTCGCCGTTCGTCACCAGGTCGGCCGCCGCGCGCCTCAGCACGATGCCCTCGGCCGTGGACCCAGTGTCAGACAGCTCGAAGTCCTCGCCGTAGACGTAGCTCACCTGGAAGCTCCGCGGCTGGCGCAGGTACTTCGACAGCAGGTAGCTGTAGTAGCGCAGCCGGAAGCTGGGCGTGTTCGGGTAGACCATCGACAGGTACCGGTCGACGTACGCCTCCTGGTCCCGCCCCAGAACCATCGGCACGAACGACGACCCGTTCCACAGTCCGACGCTCGTCACGAACAGGATGGGCCTGCGGTTCAGCGGTATCCCGTACGCGTTGAAGTCCTGCGTCTCGTTCCGGACATACCTCGGCCTCCACGCGCGCCGCGTGTAGGAATCGAGCCAGTCCTCGTGCCGGCGGATGATCTTCCGTACCTCGGTGGCCGTCGGCTGGACCTGCTCGTCGAACTCCGGCAGGCTCATGAACGACGCGAGCCCGGAGTACGTCGCGTACGTGTTGAACAGCAGCGGCAGGAGCCTGTCTATCACGACCGGCCCGCCGCTCAGGAACCGGATGCGCACCCAGAACCTCGACTCCGTGTCCGGCACCACGGCGCCCGGCGGAGCCGGAGGCGGCCCGACCTCGGGCCACGTGTCGTCCACCGGCACCTTCTCGAACCAGTTGAACCTGCTGCGCCCCCACTCCATGACCCCGTGGCCGGTGAAGTCGAACGCCTGCTCGATGACGTCGAAGCCGATCGGGAGATCCGTGTACGACTCGGCCGTCGGCAGCTCCTTCCACCCGTCCCCGGCCCACTGCTCCACCACGTACTGCACGCCTGCGACGTAGGAGTCCACCATGGCGAGGATGCCGCTCAGCCAGTCGCCGTGCCCGAAGTACAGCTTGTCCGTCCCCTGCACAGAGATTGCCGCGCCGCCGCGGCCTGCGACCGCCGAGTAGTCGGTGAAGACCCCCGTCGTGCTGTTGAACTTCCAGACGCAGTCGAACCTCTGCACCTAGCTTGCCTCCACTTCCAACCCGTACTGCCCGATGTACTCGGCCAGCGCCGTGGCGAAGTCCATGTCGCCCACCTGCACGCGCCAGAACTCGTACCGGACGCCCGGGTCCTCCCTCGACACCGGCACGCCCAGCGACACGAGCTGGTACACCATCGAGCCGTCGAGCGTCCCGATGTCCGTCACCTCGAGGCGCTCACCAGTCAGGACGGCGATGACGTCGCCGCCCCTGCGTATCGTCAGCCTGCGCTTAGGCATCTCTCGTCCCCCTACGGCTTCAAGCACGCCTTGAGCGAGTACGTGAACGACATGGCGCCCAGACCCGCGGCCTCCACACGCGTCGCGCGGGAGCGCAGCCAGGATCCGATGAAGTTCCGCACGTTGCCGGCCGCCAAGTTCGACGTCACGTTAGCTACCGCGCCAGTGCCAGTCCGCGGGATGATCGCCACGAGCTTGGTCGCGGCATCGGTGCCGACGACCTGCGTGAAGTGGCAGATGTTCACCCACGTGACGCCGTCTATCGAGCTGTCAACGAAGACGTCCAGCGTATCGCCAGCGTCCGTGTCGGCGTTTGTGACGTCAAGCAGCAGCTCCAGCTGCCCGAAGCCGGCGTGCTCCAGCTGGACAATGTTGCCCTCGACCGCCAGCGCAACCACGGTCGCCCGCGCAGCGCTCGACAGGATCTCGATGTCCTTGAGCCCGAGCAGCGCCTGCACGCACTCGCGGACCGTCCTGTCCTGGGTACTGTAGATGACCTGTGTCGGCTTATCGCTCATCCGATTCCTCCATTGCCCGCTGTCTCAGCTCGAGCTCTACGAGGAGCGCCTCCATGCGCCCCACCATCATCGACTGCTTGACCTCGTTGCCCTCGAGCTTGTCGAGCAGCCGCGTAGTCAACGTCTCGAAGTCCCTGGTCAGCTGCAGCTCCAGGCTCGCGATCCGCTTGTCCCTCGCCTCCTGCCTGGCCTGGCTCATCATGATAATCGGCCCAATGAGCGCGGCCTGCAACCCGAACACCAGGTTCAGGAGGACAAACGGGTACGGGTCCCACTTGTGCCCCTCGACCATGATGACGTTCACCGCGGCCCAGATGATCAAAAGGCCGATCTCGCCCAACACGAAGCGCCACGAGCCTATGATCCCCGTGACCCTATCGGGCAGCGCCGCGACTATATCCCGAAGTGCCAAAACCAGGGCGGCCCGAACCGCACAATTAGCCCACTGATCACGGCAGCCGCGCCGATCATCGCACCGGTAAGCTTCCAACTGCCCTTCAGCAGCGCGACCCTGATGTCCCACCCGCGGCGCATCGGCTCTATCACCTCTCGCAGCTTGTCGACCTCCGCATGGCCCTCGGCGATCCGCTGATCCTGCGCGTGCAGCTGCTCGTTCACGACCCCACGCAGGTCGCGCATATTGGCCCGCAGGTCATCGAACCCAGAGTCGACGTGGTCCAGCATAGACTGCAGGCCGTGATCAATGGCGCTGCACCGGTCGTTCATGACCGCGCTCAGCCGCCACAGATCCCTGTTCGAGACCCGTCCGCTCGGCTCCTCCTGAGCAACGTCATCCGCCCGGTCCTTGGCATCGATCACCGCCTGGTCATGGGCGTTGGCGTCGTCTATGTCCTGGCGCTCGGTCTCGGCCCTGCTCTCCGCGCTCGCGCGCCACAGCTTGTTGTTGGACGCCTGTCCCTGCTGGTCCTCGTCGTCGCTCATGTCTCACTTCCCGCAAAGCGCAAGGGGGACGACCCGGTCCAGGTCCGTCCCCCTCGAGGTTACGTTCCGGGTCCGGGGCCGTTTTCCTCCCCGCGACCGTCTATTCTGTTGTCCGCTAGTTCAGCTGCAGCTGCGGCATGATCAGCACGGTGAACAGGAACTCCCCGCCGTCGTCCTGGTCGGGCGTCCCGCCGTCCGTGACAGTCGCGCTGAGCACCGCCGTCGCTGGCAGCATACCAGCCCCGATGAGTATGTCCCCGACGCCTGCCGCTTCCATCTGAGCAGCGGACAGGACCGCGTCCGAATCCGCCGGCCATCCGACCTCGAACGTCGCGTGGTCGTTCGTGCCGGAGCACGACACGATGCACTCCGCAACCACGACCACCGCCCTGTTGTTCTGGTCATCGGCCGCAGCAAGCTGCGTCGTTCCGTCGTCAAACTCCACGTCCACCTGGGCGCCGAGCCCGATTGCTGGTCCTGTTGGGCCTATGGTGCCCTGCGGGCCTACGGTCCCGGTCGGGCCGACAGATCCCTGAGGACCCGCCGTGCCGGTGGGGCCTACGCTTCCCTGGGGCCCGGCCGTGCCGGTAGGGCCGATGGTGCCCTGAGGCCCCGCGGTCCCTGTCGGGCCTATGGATCCCTGCGGTCCCGCGGTCCCGGTCGGTCCTGGATCGCCCTTACCCGTAGGACCTACGCTGCCCTGCGGTCCCGCGGTCCCGGTCGGTCCGATGCTGCCCTGGGGACCCGCGGTCCCGGTCGGGCCTATGGAACCCTGTGGACCCGCGGTTCCGGTCGGTCCAACGGTGCCCTGACCTGTAGGACCTATGCTGCCCTGCGGTCCGGCTGTGCCCGTCGGTCCGACGCTGCCCTGGGGGCCGGCCGTCCCGGTCGGGCCGATCGATCCCTGCGGGCCTGCGGTCCCGGTCGGTCCGACGCTGCCCTGGGGACCCGCCGTCCCGGTCGGACCAACGCTGCCCTGAGGTCCAACCGATCCTTGCGGACCGGCCGTGCCAGTCGGGCCCATGGAACCCTGGGGACCACCGCTCGGGCCTATGGTGCCCTGCGGTCCGGTCGGTCCGACGCTGCCCTGTGGCCCCGCGGTCCCGGTCGGGCCCAAGCTCCCCTGGGGACCCGCGGTTCCGGTCGGCCCTATGCTGCCCTGGGGGCCGGCCGTGCCGGTCGGGCCTATGGATCCCTGCGGTCCCGCGGTCCCGGTCGGGCCCATCGAGCCAACGCCAGGTCCCGTAGGACCTACGCTGCCCTGAGGGCCGGCCGTCCCGGTCGGTCCGATACTCCCCTGCGGTCCGGCTGTGCCTGTCGGTCCCAGGCTCCCCTGGGGGCCGGCCGTCCCGGTCGGTCCTATGGATCCCTGTGCCCCAGCTGTTCCGGTCGGGCCCAGGCTCCCCTGCAGTCCCGCGGTCCCGGTCGGGCCTATGGATCCCTGAGGGCCAGCCGTGCCCGTCGGTCCGACGCTGCCCTGGGGGCCGGCCGTCCCGGTCGGGCCGATCGATCCCTGCGGGCCTGCGGTCCCGGTCGGTCCCAGACTCCCCTGCGGTCCGGCCGTACCGGTGGGTCCGATGCTTCCCTGTGGGCCTGCGGTGCCGGTCGGTCCGACAACCGAGATGCCCGGGTCGATGTCGTCAATGAGCCCCGTAGGGCCAAGCAGCGCGGTGACGTTGATACCGAACGCCTCATACACGCCGTACTCGTTGACGATGTAGAAAAACGGATTGGTGTCGGACGGGTCGGAGAACCACTCGACGTGCAGCCCCGATGTCGCCGAGGGCAGCTGCGAGACCGCGTCCCTTGTCCTGATCGGGATGCCCATCTCCTACCCCCTACTCGTAGCCGCCGTAAGCGACCTCGCCGTCGTATGCGCCAATGTATGGCTGCCAGTGCACCACCACGCCGACGTCCGGCGGAGCGGCCACGGCGCCGTTGTCCGTGTTGAGCCCGACCCACACCGGCGTGTTCGCCGGGATGTTGTACGCCGAGCCGAGCAGCGCCTTCGACACAGGAGCGGCCCCGGCGGTGATCGTATCGGGGTCGAACACGGCGATGACCGAATCGGTAGACGTGCCGAGATAGAACGCGTCGGCCGCGTCACCGTCGCCCGCGTCTATCACGAGCGTGACAGACTTGACCTCCCTGAACCTCTGAACGCCGTCCTTGTACCCGGATCCGGCGACCGTGTTGGTGATGACCTCCGTGAGCGGCTTGCCCCACGCGTCCACCCCAACAACCGTCGCGGAGACGATTAGGTCGACGCCGGCGTTGTCGTCCAGCGTCATCCTCATTGTGCGCGGGATGTCAGGCTGCGCCGCTATCGTCGCGAACCCCGCCGCCACTATGGCGTTCGGGTCGTCGGACGCGACCACGAGGTCGGCGTCGCCGGACGCCCCGATGTAGACGCCGAGCGTGTTGGTGCCAGCCGCGACCTTTACCACGGAGTACACCTCGACCTTGGATATGTCGAAGCGCACCCGCGGCCTGGCCACCAGCTTGTACAGGTCGTTGACGCCGTTGTTGCCGCAGACAAAAGCCGCGACCCCGCAGCGATCCATCTCGAGGCCCTTCCCGACCTCGGTGCGTATCCTCAGCATCGTCGGCACCCCCTACTCGTAGGTTCCGACAGTCAGCTCGCCGTCGTATCCCCGGATGTCGGGAGAGATGTGCGCGATGCAGGTCACGTCGGGCGGGTCGCCCCCGTCACCAGCGGCGCATACGAGCTTCATGTACAGAGGCGTCCCCGCGGGAATACCCTTGCCGGCGGCCAGGACGGTCTTCGCGACCGGCGCGGCGCCCGCAACGATGTCAGCGGGGTCGAACTGCGTCATGATGACGACAGGTGCGGCCTCGTCCTTGACGACGTCGACGGTGTTGGCCCCGGCCGCAGTCGCGACGACCGACTGGAACTCCAGCTTGTCGACGTTGTAGCGGAACTTGGGGCAGCAGAGAAGTAGATACTGTGTCGAAGCCGCGCGCTCGAGGGCGGTGGCGCAGAACTGCCGCGCGACCTCCATCCCCTTGCCCAGCTCCTGGCGAATCGTCACGCGTCCCACCATGAACCTCCTTTACACCATAGTTTCTTTCGCCGCCGTGGGAGGCGGCGGGGCCATGGGACTCCCCTTCAGGTGCCGGGAGGCCGGTATCGCTGCCGGCCCCCCGACTAATACACTCTGTCTCGCTCCGCGGCCTAGGTCAGGTTGATACCGTCGCTCAGGTCGCAGACCTTGGACTGCTTGACGAAGTCTAGGCAGCGCAGGTTCCCGGCGGTCAGGTAGATGGCCTTCACGCCGAGCATGTTGTTCTGGAGGTAGTCCCTCGACTCCATGTACTGCGTTGTGAACAGCACAGGGACCTCGAGGAACCGGGTGTCCAGCACGTACACGTTCGCGCCGCGCTTGGAGTCGCCGTTGGCCGCCTTCTGGTACGAACCCGGGCAGTCGAAGTCGTGGAAGACTGGGATGCCCTTGTACGTAGCCACCTGGAAGCCCGTCGGGTAGCCCTTCAGCGTGCCCTCACCGCCGAGCTTGACCTGGAAGGTCCCCTCGCCGATGAAGTGCTGGTTGGCCTGCAGGATGGTGCCCAGCCTCGTGACCTGCTCCACGCCGGTCAGAATGAGGTCGGGCTCGCCGCCCTTCCGCCTGGACCCGTCGATCGCCTGGTCCACCAGGCCGGTCGTCAAGTGCCTCAGGTCACCCGCATTATCGTAGATACCCGAAGCGCTCCAGAAGTCGAGGTCGCGGTCGGCCATCACCAGGCTGCCGTAGTTCGGCGCCTTCGCGGCTCCCAGCGCGACTCCGTTGACGGTGCGGTTCGTCATCTCGACGATGTCGTCGATGCTCGCGAAGCCCGCCCTGGACGCGATGAACACGATCTCGTCCGTCGCGAGGGCGTTGCCGCCGTAGGCCACGATGTTCGGCAGGGTGATCGCGGTGATTGTCACGTCACCGGCGACCGTCGTGCCGTTCAGCACGTCGCCGACGCTCAGCCAGCTTGCATCGATCAGGGTGTCGGGTGTGCCACCGCCGGCCACGACGCGCTGCGAACCGGACGCCAGAAGCATCTGGTTCAGCCGCTTCGTGTGGTCGATCATCGCCGTCTCCTGGGCCACGGCCAGGGCGTCCCCAATGCCACCCTCGAGGGTGCCGAGGAACTGCGCCAGGGCCGTCACGCCCACGGACGTAACGATGAACTTCGGCTGGATGTACACCGTCTCGAGATCCGGGCTGTCGATCGTGGGCAGCGCGCCAGTCTCGGAGACAGGCTGCGTGCTCAGGTTACGACCGGACCGGATCCTGTAACCTGTGGTTGGACCCCACGCCACCTTCCGGAGCAGGTTGAAGAACCTGGTCTGGGAGTTGAGCGAGTCCCACACCTTCGCGCCGAAGGTGTTAACGAAGAAGTCGGTGCTGACGAAGGAGTCACCGACCGCGGTGATGTCCTTCTGCAGCAGCCCATTGCTGGAACCGAAGTAGCCGTAGCGCATCTCGCGAGGCGAGGCGCCACCGGGGACCCGCATCAGCCAGTCCGCCAGGTTCCTCGGGCTCCATACCTGTCCACTCTTGTTGAGGATCGATCCGTAGTCCACTCTCGCTACCTCCTAGATCAGCCCGTTCGGGAGTAGCCCGAGGTCGGTCCGCATCTGGTTGATCTGCTTGAAGCTCAAGCTCTTGATCTTCGAGAATGCGGCCTCGTCGCCCTGCGCTGCGGTACCGGAACCGGTTCCCGTCCGAGGGCCCTGGGCCTTTCGGATGATGCCGTGTCGAGCGTACACCGCGCTGACCGCCTTCTCGAGCTCGGCCTTAACGGCGGCGCTGACCTGTGGACCTGGACCGTCGCCCGGGTCACCCTGAAGCAGGTAGTCCTCGGGGCTCTTGTCCTTCTCGTCGATGTCGGCCGGCGCGTTACCGGGCATGTCGTCGTCCTTCTCGCCGAAGTTGCCGGCGGCGTCGTCCTTGCGGACCTGCCCCAGCGTGAGCTCGCCCTCGGTGATGCCGGTCTCGTTCTCCGTCTCCTCCTGGGAGGTACGGTCGTCGCCGACGTCCTTGGTCGCACCCACTCCGGTGTCGGACTCGTACTGCTTGCGGACCTTGGCCACGCCCTTGCGGACCTTGGCCTTGTCCTCCTTCGCGTCGTCCTCGTCGTCGTCCTCGTCCTTCTCGAGCCGTGCAAGCACAGCCTTCCCGAGGAACGACGTCGACTTGGCGAGCGACGCTACGGTCTCAGCGAGGTCAGCCACGCCCTTCTCGAGGTTGGCCTGGCGCTGCTCGAGGGACAGCTTCACGCGCGGTCCCCGCAGCTTGCGGCCCTTCCTCATCTGGTACATGCTGTCCTCGCCCATCTCGTCCTCGCCGCCCTCCGCAAACGGATCCTCGGGCATGCCACCACCTAGGTCCTCGCCGAACTCGTCCTCGGCCCCGGCCTCTGGCGGCGCTAGCTCCTCGTCCCCGAACGGATTGTCGGCCAGGCGGATGAGACTCCTGCTCTTCCTCATGCTTTCCCTGTGCCTCCTGTAGTTGAAGTCGCGAGCATAGCCCGCCCCTAACACACTGCAGTCCTAATTGTATAGCAACCGTAACAAAAAAGAAGCCCCTGCGCGCGCACACGAGCATATGGAAGCGGTCCAGAGGCAGGTCCAAGATCCCGGCGTATGCGCAGAGGTTGAAGAGATCTGGCCTCCTGGGACCGCTACCTACAGTATATCTCAAGCACCTGTATTCTGAAACCTATGGCGGGGGCGGCAGCGCGGTGCAGCGCATCGAGATCTTCCCGGCTGTCCCAGCGCCGACGATGGTGCAGACGAGCTTCTCGGTCTTAGGCAGCACGCAGGTACCGAGGTAGCTGGCGCCTAGCGCCCATACGCCCGCGCCCACGTCATCGAACACGGCGTTCGGGTCGGTTATCTCCGAGCCGACATCAAACTCCGGTCCGCCGGCGGCCGCCTCGGTCGCCGTGGCCTGCACGATCACTACCCTATCGGTGGTCGCATCCGCGGCCAAAAGCGTCTTCGGCGACGGATCCGCATGGTCGACGATCACCACCGTGGGCCCCAGAGCGGTCGGAGACCCCTCCTGGACCTCGAAGACGCAGTCCTGGCTGTCCTGGGGCTTGACGCCGGGGAACGTGACGATGAACCGTCCGGCGTACCATCCCGTGTCCACCGGGAGCGGGGACGTCGTCCAACTGTAGATTGCCTCCCCGGCCTTGGCCGAGCCGAGCGAGCAGGCGCCTCCGGTCACGACGGGGCCGAACCCCTTGTGGCGCATCGGGTCCCACTTCCGGACGGCGAACTGCACGGACGCCCCGGTTAGGTCCACGAGGCCGCCCGTGTCCCATGCAAGGAACCCCTCGACGTCTGGGGCCGTATTGCCCGTGAAGAACGGGCCGATGACTACCGGCGTCGCTACTATCTGCATGCTACTTGTCCTCCGGCACCGGCGGGATCGCCGGCAGGCCCGCAAGCAGCCTGACGTATATCAGCTCGCGCAGGGCCTGCTCGACCTGGGCGTCCTCCCCGGTCGTGATCAACGCGCCCCAGCGCTGGAACGCCATGCTCCGCTTCAGCTGCTTCTCCGTCTCCACGTCCATCTCGTATCCCCCCTCGAAGTCCAGGTCCACCGAGAACCTGCAGAGCTCGGTGGTCCCGCTGTACTGCTTCAGCCTACATGCCATCCAGCCGCCGAACGGCGTGAACGACGCGTTCGCCTCGTGGTCGTAGTCCGCGGCCCACAGCGGCCAGCCGGCGAGATCCACGCTGTCGTCGGTGTACTCCCGCCACCACCACGCCCCGGTGTATAGGCCTATGTTCTCTGCGCCCCACCTCGCCGTGGCCTCGCCCATGCACTGGTGGACCCACAGGACCACTAGCGACTGCCACGAGTACCCGCCAGGCAGCGTCTCCGTGTCCTCGAAGTCCAGCCACCTGAAGCCGACCTGCAGCCCAGCCGTCGCCGCGTCCACGCGGTCGAGGTAGCGCGCCGGGTCGGCCTCGTAGTACGGGTAGACGTACACCTCCAGAAGCAGGCCGCCGGCGAGCACCGCCAGCATCTGTCTGCGCGCCAGCGCGACATCCGGCCCCACGCCGACGACGACCTTCCGCTTCCCCTGCCTGGCCCAGCAGCGGACGGTCTCTACGTCGAGTTCGCCGCCCCAGCCGCTGATGTCTACTACGTCGTCTCCTGGCACTCCTGCTCCCTAGCCTTGCATGGCCCGCACAACCACCCGAACGGCTCCTTTGCCGACTGCTCGAGGTAGTCCACAAGCGCGCCGCACTGATCACACGCGAGTATGACGTGGCCGACCAGCGTCGATCCGGTGTACTCGATCGCGTCCCTATCGAGCCTGCGCAGCAGCCTGCTCCTCAGCCCGCGCCACACGGTGCTAGTAGATGCCGTGGTCGCGGCAATACTTGTCGAGCGCCATCAAACCAGCGGTCAGCAGCGCCAGTACCTGAACGTTATCGACGGGCAGGTCCTTGACAGCCACGATAGCGGCAGCGATGCCAGCCGCGAGAGCCGCGGCGCCGACGACCCGCAGGAAGCGGGCCAACGGTGGCCACAGCGACGGCAGAAAACCAAACAACTTCTTCATGACCGTTCCCTCCTGTCCTATCTCTCCATCCGGAGCCGCGCCTGCCCACTGTGCAGGTGCAGGCGGACCCCTATGCGGATGACAATCAGCTTAGCCCAACTGTCGGCGGCTTGAATGGTGCTGTCCGAGTGCACCTCCATCCTGAGTACCGCGTCAGTCGCCGTCACCGACTCGATGACGCCGCCGTTCATCCAGACCCCTTCGGATGCGACCGCCGACTCTATGATCCCGTACGTCATGTCGATGATCTCGTCGACGGACGCCCCATCCAGGATCGTATGGCATATGACGGGCATGTCCCCCGCCGCAGCCGTCTCGGCCACCTCGACCCATATGACCTCGGCGTCCCCGACCGCGATCGCCTCGGCGACCGAGAGTCCGAACGGCGCCAGCTGGTCATCGGCCGACATCGCGTCAGCCATCGCCACCTTCAGGCGGGCGACCGCGTCGGTCGCCGCGATGACGTCGCTGACGACTATCTTCCACACGAAGCTGAAGATGTCGGTGGCCGTTCCCGTGTCAGAGACCGGCATCTTAAGCCGGAATATGTCCGTGAAAGAGATCCCCTCGGTCACCCGGTAGTTGACCAGGAATGCCTCCGCGATCGCCGCCGCCTCAGCCACGTTCTGCCAGGTCGCCAGCGCTTCGACCAGCGCCGCGGCATCGGTGGCGCTCTTCGGCTCCGACGCGTGCAGCAGCTCCACGAACGCGGCGGCGTCCGCCAGGCCGTGCACCGACGTTATGAACTCGAGCGCGTCGACCGACTCCGCCACGGCCTTGAACACCTGCTGGTCGAGGACCCCGCAGAACACCTTGTACTCGCCGTCAGCGTCCCCGTCTATGGTCTCGCACCACGCTATGACCAACCCGTCGACGCCTGTGCTGATCCTCGCAATGTGGGTCCCGCCCCAACCCTCGACCCCGCTGTCTGTCGCCAGCGCGTGCGTTGCCGTCCAGTCGTCCGATCGCACGACCATCAGGTGGCGCCCGTCGCCCGACGCCGTCTTGGTGTACGCCACGACGAACCGCCCGCCCTGGTCGACCGTGATGCAGGGCCAGAACGCCCCGCTTGCCTCTATGACCGTCGGCGCGCTCACCAGGCTCGTCGCCGGGTCGAAGGTCCGGAACTGCAGCGCGCCGCCATTCTCCTGGACGATGCCGACCATGGCTGTCGACGGGTTGTAGACCGTGTCGAACTGCTCCGTCGTCGCCCCATACCAGGACGCGAGGTTGACGGGCGTTATCTCGCCAGGCGGCCGCAGCGTCTCCGACGGGCTCCAGATGGTGAACGTGCCACCCTGCTCGGTGGTGATGTACCACTTGTCGCCCACGTTGTCGCGCGTCAGGTCAACATGAACCGCCGTGCTCGGGATCATGACCTGCTCGACGTCGAGGTTGACGTTCGTGAACAGGTCCCACGTGCCGGCAGCCTTCGCGCTGTACAGGTTCCGCACGGTGGTCGATGTCTTGTCGTATAGCATCGCCATCAGGTACCCGGACCTGACCTCCAGCGACGCGTTGCTGTAGCCGTGCGAGGCGCTGGCGAGTATGATCTGCTTCTCGGCGCCTATCACCCACACGCCGCCGCTCCACGCCAGGACCCTGTACCAGAGGTTCGACGCCGTGCTCAGCGTCGGCTCGCCGATCTGGAAGTAGATCAGGTGGATGTCGTACGAGATAGGGTCGATGACCGCCGCCGCGAGCTTATCTATATCCACGTCGATCACTACCTCGCCGAGCCACGTCCCGCCGCGGTCGTCGCTCTGCTGGTAGACAAGACCACCCGCGCCCTTCGTGCCTGTCTGGTAGGCGACGAAGATCCCCGCGGCGCCGGGCTCGTCCTTGACGATGACCGGGACCCCGCCTGGGTACCCGAGCGCATTGGCCAAGCTCGAGACCCCGAGCTCCGTCCACCTGAAGACGTCCCAGTACGGGTTTATGCCGTCGTCCAGCTGGACGCCGTCGGCAACAGGAACGTCTACCATGCTGATCCCCTTCCTCTAGCACTCAAGGGGGCGACCGCGCAGGCCGCCCCCGAGTCTACAGGCCTTAGCCCGCCGGGATCCCGGCCGTGCCCGGGTGACCCCGGGTCGTGCCGGCCGGCGTTGCTTACGACAGGGTTATGGTCTCCGTCAGCGTCCAAGTCGCGCCGGCTCCCTTGACTCCGAGCGCCTGGACCTTGCGGTTCAGCATCTCGCCCGCGGCCGCAGCGTTGAACGTCGCGACCTCGGCCCAGGTCCACGTGGCCACCGCGCCGGTGAAGTCGGCCTGGAAGATGATCACCCCGTCCGTGAACTGCGGGTACGTGGCGTTCATGGCCACCCTGACCTTGTTGCCGCCCGCCTGCAGGTCCGTCTGCGCCGGGTCCGCCGCCGTCGCCGAGTCGCCGACGCCCAGGTAGGCGTTGCCGTTGTCGAACGCGGTGACCACGCCCGCGCCGGTCACGAGGTCCCAGATGGCCCCGCCGCCGACGTTGGTCAGCAGGTTGCCCTCGAACTCGAGCACCTCGTACGGGTCGACGTCGCGCTTGAAGGCCTCGATGCCGCCCTCGTACGTGGCGCCGTCGCCGTGGCGCTTCTCGAGCCGCCAGGACGTCCGCCGGGTTATCGCCTCGCACACGCCGGCCATGATGCCCAGCCTGTCGGTCGCTCCGACTCCCTCGTTTAGTGGATCCACGGTACGCCCTCCTCGATGCACTGGCGCTTCAGCACCTTCTGTGCATGCAGCAGCTCTTCGCGCCGCACCATCTTGTCCTTCTTGTCCGCCGGGATGCCCCGCGCGTGCTCGCCATCGGGCTCAGCCATGATGTGGCAATAGGGGCCACAGTAGACCCGCCTCGGCTCCTCGTCGTTGCCGACCGAGCGCAGGTGGGCGGGATCTACCACCGCGCCGCAGTAGGCGCAGATGTGCACATGGTCCGGCCCCTGCACACCGTCGCACAGTATGCAGTAGTCGATCTGCCCTTCGTTACCCTTCATTCCGTCCTCCTGCGGGCGCATGGCCCGAATCTGTTAGCGCAACGCAATTGTATCGCACGCCGCGCGGTTTACGAAACCTCCTGCCTCTGATCGCCCCATATGCCGTCGGCGGCCAGCGCCAGCAGTCCCCTGAACACCCTGACGAGCAGCTCCCTCGCCCCCGCGTACGACAGCGGCAGCTGCTTGTCGATAAGCCAGAGCTCTTCCTCTGTCGCGTTGATCACCGCCGACGACTCGGGCCCGGCGCTCTCGTCGACGAACTGCACGATCAGCCCATTGACCTTCTGACGCAGCGACTGTCCGGCCGGCTCCTCCTGCCCGCTCCACAGCCTGACAATCATGTCATGCTTGATGCTCTGCTGGATCGCCCACGCGTCGGCAACCGTCAGCTCGAGCTGGTACGTCCCGGAAGCCACCGCCTAGCCCCTCCCCATGAGGAACTGCTGGAACAGCTCCATGATGCTATCCGACCGATGCGTCGCCTTGCGCAGCTCGCTTGCATTCGGCTGGCCGTCCGCGCCTTCCTGCACGTCCTCGACCAGGAGCAGCTCCAACTGCATGCGCAGCTCGTCCCACGACATCACCGGGCGCTGTTGCACGACCCCTGTATACATCGCTACTCCTTCGCCTCCTTCGTGCGCTTCAGCACCGCGGCCGGGTACACACGCTTGACCCCCGCGCCATCGACCCGCATCTTGCGGGCGTTCCTGCGCCGCCCATCGCGGAGCTCACCCTTGGTCGGCTTATCTGCGCCCATGGCCGGTCCTCTTCGCTATGTCCACTATCTGCACCGGGTTGCCCCCGTCGTCCAGCTCGATGACGGCCAACCCGAACCGCGGGTCGCTCACGTACCGCGACCAGAGCGACGCGTGGAGCTTGAACAGCGCCTTCGCGTCCTCCGCGCCCATGTTCAACTGCGGCACCAGTGCGCCCCTGTTGTCATACTCGCGCTCGCGAACCGGCTGCGGACTCTCGACCTCGCCCGGCGGACCCTGGTCCTCGAACTGGCTGCGCCTGCCGACCCCGGCGCCCTTGACGTTCATCGGCTCGTCGGTCGCAGGATCCTTCCTCAGGCGGCTGTTGCTCACCCTATCCGGCTCGCCCACGAATCGGTCGTTACGCGCTCCCGTGTCCTTCTCCTCGACATGCCCGGCCGTGGAGTCCGGGTCTGGCTGCCTCGGCGCGCTCGGCTCCATCTCGAACGCCTCCACCGCCAGCGGATCCTCCGGCTCCTTGTCAACCGCCACGCCCCTGTTCACTGCCACGTCGGCCTCTGGCATGCCGGCGGTCGGCGCACCCACGTCCTTCGTCAGCCCCTCCGGCTTGGTGTCCCTGTTGTACCCGTACGCCGGGTGCTGGCCCTGATCGAGCGTGTCCAGCGCCTCGGTCGTCGGACCGAGCGGACTGACCCCGGCTCCCCTGTTCTGCCCACCCCAAAGGTCCGAGTCCTCGTCGGTCTTCGCTATCCCGCGCGGCGGAGGCATCACCGCCTTGAGCAGCCGCTCGGCGTCCTCGGACGGCAGCACCAGGTCGAACAGCCCGTCCCTGGTCAGCGCCTCCTTGAACGTGGTCAATGCCTCGCCTATAGCCTCCCCGACCTTCTTGCGCTCGACGTCGTCCTCGAAGTGCCCGAGCGCCATCACGTCGTCGGCCGTCTGGGAGTAGACCCTGTGCAGCCTGCTCGTTATGAAGTCGCCGAACTTGACGTCCTCGCCCCTGTGCACCACGCTCGCGCCCTGGTTGCCGGTCGGGACGCCCGGAGGCGCGCCTGTCATCACCGCCACCTCGGAGGGGTGCGCGACCTGGTCGGGGTCGCTCATCTCGTCCTTCTCGCCGTCGGCCCTCGCCTCTATGCGCTCCGGGTCCACGACCTCGAGCGCGCTGTCGGCCGCCTTGACGTCGCCCTCGGTGTCCTTCGCGACCGTCCGCACCACGTCCAGCGCGGCCGGCTCGACGCCCTTCACCTGGCCCTTCATCTGCTCCGTCACGCCGATCGAGCCAACCAGGTGGTCCATGTCCGCCGATATGGCGTCCAACGCGACCTTGAGCTCGTCGCCTATGGCGTCCCGGTTGATCCCGCCGAGCGCGGCCCTCACGCTCTCCAGCGTCCTCTGCGCGTCCCCGAGCCAGCCGACGTGGTAGCCCTTGCGCAGCTCCTGGCCTCCCTCGGCCCCCTCCATCTGGATGTTGAGCTCGCGCGCCATCCTCTCCTGAATGTCGGCCAGACCCTCTGCGAACTCGCGCTCCTCCACCGGATGCGTCTCGAGTATCAGGTTGCCGACCTTTACAGCCTTGCGGACCATCCGCACGTCGCCCAGGTCGAACGCCGCCATGCCTATCGCCGCCGCGACGCCCGCGATCGGGATCGCATAGCCGGGCCTCGTGAAGCCGGCGTACGCGTGGTCGTCGGACAAGGCCACGAAGCCTCCGCCCTGCACCCAGTCAAGCCCGCCCGTCCCGGCCTGCAGGACCGCGAGGCTGTGCCTGAGCACGCCGCGGAACTCCTCGGACATGGCGCCATAGATCCCCCGGTCGTCCAGCGCGTCCTCTATGATGTCGCGCGCCGCGCACAGCGGGCATCGCTTGTTCAGGTAGTACTCCTCGGACTCCTCGCCGCCCGCCGCGTCATCCCGCGCGTACGTCGGACTGAACTGCGTGGTCTCGCTAGGGTCAATCGCGGCCTTGTACGTCACCCCGGCCGGCTTCGGCGCCTTCGGCCTGCGTATCTGCGGGACCGGCGGGATCCTCGCGACCTGGCCTATCTGCGCGCGGTCCTCCTTCTCGGCCCCGACCGCGTCGTCGTCCGCGTCCACATCCCCGTCGTCGTCCTGGTCCCCGGCCCAATCGAAGTCTCCCGGGCCCCACGTCTGGTCGCCCTTCTCGAACCCGTGCTGGCACTTCTGCTCGAGCGGACCCGCGGGCGGAGACACGACCAGCCCCGGGCTGTGCGGCTCGGCCACCCCGTCGAACTTCCTGTCGCTCATCACGCCGCCCTTCTTGCCTGCCGTCGTCGGGTCGTGTACCTCCACGGCCCAGCCGCTCCCCACGTCCGCCCCGCCGCCTCCGGCGAACCCGGCCTTCTTGATCCTGCCGCCCGAACCGACCACCAGGTAGTCCTCCTCCATCTTGACGTTATATCCGGCGTCCTCGAGCGCCTCCTTCATGGTACCCAGCCGCTTGAGGCTCACCTCCTTGCGCCAGTCGCTGTTGCCCATGTAGTATCTAACCTGCAGCTGACCCTTATGCGGCTCGACCTCGTAGCCGGTCGAGCGCGAACTGTACCCACGAACCATCTTGCTGGCGTGCCAGTGGCTCCTCTGGAAGTGTGCGCCCTTCTCGATGGCCCTCGCCACGTCATCAGGAGCAGCGGTCAGGCCCTCCCAATCCTCCAGCTTAGTCTGCAGGTCGTACACCCTCCGCTGATACTCCGCGATGTCCTTGTGCGCCTGCCTGGCGGCGTATGACTTCGGCTCGTGCCAATACTCGTTGCCCATCTCCACGCGCCTCTCGTTGGCGTGCTTGAGACGATAGACGTAGTCCTCGAGGTTGCCCTTCATTATGTCTATCTTCTTCTGAACCTTCGGCGGGACACCACCGACACCAGATCCCTCCGGTCCCTTCCCCTCGCCCGTGCGCGGCTTCTCCCCGGCCTCGGACTCCTTCGGCTTCTCGCCACCGCCCTTCCTGTCATAGTAGCGACCGCCGCTCGGGCCCGTCTGGACCTCCACGCCCTCCGGCGCCTTCTCGTCGGGCTTCAGGTAGACGCGCCCGCCGCGCCCGCCCGACCTCTTCTCGATAGCCCTGGCAACCGCCCGGCCAAGCACGCCCATGCCCTTCTCGATGGTCGCCAGCTTGGTGTAGTACGCCTCATCCTCCGCCAGGTGGTCCAGCACGACCTGCGCGACCTTCAGCCAGTCCCCGCCCAGGACGTCTGCGTGCTCCCACTCGACGCCCAGGCCACGCCTGAACTGCCCGAAGTCGTGGGGCCGCCCCATGCTCTCCCACATCCTCGCCGCGAAGTCCTCCGCGACCGTGACCTCGCCCTCGGTCAGCGGGCTATCCGGACCGCTCGGGCCCTCCTTCGCAACCGCCCCCACGCTGCCGTGGCCCATCGCCGAGCCGCCCGCCTTCTCGCCCACGATGTCGGCCTTCGACGGGTCCTTGGCCGCCTCCGGTCCCTGCATCGGCGTGATCGGCGTTATCGCGCCGCCCGCTCCGCCGACCGCCGCCTTCCCGAACTTCCCGTACCCGCGCCTCGGCAGCCCGAAGACGTCCTGCGGCCTCGCGCCGCGCCTCGGCCACTGCTGGCGCTCCGGCTTGGTCTTCCGCTTTCGCGCCTGATCCGCCGCCGCGTCCAGGTACTCGTCGGGCATGCCGAACCGGCCGTACTTCTGCTCCACCTTCCGCGCCGCGCTCTGGAAGCTGCCGGAGGCGTGCGCGCCGATGTATATCTCCTCGGCGAGCTTGTCCACCATGACCTTCTCGGACGCCGCCACGACCGCCGGATCGTCGATCTCGTTTATCTTCTGCATCAGCTCGAACGGCTCGAGCTCCTCGTCATCGAACTCCGTCACGTTGCCGTGGTCCGACTGGCCGCGCTGGTTGAACCGCGTCGGCGCCTTGGCCGGCTTCCTGGCCTCCGTGCTCGCCCTGGCCCACTCCTTGGCCGCTACTGCCATGACGTCGCTCGCCTTGACGCGGTTGTCGACCGCCACGCCTTGCGCCCACTGCAGCGCCTCCTCGCGCGTCCAGCCCGCCTCGGCGGCGTGCCGACCGAGCTTGACCGCCAGATCGTGGACCTCGGAGGATAGTGGACTTCCGCCTCCCTCCTGTGTCGGCTCCGCTCCAGGCTTAGCCTGCGAACCGACGAGCTCGGTCCACTTATTGCGGTCGTACTCCGAGACCTTGAGCAACCCGTTTTCCTGCTGCTCGACCCTCACGCGCACGCTGTTCGCCCCCGGATGCTTGTTGACGGCCTCCTGAATCAGCGGTGCCGCCTTAACCATTTCCTTGGCGGTCTTGATATTTGTCATCCCCGTGTGCCAGGACCCTGGCCTTCCGGCGGACCAGCCTGACGTCTCGGCGCCCATGCCCCAGTAACGGCGTCCCGCCGGGCGCTTCTCCTGGTGCACCATCAGACTCTCGCCCTCGACGCCGCGCACCTTTACCTCGGCCTGCACCGTGTCGCCTGTCCGATGTAGGTTGCGCCACTCCAGTCCCTCGGGCTCGATTCCGCCCTCTTCCCCGCCCTCGTAGTAGCGCCCACCCCTCGGACCCTGTTCGACGTTCACACCCTCCGGTGCGTCCTCGCCTGGTGCGAGGTATGTCCGGCCCTTGGAGATGGCAGACGCAAGCGCGGACCTGGTCAACGGCGTCGGGAGCTGCAGCGCGCACGAGCCGTCCTCGCAGTGCGCCGCCTTGCTCAGGACCGCGAACTTGGCGTCCTGGTTCACGCCCTGCTCGCAGATAGTTATCTCGTAGAACTCTATCTTGTCGATGATCCAGAAGCACGTCCCGCTGCTGCAGACGTGGCGCCTGCTGTCGAACGGGGCGTCCCCGGAGATGCTGAACGACGCGAGCTTGCCCTCGCGCACGTCCTTCTCGACCTTGGAGCAGATCTCCGGGCGGTACTTGTCGGTCCGCAGCTTTATGACGCAGAAGAGCCCGAGGTCGTCCACCTTGGTCGCGAACTCCTCCTTAGTCTCTGGGTTGGTCCACGTCGGGAGCACCTCCCCGACCTGTATATTGGAGTGGACGATCATGGCGTTCCGGTAGTGCGGGTGCGCCAGGAACCTCGGCAGGTCGGCCTGCATGGCCTCCTTGGTGATCAGGTGCTTCTCGCGGTCCACGACCTGCGGCGACGCGTAGCCGGCGATGACCAGCTCGTAGTCCTCCGCCAGCCCCCCCTGCTTGTACAGGATCCTGACTCGGCCGTACTCGGACACGGACCCCTGCGGGACCGTGTCTATCAGGACGGTCGACCAGTCGTGCGCGACCGACTTGTCTATCCTCATGCTATCGCTGGCGCCTCCGCGCCTTCATGTCCTGCTGGGCCTCTTCCCTGGTCATCTCGCCCTTGGGGTGCTGGATGACCTTGTGCCGCTTCGTCCTCGGGTCGTACGCTATGGCGTATCCGCCGCCCGCTGGTGCGCCCTCGGGACGGGTGTTCTCGTAGCGTCGGACCGCCTCCCGGTTGCCGCCCGCCTGCCCCTTCCCGGACTGCACCCGCTTGAGCGCAGCATCGATGTACTCCTTCGGCACGCCCTGGTACGCAGATGCCAGCTTCCGCGCCAGCACCTCCACGTGGTCGGCCGACACCCTGTTTGCGGCGTCCAGCTCCGCGGCCAGCTTCCCGACCATGTTGCCTGCCGTACGCCTGGCGCCCTCGTCATCGTGGTCCTCGGTTAGCCCCGCCACCTTCTGCCACAGCTCGGCCGGGTTGAGGTCCTCGTCCTCGAACTCGCTCACGTGCCTGCCGTCCGGAGCGTCACCGTGCTCGCTGAACCTGCTCCCTGGGGCGTTCTTGAACTTCGGCTTGGGAGGCTGCCCGTACTCCTGCGGCTGCTCATCCCCCGTGCTCGGCTCCCACGGGTCGTCGTCCGGGTCGCCCGTCCTCGCGCGCACCAGCTTCTCCGCGTACCTTCCGGCGGCGACATACTCATCCTGCGAGAGCGTCTTGGCGCCCGCCTGGGACTCCACCTCGTTCATGACCTCGTCGACGATCATCCCGGTGTCATACTCGTCGAGCATGTCCCTGTCGTCCAGCCGGCCGACGATGTCGTCCACGAAGAACTTGGTCCGGCGAGCGAGCTCGCGATTGAACGGCTTCGGCTTGCCCGCGCCCTGCGGCTTCGCGTCCTGCCTCTTGCCCTGGTCGTACTCGCCCGGCGTCTGCTTCGCGCCCTTGAGCCCCATCCCGACCAGCTCGTGCGCCTCCTGCGGGCTCATGCCAGCCTCGTGCAGCTGGGCGTGGATCTCGTCCAGTCCCCTGCCGGCCGCTATCGAGTCCTTGACGAACTTGATCGCTGCCGTGGAGAACGAGGACGTGTCCGGCTCGAAGTCGGACCACGGCTCCTTGCCGCCCTGCGGACCCTGTTGTGGCTTCCCGCCTGCCTGCCTCGGATCGGTCGGCGCGTGCGTGAACGCAGGCCCGCCTTCCCCGTAGTTCTTGACCGGCGGCTTCTGCGACGGCGCTGGCTGCGGCTTACCACCTCCTCGCTTGCCGCCCTCGTAGTACCTCCCGCCGCGCTCGCCCTGCTTGATGTCGACCCCCGGCGGAGGCTGCTCGCCTGGCGCCAGGTAGGTCCTGCCGCCCTTCATATCCTCCGGGTGCGGATCGTTCGCCCTCTCGCGGGCACGCTCGTCCGGCCCGCCTCGGGCTCGGCGAGTCCGCGTGTTCTTCGCGTCTCCTGGGTCATGCCCGCCTGCCCTGCCCCTGCCCTCGTCGCCCGTCAGCCTGCCCTGCGCCTCGCGCCTTCCGGCGATGTTGCCCTCGTCCGCCGGTGTGCTCGGCTCCTGCTTCGGCTCCCTGCCGCGCCTGCCAACACCCGGCCCGTACGGCCTCTCGTACTCGCTGTCGCCCGGCTTGCGCTTGCCCCTCGGTGGTGGACCATTCCCGCCGTGGAGCGAATCCGCAGCAGCCTGATTGCCAGCCGCCAGCGACAACGCCTCGGCGCCCGCCTTCGCGACCGACATGCTCAGCCGCCTGCGGGACTCCGGCGTCTCGCTCCTGTAGCGCTCCTCGTCCTCGCTTTGGCGCTTCTCCTCCTGGCGCTCGCGCAGCGACTCGACCAGTCCGGTCAGGCTCTGGTTGTACGGGTTCCTGTTCGGGCCCTCGCCGATCAGGTCGTCGAAGCCCGGTATGATGTACGCCTCGATGGTCGCCTGCAGCGACGGGTACATGCTGGCCATGTCCTTCAGCTTGTCGCGGATGTCAGTCAGCTGGTTGGTCAGCTCTCCGACCTCCTCCTCGAGCTCATTCGGATCCTCCGCCTCAGCATCCGGCTCTTCCGGCTCCTCCATCGCCGGACCGCCGACCTCCTCCTCCGGGCCCATGTCCTCCCCCTCCTCCCTGTGCCCCTCGACGTGCGTTCGCGCCATGTTGGCCAGCGAGTCAGCCGCCCTCATGACCTCGTCGTTGGACAGCCCCGGATCCCGGCGCTTGATCTCCTGCACCAGCGCGGCGTGGCCAGCCATCGCAATGGACTGCGGACCGAAGTGGTCCCAGACCTGGTCCATCACGTCCCGCGCGTCCGGGAGGTTGACCGGCGTCTTCCCGCGCGCCGGGCCGTGCGTCTCGTCCTCTCCGCCCCCCGCCGGCGACGGGTGCTCGGTGCCCGGACCGCGCTTCGGGCCGACGTAGTACCGACCCCCGCGCTTGCCCTGCTTGACGTCCACGCCCTCTGGCGGCTCCTCGCCCGGGGCCAGGTATGTCTTATCCCGGTTGGCATGCCTGCCCGACCAACTCGTGGGCGGCTGGTGACCGGCCCTGAAGATTGCGGTGGCCAGCGACAGCGCAGCCGCCGTGGCCTTACCGACGGTCGCCATCATGCCGCCGTGGTCTACCACCTCATTCATGGCCTTGTCCTCCGTGTCGCGCTTTATGGCCCCGCAGTAGGCGTCTGGGTCGCCCTTGTCCCGGTTGCGGCTCGTGCAGTCCGCGAAGTCCTTATACCCTGCGAATGGCATCCCAGAGCCTCCTCAGGAGCCTGCGCGGCCCGTGTCGCTCGCAGCCGCAGTGGTCCCCCAATATGCACTCGTAGCAGTAGTAGAGCCCATCCCCGCACGGTCCGTCGTCGGTCCATACGGCCTCCCCGCACCTGGGGCACTTCCTGTTCACCTTCCGCGTATGGGTCTTGCTCGTCATGCTGTCTCCATTATTGCGCGCGGGCGCATTAGCTGGAAGCCCCTACTCGCAGTCCCCCACCATCGGGATCCTGTCGATGTAGGTGATGCCGCCCACGTCGCGGACATGACCCGGGTGCTCCTCCCGCGCGTGCCTCAGCAGCGCCTCCATCATCCCGTCGAACGTCACCGACCAGCCGAACGACGTGTAGTCCGTCGATCCGCACACCGGGCACGTGAGGGCCTTTATCCTATCTTCCACGTCTTAACCCCCTTGACCATCCCGGACGCTTCCTGCCCGAGCCCGCGACCGGGGTGCTCACCATGCCGCCCGTCATCGGCGCGCCCGCCCCGCCGAAGTCCTTCTCGAGCTCCGGGCTCCCGTCGCCCACCACGTGCCCCGGGTCGGCCGACTCGCTCCCGTCCTCGGAGATCCCCGGCGCCTTCTCGACCTTGCCCTTTGGCCACACCACCTCGTAGCCGCTCCGCCCGAGGTAGTCCAGCAGCGCGAACACGGACGGCCTCGCCAGCCCGCCGTCAGGGCCGATCGGCAGCCCGGAGGCCATGACCTCCTCGAGGTGCGCCTTCAGCTCCCTGTCGAACAGCGTCAGGCGCCGCGCGTTCGCGACCCCGACCACCTTGCCCGTCGGCGACCTCACCACTATCCTATCCATATCGCCCCCTCTTCAGCCCGCCCTGCGGGTGCACCTCGAAGTTCTCCCTCCCGCCGTACACGCCCTTCATGATGGAGTACATCTCCTCGTTTAGCGCCTGCAGCGACGTCGGGTGCATCCGGTACCAGGCGTAGTGCTCGGCGAAGAACTCGTCCGGGTTCTTGAGCGAGTACGGCGACACGGCCCTGGCCTGCCTCGCGCCGGCTACCGCGGCCGGGGCGAAGTAGCGCCTGTGGTGTATCTCCGTCAGCGCCTCGTTGCCGGCCGCCCTGTAGGCGGTGTGGTAGGCCCTGAGGACCCGCTTCTTGAGCTCCGTGTCGTGGTCCGTCCCGCTGAAGAAGACGAGCCTGCACGCCGCGTGCCCGACCTCGTGCGCGACCGTCTCCATAAGGAATGTGTCATTGAACGGGGCGCCCTTGAACCGCAGCAGTATCCTCCCGCGCGGCACCCGGACGCCGAACGCCCCGGCCAGCGCCGACTCGAAGGTCCCGCTTATCCCGTTGTTGCCGTACTTCGTGACGGTCACGTCCGACACCAGCTCCGCGTGCTCGAACGGCAGGCCGAGGACAACCCCCTCGACCAAGCTCTTCCACTGGCCCAGCCGCTCGGTGTGCCACTTCTGGTCGAAGATCTCCTCGTGCGTCTTCGGCTTCACCGCGTAGTCCTCGTACGGGTTCGGCTCCCTCTTGGGGTAGTCCTGGTGGATCTTCCAGTCCTTGGTCGGATCCTTCTTGCCGCCCTCGTACCACCGCCCGCCCCTCGTCCCCTGGTGCACCTCGACTCCCGCAGGGGCCTCCTCCTTCGGCCCGAGGTACGTCCTCCCGCCCCGGCCTCCGGACCTCTTGTCCTCCTTGCTGTCTCCGTCCAGCAGCTCGACCGCCGTGTAGCCGGTCGTCCACCGCCTGGCCAGGACCCTCAGCATCTTCTCGCCGTCCAACCCATGGTGCCCTATCCACGCGCGGATCTCGCCGGCGAACGGGCCCTTGACCTGCCCGTCCACGAACACCTCCGCGACCTGCTCCAGCCGGCCGTCCTTCAGGGCATACACTACCGCTCTCATCGCCGCCTAGCCTCCCGCTCCTGGCGCATCTCCCTCCTGTACTTAAGCTCGTCCCTGTACCACCTGTTCAGGTCTTCCGCCGCCCTGCCGGTCGCGGCCCTGAGCGACCTGGCCATCACCTCCGCACTCTTCGGGAGGAGATCCACACCCTTCACCCGTTCGCTCTTCTGCGTATCGCCCCTGCTCACCATGACCCACGCGACCTCGTCCGCGTCGTCGTATATCTGCTTGAGCGCGGCGAGCGCCGAGTCCCTGAACGCGCGCAGCGTCTTCGGCCCCTTGAGGTGGCTCTTGAACGAGTAGTCCACGCCGTAGTTGCCGGAGGGTATCGACTCGACGGAGCATATGCCGTGGTCGATCGGCCAGAGCCGGTCGCCGTCGATTATGATGTTGCCGGTGTGCCTGTCCTGGTTGGAGACCAGCCAGTCAACCGTGTTCATGAACCCCGCGTCCATGGCCTGCGCCGGGGTCATGGCGTCATGACCCTCGTGGTGCGCCAGGTACTGCGCATACGTCATGGCTGTCCCGCCGAATCCGGCCTCGTCCACCCACCTCATGGAGTGCCCCTTCGGGCGATCCGAGTAGTACGAGTCCACCACGTCGTCCTTTTCGGGAAGGTCGTCCAGCATGACCGGCGGGCAGAAGCCCGGCCTGAGCGCCTCGAAGACCCTGAACACCGTGAACTCGGTTATAGCGTCCTGCGGGACCATCTTGTGCAGGAGCCTCGTGTCTGACAACCCGTCGACGTGTGGAAGCACGCCCGGCTTGCACTCGGCGATGGCCGTCTGCGAACCCCAGATGCCTCCCCTCAGCCCGGCCTGCGCGAAGGTCGTCTCGCCCTCCAGTTCCGTCCGCTCCGGGGTCTTGCCCTCCAGCACGCGCCTCGACGTGGTGGATCTCTTCGGCTCAGGCTCCGGCTCCTTGGCCTTGCCGCCCTGGTACCACCTTCCGCCGCGCGGACCCTCGTGCACCTCCACGCCCTCCGGAGCCTTCTCGCCCGGGCCCAGGAAGACCTTCCCCCCGCGGCCACCCGACCGCTTGTCCAGAACCGCGTGGTCCTTCAGGACAGCAGGATGCCGCGGCAACCCGCCATGTTCGTGCGTGAACGCGATCCCGCCATTCGTATAATACCCGCCGTAGGCCTTCTCGGCCTTGCTCCCCGGCGGCTTCAGCAGGACCTCGAGCTCGCCGTCCGGGTTGAGGTAGCTGAGCACGTCGCGCAGCCTGCAGGTCCTCTGGTAGACCTTGCCCTGACCCGGCACGTTGTAGCTGTGGTAGTATCCCTCGGCGAAGAGCCTGGCTATCTCGGGCGAGGTCGTGTACGAGACGACCGGCTTGCGCCTGGCGTTCTCCGCCTCGTCCCCCTTGACCACGCCGCGGTAGACCGTGAACTCCGCGTCCAGCGCCTCCTCCCAGGTCTTGGCGCCCTTGAGCCCGCCCGGCTCCGCGAACGGCCTGTACTCCTCGAAGTGCCTCTCGGCGCCGAACCCCCTCTTGCCGACCGGGACCGTCTCTCCCCCCGCCCCGCGGGCCAGGTTCCAGAGGTCGCGCTGGCAATGCCTCTGCCACATCCCCCCGCTCTCCGTCCTGATGAAGTCGAGCAGCGTCTTCGCGCTGTTGGAGTTGCGGTAGTCCGTCAGCCTGCTGTCGGCCGTGTGCGCGGCCACCTGCCACCGCTCCCTGACCTTGTCGTCGTCTATGATGCTCTCGGGCTCCGGCATCCTCGGGTCGGCGAAGACGTCGTCCTCCGTCACCTCGTCCATGTACGAGAAGCCCCTCGACGCGGCGAACCTCTGCACGGCCTCCCAGAGCGCCCAGCTCCAGGCGTCGCTCCTCCCCCTCGCGCTCGCCCTCAGCCGGTAACCCTCGTAGCAGATCTCGTCCGGCTCCATCTTCCTGTCGTACTTGCCGCCGGCCGCCCACTCCTCGACCCTGGTCTTGGCCTCCCCCTCGTACTTCTCCCAGTCCTTCGCCGTGGCCGCCCTCTTATCGCCCCCGTAGCCGACCGTCATCTTGCCCAGCGCCGGGTGCGCGTCGGACAGCCTGTGCTCGTTCCCGTGGTCCTCCTGGTCGTGCCGGCCGGGAAGGTGCTTATCGAGCCCCGCGATACTATCATTCGCATCGCCCTGATGCAGATCGTAGTCCCTGGTCCGCTTGGGCCAGTCGTACGCGTCCGCGTCCAGCGGGACCGCCTGCGGGCCCTCAGCGGCGTTGAAGAGCGGCGACTGCGGCGGCCACTCCTGCGCGTCACCTATCCTCAGCCCGCCCTCCGCCAGCACGTCCTCAGCGTCGTCCGGGTCCTTGGGGAGCGACTCCGAGCTTCCGGCGAGGTGGACCGCGTCGAGCTCGCCCCCGAGGACGATGACCTCGTTCTCGGTCGCGCACCCGAAGCCCGTCATGAACGTGGACAGGACCCTCGAGATCGGCACCCTCGCCATGGTCACGATCCCGTTCCTCCCGGTGGCGAACGCCTGCGCCTGCTCGTACTCGGTCGAGAAGGACGACATCGGGTTGAGCTGTACGGCCTTCCTGACGCCCAGGGGCTTGGCGGGCGGCTCCCCGTTCCAGTACGCGTCGTGCCGCACCTCGCGGACCATGTCGACGAACCACTCGGGCGTTTCGTGCGGGTCCCATCCCCACCCGCGCGCCAGCGTCAGCTCCTCCACCCCGCGCTTCTTGAGGAACCTCTGGGTGTGGTCGTAGACCTTCCTGGTGAACCCCCTCAGCTCGTCGCCGTGCGCCTTCAGGAACGCCCTCGCCTCGTCCCTCGCGGCGACCCCCGTCCACTCGTCTATGTCGGTCGCCATGCCGAACTCCGCGGCGGCCGCCTTCTGCACGGCTATGCTGAGCGGCTGGTGGTCAGAAGCGGACCTGGCCCACGTCTTCACTATCATGCCAGCAGCGGCCGCGCCGAGCGTCTCGGACATCGCCGTCTCGCCGCCAGCGTGCAGCCAGTACGACAGGCCGCTCAGGTCCTGCCTCAGCCCGGTCGCCCCGGTCTTGCTGAGCTGCATCATGTCGGCGAGCAGGGCGTACGTCTTGTCGCCCTCCGCCGCCTTCTCCATCTCGAACACCCACCGCTGCTTGTCGACGCTCCCCTCGCTGTTGTCCATCATCCACCGGATGACCCCCCACCGGCCGCCAATCGGCCTGCTATGTGGTGGCGATGACGGTGCGCCCGACTCGTCTGGCTCCACCGCGGCGTAGCTGACATACTTGTACAGGTGGTAGCCCGCGTGGGCGGTCCGCTCCAGCACCCCGGCGGCGATCGCCTCCGCTATGGCCACGTCCGCCGCGCGGTCGAACTGGGACTTGCCGCCGAACGCCGCCTTGCCGAGGTCGTCCGCGAGCCTGGCCTTCTGCGCCTCGCGCTTGTCCATCGCCCAGTCCGTGCCGTCCGTGACGGCCTTCTTGGCGCGGTAGAACTCACCCGACAGCGTGCCCGGGAGCAGACCCCTGCGCATGACCTGGTCCTTCAGCTGGTCCCGCGCGCGCCTGGTGTCGAGGGTGAACTGGACGCGGCCGGTCTTGAGGTCCAGGTCGAGCCGCAGCCACAGGGCCTTGAGCGTGTCGTCGCCCATGGCGAAGGTCGCGCCCTTGTCCCACCTGCCGGCGGCTATCTCCTCTATGAAGCCCGCGACCTTGCGGTCGAGCTCGTCCTCCGCGCTCTCGTCGCCGTACGGGCTATCCGGCTCATCGGACGGCATGCCGATCTTCCACCCGCCGTGCTCCTGGAAGTACTTGTCGTGGTACTTGACGCCTATCGGGTGCCTAGGCCAGCCATCGTGCTCATGGGTGAACCCCTGCTTCCGTAGCCCGCCGACTTGCGCAAGATCGCCGCTTCCGCCGCCCTCGTTGCGCAAGCAGCCCAGCAGCGTCCTGATCGTGTCCCCTGTCGCGGGGGCCAGGAAGATGTCCCCGGCCGCGGCCTTCCGCCTGCCGGTCAGGTCGACCTCGCGGACCGGCTCGGGCATCCCCCTCTCCTGCACGTAGTCGTCGAACCGGTTGACGAAGAGGCTGACCCACGGGCCGTCCCCGCAGTACTTCGGGTCGTCGTTGTGCTGCGAGCACAGGGCGTCCCTCTCCGCGACCGCGTCCTCGTACATCTGCTTGAGGTCCCTGGCGTCGTAGACCTCGTAGCCCACGACCGCAGTCGGCGGCACGTCGTGCTTCGTGAGCATCCCGCCGCTGGCGAAGGACTTCGGGTCGGTCTCGAGCCCCCTGCGCGGCATCCTGATGCGCAGCACGGCGAAGCTGTCCTCCCCGTGCACCAGGGCGGCCGCGGCGGCGACGGTGAGCGACAGCTGCCTGCCGTCCCTCGTCTCCGGGCTAAGGTAGACCACCCCCGGGGCCGAGAGGCTGAAGTTGGACGCTCCCTTGTCGGTTAGCAGCCCAACCTTTAGGATGGCCTTAAGGTTCCCGATCGGCGTGCCGTGTATGAGCGACTTCTCCCTGGACCCGAGCTCGCTCTCGACCGTCTCGAGGGCGCCCCTGAGCGCGGCCTTGGCCTTCCTGCCCTCGACCATCTGCATGGCCCTCGGGATCACGTAGCCCTTGAGGCTGCTGAGCTCGTCGTCCGGCAGCCCGGCGACCGTCTCGGCGAACCTGCCCCTCGTCCAGTCCCCGACCCAGACGCGCTGCACGAGGTCGTCCAGCTCCTGCGCCCTGCGCCTTACCTGCGCCACCCGCTCGTCGTCCTGCCTCGCCCACTCGGCGGTGTCCGCTTGCGTCGGTTCCTTGACGTTGTTGGTGTCCCGGCTATCATGTTCGGACCCAGCATCCCCCCTGGCCGGAACGTAGTACCTGCCCCCCCTCGGGCCGCGCACTTCCCTCGCGCCCTCCGGGACCGGGTCGCCCGGGCCGAGGTGGATAGGCCTCGCGCCCTTCAGCAGGGCCGAAGCGTACGGCGACGGGGAGGACAGCCACAGCTCGTCCCCCCAGACCTTCTTCACCATGTTCGCGACGCGCGGCCTGGCCAGCACCTGGCCCATGATGTCGCGCATCTGCTTCTGGCCGTACCTTATCCACTCCAGCTTGCGGGACGGGTCCTTCGCGCCCCTTGCCTCGTTGCACGCCGCGCAGGCCGGCTGGAGGTTGATCCTCACGTTCCTGCCCCCGACCTTCACCGGCACTATGTGGTCGGCGTGGAACGGCCCCCTCGACGTGCCGCAGTAGGCGCAGACGGGCGTCTCGCCCAGGACCACGTCTCGCAGGTCCCTCGGGATGTGCACCCGGTGCCCGGCCTGCGACGGGCTCACCTGCGGGTCGTAGAACGTCCCCCCGCGCGGCCCGTGCTGCACCTCGACCCCCTTCGGCACCGGCTGGCCCGGCTTGACGTAGACGGGGCTCTCCATGATCTCGGCCTTGTCGGCCTTGCTGTTCCTGGACTCCTCCACCTGGAAGCCCGACCCCATCGGCCTCGCCCTGAAGCCCGCCCCCTCGAGCGCCTCCCTGAACCTGGCCTCGTCCGCCCCCCTCCTGGCGATGTCCGCGTGGAAGTAGTCCGAGCCCTTGCCGCCCGAGTATATCCTGTAGGTGCCTCCCCGGTACTGCCCGCCCATGCTCTCCGGGTCGAACGTCGCCCGCTTGAAGCCGGCCGCCTCGAGCGCCTTCGCGGC